TCTTCTCGTGGTGATTATCCATTTATCGCAATGTCATTTGGTATTGGTACTAGTAAATGGGAGACAATGGCTTCTGAAATGGCATTGAAAGTCAGAATGAATGGTCAAGGAAAGCCAGGATTTAAGAGACCAGTATTATTCCCTAAATTAACTTTCTTATATGATGAAAACTTACACGGTGAAGGAAAAGAGTTAGAATGGTTATTTGATGTTGCTTGCAAGTGTAGCAGCAAAACCATGTATCCTGACTTTTTGAGCCTCAGCGGAAAAGGATACATTCCTTCGATGTATAAAAAGTATGGAAAAGTTATTAGTTTAATGGGCTGCAGAGCCTCATTATCACCTTGGTATGAAAGAGGTGGTATGCAACCAGCAGATGAAGATGATGTACCAGTATTCGAAGGAAGATTCAATCTCGGTGCAATCTCATTGCATTTACCAATGATACTTGCAAAAGCAAGACATGAAAATAAAGATTTTTATGAAGTATTAGATTATTATCTTGAATTAATTAGAAGTCTTCATAAACGTACTTATGCATTCTTAGGAGAAAAGAAAGCAAGTACAAATCCATTAGGATTTACTCAAGGTGGATTTTATGGTGGAACGTTAAATCCTGAAGATAAAATTAAATCTATTTTACCACCAATGACAATGAGTTTTGGTATTACTGCATTAAATGAATTACAAGTTTTATATAATGGTAAATCCTTAGTAGAAGATGGTAAATTTGCTTTAGAAGTAATGGAATACATAAATGCATATACCGAAAGAATAAAAAAAGAAGATAGTATTTTATATGCAATTTATGGTACTCCTGCAGAATCACTTTGCGGATTACAAATAGAGCAATTTAGAAAGAAGTATGGAATTATCGAAGGGGTTTCAGATAGAGCATACGTATCTAATTCATTCCATTGTGGAGTATGGGAAGAAGTTACACCAATTCAAAAACAAGACTTAGAAGAACGTTTTTGGGATTTGTTTAATGGTGGAAAAATTCAATATTGCAGATACCCTGTAGATTATAATTTTAAAGCACAAAAAACATTAATTCGTAGAGCAATGAAAAAAGGTTTTTATGAAGGATGTAATTTAGCTTTATCATACTGTGAAGATTGTGGATATGAACAACTTGAAATGAATAAATGTCCTCAATGTGGAAGTGAAAATATCACCCAGATTGACAGAATGAATGGCTATATAGGCTACACAAAGATACACGGTAAATCAAGATATAATCAAGCAAAAGTAATGGAGATAAAAGACAGAAAAAGCATGTAAAGGAGATATTTACTTATGAACTATATAATGATAAGAACAGATGACATGCTTAATGGTAATGGATTACGAGTAGTACTTTTTTGTACTGCTTGTGATCATTATTGTAAAAATTGTCATAACCAAGAAACATGGCAAGCTTCAAATGGAACACCATTTGATAAAAATGCTAAAAACCTAATTTATAAAGAATTAGAAAAAGATTATATTGATGGGATTACATTAAGTGGTGGAGATCCTTTAAATGTTAATAATGTTGATGATATGTTAAGTTTTGTTACGGAATTAAAAGAAAAATATCCTACTAAAACTATTTGGTTATATAGTGGTTATACATTCGAACAAATTATGCATCCAGTTATAACAGATGATTTTAACCCAACAAGAGATGAGTTAATTAACAAAAAACAGGATATTGTGAAACAATGCGATGTGCTTGTAGATGGCAAATTTATCGAAGAGTTAGCTGATGTAAAATATCCTTGGGCTGGCTCTACAAATCAAAGAGTCATCGACATTAAAAAATCATTAGAGCAAAACCAAGTAGTATTGTGGTGCGATTAAAAGCATCACAATACAAAAACAATAAAAAGGACAGGAGAATATCAAATATGCTTAATATAGAACAATATAAACCACACTCAGGAGTTACAAAAGAAATTTTAATAGAGAATAATTTTAGACATATGGATGGGTATTATTCATATAGATTTCCTGTCCTTAAGTATAAAAAAGATCCTACATTATGGTGTAGTATTTACATTGATTTGGAACAAAAATGTTGCAGATTCATTGTAACTAATTCTGAATTTAATATATATCCTGCTTTCTTTAATCGTGAATATGGTGGGATAAATAAAGCAGTCGAAAAAGCAGAAGCAAAAATTAAAGCGCAACTTGATATCTTTGTTAAAGATAAAATCTTGTATAAAAAAGAAAAGAAGAGAGGTGCGAAATAATGTCATTTATGATAGAAAAATTTAAAGGAACTTACCGCCTGAAAGCACCTTATGATTTATCAAACAATCAGTTCCCACGAGATATAAACAATACATTTTCTGATATGGATATATACGTAGACTGTTCAAATGGTATTCAAATAAGTCATTATGGGCATGGAAAGCTTGAAGCATACATACCTTCTCTTGGTAGAGGAAGAAACATTGTTAAGGCAATTTATTCTGATTATGTACAAGATATAGAGAAAAGTCCATATATGACAACTACCGAAAAAGAAGATGAGAAAACTAAAGAAGTAAAAACAACCAACTCTTTTGATTATGATGCTTTGTATAAAGATAAAGAATTAAATAAAATAATATTTGATATTAACGAAACAGATGAAGAGGTATTATTTAAGTTTTCGTGGGATAAGATGAAAGACTTTGAGAAATATTTTAAACCAAAGACAAGTGCTGCAAATCGTAGTCCATTTAGTAGCAAGAATTTACCAAAGAGTGATTATGAGATTCCCGAAGAAGATCAATTAAAATATAAAGAAGTGGTAGCTAAATTACCAAAAGAAGATATTTTGAAGGTTAGTAGAATGACTAATGATTATATTAAATCTCTAGCTAATAGAAGAAATAAACTTGAAGATATTAAGAATGATATGAAGCAAAAATGCATGAAGAACAACCAGTACATTCATAGTATTGACAAATGGGACGATTATCTTAAATATCTTGAGAAGGAGATTGAGGCATTATGTTAATGTATATTTTGTTGGGATTAGTTAAGATCATAGATAACATAGTTCTTACAGCCAAATCGTTAGCAACATACCGAGGTCAAAAAATATTATCTTCTATATTGGTAATCATATCACAATTATTATTTTATTTAGTCATAGATCAAGTAATAAATGACAGTACAATGCTTGCAATAATTATTGTTAGTATTAGTTCAGGCATAGGTAATTACATAGCTTTTATGATCAACGATAAATTTAAAAAAGATGATAAATGGATCTTCTTCCTTACAAGTTCAGATAAAGATGATGTACTTAGACTATGTAATTATCTAGTTGAGAATAAAATAAAATATCTCGCCAATCATGGACTTAATCGTAAAGGACAAGAAACAATTAATGTTATTGCTTATAGCAAAACAAAAGATCAATCAAGATTGATTGAAGAGTATTTAAAGAACACAGAAAGTAAATATTTAAAGGAGATTAATAGATGAGAACAAGAGGATTTGAAGTAGTAAGAGATGATGCAAGAAAGTTTATAGATAAAGAAATTAAGTTACCAACAAGAGGTACTTCTAAAGCTGCAGCATATGATTTTTATTCAAACGATACATACACAATTGAACCAAATAAGATTGCAAAGATTTGGACAGATGTAAAGGCTTATATGGGGGACAACGAAGTATTGTTATTGGATGTAAGAAGTTCTATGGGTGGTAAGTTTATGCTTGCTAATACAATAGGTGTTATTGATGCAGATTATTATTCTAACGATGGAAACGATGGCAATATTGGAATATTTTTAAAGAATATTAGTGACGAGGCTCTTACTATTAATGAAGGAGAACGTGTTGCACAGGGTATGTTCTTTACATATTTAGTGGCAGACAATGGTAATACAGACGAAGTAAGAGCAGGTGGATTTGGTTCTACAGGAACTAATTAATTAAATTTAACACGTAAAAAAAGACCGTCTTAATTGACGGTCTTTATTAATGTGAAAGGATATGTAAGATTATGGAAAAAGAGATATTAAATCAAAATGATTTATTAAAAATTTTACCTTTTAAAAGAACAAAATTATTTGAATTATTACGTTCAAAAGAAATACCAACTGTGAAGATAGGAAGAGACTATATTATTACTCGTGCTGCATTATTAAATTGGATTGAAGAAAATTTAGGGCAGGAAATTATATATAAATAACAACATTCACAGATAATTGACAAGAATAGAACTTAGGTTTACAATATAGCTGTAAGGGTTATATTGTTTGAAAGGATGGATTCATTTGAACAATATAAAAAAAGATAAATGGGAAGGTAGCACAAGACTACGTTCTGATGGAAGATGGGAAACTCAAATTTGTATTGATAATGTTAGAAAATCTTTTTATGGAAAAACTGAAACAGAATCAAAACGAAAAATGAGAGAATACCGAAATAAAGTTGCAACTGGATATGTTCAGCCAAACAAGATTTTATTTAGCGAATATTGTTACAATTGGTTACTATTTAAGAAATTTAGAAAAGTAAGAGAGTCTACTTTTGACAGATATGAATCTACTTATTTACATCATATTAAGGATACAATTGGTGTCAAACAACTGGGCAAAATAACAAGTAAGGATATACAACAACTTCTTGACAATAAAGCTAGTCCAATAGATGGATCTGAACCTTTGTCACTTTCGAGTATTAAGAAAATAGTTGAACTTGTGTTTCCTTGTTTTGAATATGCAATGGTTCATAAAGATATTAATGAGAATCCATGTATTGATGTAGTTATTCCTAAAGAAGAATATTGTATAAAGGATACCAAAGAAACCGTAATACTTGATGAAGATGAATTAAATGTTTTTAAAGATGCGTGTTTAGTTAAAACCTCACTTGGAAATTACAAATACAAGTTTGGGTTGTATTATATTTTATTACTTAATACTGGATTACGTTGTGGAGAATTAATTGCTTTGAAATGGAGTGACATAAATTTTCAGGACAAAATAATTACAATTGATAAAGCTGTTCAAAGTAATGTAAAAGACCGACAACTTAATGCAGAGAATAAACGTAAGAATGTAGTAACAAAACCTAAAACAAAAAGAGGAACAAGAAATATACCATTAAATAAACAGACTCTTTTTTATTTAAATGAGATACAAGAATATAATAAAAAATATAATATACAAACCGAATATGTAGCTAGTAGTGTTACAGGAACAATGGTTCGGGCACGAAACTTACAAAGAACATTGGATATAATAACAAATAATGCAAACATTAAACATATTTCATTACATGATTTAAGAAGAACGTTTGGATCAACATTATTAAGAAAAGGTGTAGATATTTCTGTAGTAAGTTCTTTAATGGGTCATAGTTCAGTACGAGTTACATATGATGCATATATCAAAATTATAGAAGAACAAAAAACCTCTGCTATTGAGCTATTAGACATTACTTGATTTTTTTACAGTCAAATTACAGTCAAAGAAAATTTTAGTCTATGAAACCATTGATTTATCAGTAGTTGAGCAAGGGGAACTACGTTTCGATTCCCCTCAGCTCCACTATTTGGAAAAAAATAAAAACCTTAAAAAACATTGAAGAATATTGATTTTAAAGGGTTTGAGCGATTTCATAGATTGGAAAACTTCTACTATGGAGTCGCTTTTCTTCGTTAAAAAACGTCATTGACCGTAATAATTACAGTCAAATTACAGTCAGATTTTAAATAATAAATATAATAATATAATCCTTACAAGGAATAGGGGTAGATAAGAAAATAATCTTATTGCTCCTATTTTTATGTTTTATATGCTTACTAAATTTTGATAATATGAATCCAATGTTTGTACAGAATTATATAATACCGAAAGAATAAAATTCCTCATATTGTTTATTTTCTCTTTATAATTGTTGATTGTGTTTACTGTATAAAGAATATGGTTCATATTTACTTTTAACAACATTGCTTTCACATATGTACTTTGTATATCTCCATTATTAATTTTTATAGTTTCATAATTATTTATTAACACATCAACCATTATATCCACAATATTATCTACAAGTTCTTGGTCTGAAGAACCAAGGAACACTGTTTTGTAATCTATGTTTGTTTGTATGATATTAATATATAAAGTATTATTACTTATAGTATTATTATTTATAGTATTATTATATGAGTGGGTTTTCTTCTTTGTGGAGACACCACTAGTGGTAATACTATTATTTAGGGACTCCACAGGTGGAATTTCGACATGTGGAATTTCATTATATGGATCTGTCGGTTTTATAGCCACAGGTGGATTTTCATCATGTGGATTATTACATATTTCATATTCGTAGTAAAATTGCTTTGTTTCTCCATCTTTAAGTTTATGTTGTATAAGATATCCTTTATCTTTTAGCTCTTTCCATGCACTTCTAAAAGCTGTTTCTCCATCTTTAGACTTGTTAATCAAAAACTGTTTATACAGCACAAAATTGTCTAAACTTAGATAAGATTCAATAAGTGCCAATAACCCTTTTGCTTTCAAAGATAAAGTTTCATCCCTAAGAGCAACATTACTAACTTGAGCAAAAGATGTCTTTTTCTTCCTGAAAGCACCTGATGGCATATGTATCACTCCTTAACTAATTTCATTAATTTTTCTCTGGCAGAAGGTTCTTTTGTTGATTTTTTATTTTGTGTTGGCATTATATTATAATCATCCTTAAATGTAAAATCATACCCGAATTGCATATCAAGTTCGATTTTCTTTTTATCTTCTTTTATTGAATCATATAAACGATTTATAACAGTCTTAGGATATTGTAATCCACTTAAAAATATCATATCCGATTTTGTTTGATACCCTTGAAAAACATCTCTCCAATACCCAAATGTTAATTGTAGTTCTTCATAATCTATTTTAACTGTTTTACGCATAGTAGAAGATTTAATACCGCAATAATATAAAGTATTATGTAGTTCTACATCTGCAAAAATATTATTAGACACAGCAACTTTAATAGCAGAAGTAATATCTATTTGAGTAGGTTTGCGACTAAAGTAATTAAGAATTCCATATCCTTTTTGTTCTAACATTGCACATATTTCTGAATAATCATAAATACCATCAATAGAAGTAGACACATCAGATATGAGTGAATAAATTAAATTAGCAAGTATCTCATTACTTTTGATTAAATTAGATTCTTTATTATTGTCAACAATAAATATAGTATGTTGCGCACAATCAAATAATTCTTTCAGTAATTCATAAGAATTCGTTTTTGCTTGCAATGATTCAGACAAACTAGGAATAGTTATAATTGGAATTACAATTTTACCAAGTTCATTTTCTAACAACTCAGTCATTAATGCGCACATACCTGATGAAGTTCCACCACCAGTAGATCCAAATAAAAATACATATTTACCAGTCAAATAACGTTCTATATGTTTTAAAATTTCTTCATAATGATGTGCTAAATAAGTTTTAGATACATTTCTATCTTTATGACAACCAGTAGCTCCCTTAACATGATAGTAATGCATATCTTGTAATCCTAAACTACTTAAATCTTCCATAGCAGAGTTGACATAAAAACTAGATATATCATATTTTTTAAAAGCTGCGACTTGATTTCCACCACAAGCACCAATACCTAACAAACCAAAATCTTTTAAATTGTTCATGCTTAAACCCCCTTAATCAAGTTAATACCATCTTTAGTAATATAATACATTTTCTGTTTACCATAATTCCCATCTTGACATACTAAATTTTTATTAATCAATGTTGATAAATGTTTCCAGATACAAGGTCTTTGTACTTCTGTAATATTCATTTCTTTAATAGTCAGACCAAGTATAGGATTAGTTGCTCCATTAGAATCCAAAGAGCTTAAAATTAAATAATCAATTCTAGAAAGTTCCATATGATTCCTTCCTGTTCTCATAAGTTCGCTCCTTTTCTTTATAGTTACGAATTATTATAAAGTGTCACAAAGTGTTCCTTTATGTTCATATTATAAACAGTACTGCTCTAAAAGTCAACAGTATTTTTTGTGTTTTTGTGATATAATAATAAAAGAATAAATTAATAAGAAAGGAGTGAGGTCTGTGGAAATTAGTTATGATAAATTATTTGCTTATATGTTCAAGAATCATATAAGTAAAAGTGAATTATCAGATAAATCGGGAATTAGTAGAAATACAATTATCAAAATGACAAAAGGAGAGCCAGTTCATTTATCCGTAATAATTTCAATCTGTAATACATATAAACTTTCGCTATCAGATGTAATCCAAGAAAAATAAAAACGTAAAAAAAAGGGGTATTACTATAAAAAGTAATACCCCTTTAAAATATTAAGGTGAAGTTACAGATGTAACATTCGTTGCTTGATTATGCCCAGCATTTGCACCTGACAATGTGCCTCCTGTTGCATTAGAATGAGCAACACCTTGTATTTCATCATTAGTAGTTGCTTTTGCTATTTGTGTTTCATAAATATAATTGTATGTATCAATTGTTGTAGATGGAACATTAATAACAACATAATATGGATTTCCACTACTACTATTTGCAGTTGTAATACATATTTTTGTTCCAGTCATTATAGAAGCTCCAGTTATTATTGATGCAATAGAAGAACCTAGCGAATAACTAAACTGACGTACTGTTCCTAGAGACAATGTTGTACCAGAAAGAGTACATACAACAGCACAGAATATGGTTGGATTGGTGTTAGCAAAGTTTTCAGACACAACAACAAATTTATTATTTGATATTGGAACTATTTTAGCATAACGTGGCGTATATCCAGTAAATGTTACTGAACTTCCTAATGTAGTGCCAGATAAGTAAGTTAATGTAGATGTCCCACTTGCATGTGTTAATATAATATGCTCAGTTGCAGATAATGAACATATATCATAGTTGGAATTAGTGGTAGCAATAGTTGTTTGTGAAACATAAGTTGCACTTGTAGTAGAAATATCATATCTAATAAGAGTTGATCCACTATTAAGTTGTCCTAATACAAATACATGTTTATTATCTGGTGTAATAGAAAAATATACTGAACTCATAGTAGTAGAATAAGAATGTCTGCTTTCAGTTACTAATGTTGGAGCAGAACCACTAAAAGAAACAATATCTAAAAACGCATATGTTGGACTTGAAAATGCATTCTTACATCCTATAGCAAATGTATCATTCCCTAAATAGAATGTGTCAACAACATTTACAACCGTATAATTATTATGTGTTATAGAACCTCTTTTTTCTAATGTAACATTTCCTCCACTTACTTGAAAAATATTTATCCAATAATGATTTACACCTGAACCAGTCGCACTTTCAATTACTGCAAATCTTGAATTGCTTAGTTTACACATTGCTTTATGACTATTAGAATAATAACAAGTTGCACCAGAACCATAAGTCATAGTAGCACCATTTAAAGTGCCAACAAAAGCTTTTCTTCCACCTCCAGAAGCACTAGAACCAACGAATGCAACTTGTGTTTCATTTAACCCAATAGACATATCAATATATGTACCATCTGTTACTCCACTGACTGCAGTAGGAGAGAAGTTACCAGTTCCTATGCCAGCAACTCCAGTAACATATTTAACAAAATCTCCTGCTTGTATTGATTGTCCTGCATAAGCATAATATGATTTAACAGAACCACGAACATTGCTGAGACCATTATATGTTCCTTTTAACCAAGGATTTATTAGACTTCCTATTGGTTGTTCAGAAGCAACATAATCTGGTGATATTCCCCATAATCTTAAATGGATTTTTGAATTTACTCCATCATAATATCCTTTAGGTGGAATAAATTCTGTATGTATTGCATTATCACCTGGTGTCACATACATATTAGTAATATTACCACTTCGATTAGTTGTAGAGTCATTAAGTGTCGAAACTGTATTTGTGCCACTACCAACATTAGGCATAGACCCTGTTACTTTACTTCCTTTAGAATACGAAGTATAACCAGATAAAATCTGAGCCGCAGTTGCAGTTGCATCTGATGTATCAACACCAGTTTGAATTTTGCCAATATTAGTAGCCATCGTAGCAAACGTATCTGTTGCATTTGTTGCAACTCCTTTGCCAGTAATAGCGTTTGCTACTGTTGTTTTTCCATTACTGACAGATTGAAAAAGCTCATTATATTTAGTATCAATATAAGATTTTATTTTTTTCCAAAAATATAAAGTACCATCATGTGTTAAAAACTTCATAAGCACACCTCCTCCTAACTACTTGCAATAATTGTATCAATTTCTGCATTTGTAATAGAAGTGATACCTAAAGAAGATTCATTTATTGTAATCGTTTGTTGTGCCGAACCATCATAACTAGTATTAGTACCATTTACTGATATTGTTAGAGCATTTGGATTTTTTAATGAAGTTGGAAAATCTGTAATCTCTGATTTTGTATGAGTATGCGTAGCTGGCGTAAAAGTACTTGGTTTGCCAGTAACACCTGACCATGGAACAGATGTTGCAGAACCAGCTGTATAAACTTCATATCCATCTGCAGATGATAATTTTGTATCATCTACAACAAAATACATATTCCCTGTTTCAGTTACTTTTACAGTGTCTCCCTTTTGAATATTTGACGTTGTAAGTGCAAATCTTTCAGTGTCATTTGCAACAATAACAAGTCTTTCTAACGCCCCTGCAGGTAATCTATCCACAGAAATTGTACCAGTTAATTTCGAAGCGTCCAAGCTTGTAATATCATTGCTACTATGAGTATGTGTTTTATTGGCTGCGTCTGTAATACCAAATCCAGCCAATGTTGTAGGGTTACTGCCACTAGTCACATGACCTTTATCGTCTACTGTAACTTTCATATAACTACTGGCAGTAACCCCACTTGTTGGATGAGTATAATTATTTGCTCCATCCGCAATGTTTTTTAATTTGTTTTTCTCTTCAGTTGTAAAATCATTTGTAGATAGTCCTTTTCCTTCAACAACATCAACCTTATTATTTAATTTAAGTTTAATCTGTTGCCAAAAGTAAGTTAATCCATTCATGTCTAAAAATTTTCCCATTTTTAATTCCTCCTATTTATTAATTAATTTATTACATCATCAATTTCTTCATTTGTAATACTTTCATCTTCTTCTATAACACCTGTATCATCATCAGAAAGAACCGCACTCCCATCAAAAATTTTATCAATTTCATCATTTTGAATTTTAAGAGTACTAAAGTTAATATTCATAGATAACACATCGTACCATTTAGAAGAGGTATCACTAGGAAGATAACCGATGTTGTTTTCATTAGCTGCCCATAATACATTATTATAACTAACTAAATCGTCTTTATAATATTGTACATTTTCGTTCCAAACTCCTCTTGGAGTTAATCCAGTACCACTTTCTCCTTTTTCACCTTTTAATGTTAATGGAATAAAGTAATCTGTATTTGTAGGTAAAGTTCCCATAGGGCAATTTAAAACTACACACATATATACTTGTTGATTATATTGTACTACATCGTATTTTGAATAAATCTGTTTCGCACTATATTCATCTTTAAAAGTAATCAGTTCCATAATATATGTTTGAATATCGCTCATATATAATGTCTCAATCGCCTTAAGTGCATCAATAATTTTATTTAAGTTATTTGCATTAACAATCTTATTTTGTAGTGAAGGATTATTTTCTAAAATTTTTGCGGCAGAAGATATATTACCCGCATTAAAATAAGATTGATATTGTTTAATCAATGTCACATCATCAGCAGTGGGGTCACTGAAGTATTGAAACGTATCAATTTTATCAGGATAGCTCGTGTGCACATATGTCGGATAAGTCAAACTCATTCTTTCACTTCCTTTCTATTTTAATTGAAAAAGAGAGGGTTATTCTACCCCCTCTTCAAATCTATAACCATTATATCTTCTATTGTTTTTTATTGCTAATGTAATATTGCATGCATCAAAATGTACTCCGCATATCTCCATGGAGTTATTACAAAAATCTACTATTCCTAAAAATCTTCCAATATATTCATCTTTTTCATTATAAACATTAATTATTTTTTTGTTTTTATCTCGTTTATGAGTTTCATAATCACACCAACCGAATTCACCGCCCTTTTTTAAATATTTTCTTACAGTTATTTTGGGTAAATGATATACTAAAGCAACTTCGTCATATATCGGATAATCATTATTTTTCCAATATTCACATAATTCTTTTATTAAATTATTTGTTGCAAATTTATCACACTCTGTCCAATTAATATTAGATAAATCAAATAAACTATATAAATCTGATTTTAATATATTATTTTTGATATAATCCATATTAGATTTTTTACAATCAATTCTTATAATATGTATATTATTATCTATTGCTAATTTATTTTTAATTTCATCTCGCTTTAATCCCTCAACATCTTTCTTCCCTGATTTATACATATATTCTCCGTGTCCTAATAATCCATCCATCTCAACAATATACATTTTTCCTTTTAATTCAAAATAAACATCATATCTATATGGTTTTGCCCATTCTGGAGAATATTCTCTACACCAATTTGTTACTGGCAGTTGCATAAATAATCCATATGCAAATTTATTTGGATAACTATGTTGATCGCTACATATACACGAAAGTTTTTTATTATATAAATCATTTATACTGTTGTTTTTTTTAGAAACATTTCCGCAATCAGGACAGATTGGATATATTCTTCTATTAGATGTTTTTGTATACATTTTTGCTTCATCATAACTGCCTTGAAAATAATTAATCATCCATGGAGCAGTGGTTGGAATATCGTTTATACCTGATACTACAACCTTATTATGACAACAAGTACAACCCATACTTTGATTTAATTTATTTTCTAAAACCCATAAATCCTCCTGATATACTTGGTCACGATAATGCTCACCACAATTAAATCCGCATTTATTACATTTATATTGATAAAACTTATAATGCTTTCCATTATCATAATTTTCTTTTCTATTAGTAATAGTAATATCTCTTTTATTATTGCATAACCTATCTCCTATGTTATATTTCCAATTCGTTTTGTGATAGCCTATATATTTGATAAATTTACATCCAAGAAATCCATCAGTTAAAATTACTAAAGGTTCTTTATCTTTTAGTATTACCGTAAGCAAATGAGTATCTTTGTTATAATCTATAATATCAAATACTCCATTTGTTTCATAATACTTAAAAGGTACTTGCATACCAATTGATTTTGCCCAAAGAACTCCAACGTTTTTTTTGTGTGGCAATCCACTTACATCAACCCACACATCTTTTGTAGTATCTATTTTCATATAAATCTCCTTATGTAAAATTAATTAGTCTAATAATTAAAAAAAAATACATTGGTAACAATATAATTATTAATCAAACATAATCATACCATTTCTATGTATTTTTAGTTAGTATAACACAAATGTAAATAATTGTCAATTCCTTTCTATTAAATATTCTGGATAATAACGATTTAGATTTATTGACATTTGTCCTGAACTATAATCGCAAGATATATTAGTAATAAGATACTCATGTGTCCCTTTAATTAAATTAGATGTAAATTGCACTTTCATATTAACGTCTAACCACGGGATAAACATAGTAGTAATAGATAAAGAATTCTGTTTATTAGTACAATTATATAGTTCATATCTTGCTCTCATTTCTGCCAGACGATTTGTATAAATCAAATCATAATCTCCACCAGTAAATACCTTTAATATATTACCAATTTTTTCAACTGAGAAATCATTATCTTGACTAATAACGGCATATTCATTTGTGTCATTTGTATTATTAGTTAAATATGCTTCACCATAAACCTGATACTGACCAAGAAATAAAAAGTCATCACTTTCAACTCTATATCTAAAAACATAATCAACATTTGCTTCTAAATAGCCAATTTCTAAAACGCTATCATCACTATTAACAATAAGTTTACTTTCAAGATTATTTATACTAAGTCTCTGATTTACTTTATTGGTTTCAGGTATTTTTAATGCAAAAATATCAAAATTTTCATATTCTGCATATTCTACTTCTATGGTTTCGTTAGTATCTTCATCTAACTTAGTTACAACCAAACTTGCATTATAAACATTGTCAGAAACATTAACATCTTTTGTATAATAATCTGGCTCATTTATTTTCCCATATATCTTAACGTGATTATATACATTTGACAAAAATGTAGTAAGCTGTTCATTAATTAAGATTGGCTGAATAATATCATCTGTCAATATGTTTATTTCATTTTCTTTAGTTGGAATTGCATTGATTATAAATGTGCCATCAAGCGAAAAATACATTTGTGTACCAGGATATAAGGACACAATGTCTTTTATCATTGTATAAACGTTTGAACCTGCATTATAAACCATGTCATATGGGATTGAAAATGTAGATAAAACATTATTGTTTATATTAAATTCTATAAAATATCTGGTAATCCCTAGTCCTTCAAGTAAACTTATAATTACTGCACGAGCACTTGTTCCTTTTAAAATCGTTCTTTTATAATCTGGAATTTGACCACTTCTAGAATCATTTAATAAACACATCATATCCAAACAAGTTAACGATAATGTTTTAGACACAGCGTCATATGAATAATTTAAATCTGTATACAAAAAAGTACCAAGCAAATACCAAAGTATCTGATTGGTTCTATGGTGTAAAACCCCTATGTATGGTCTGACTTTTTTATTAAACCAAATTTTAGATTCTCTATCCAATATAAAACTACTATCTGTTACTACAAGTTCACAAGTGTAAGTTCTTCTTACATCAGAATCTGCTGATATTGAAATATTATCAGATATTAAATTTCCTTCTAAAAAATCAACTACTTGAAAGTTTTCATTGAGCAGTTCCAATTTATAATATAAAGTTTTATTAGACTGCGTTAAAAGCTCAATGTCTTGTTGTGTTACTATGTAATCATTCATAAATACCACCTACCTTTATGTATATACAGAAGCTAATGAAAAATTAATATCTGTAAAATTATTATCATACATACTGTCTTGATCAAATACACTACCAATTTCAGTAAATTGTATTTCATAACTAGGTAATTGATAAACTGAACAATCAATTGGAACACTATTGGTTATATTTATCATATAAATTTGCCCTGTCCAATCTTTTAATATCTTAGGTTTTCCATTCATGATCCACTCATTAAATTGTATCAAATAATTATTTAATGATGTGCTTGACGAAGTGTTACAATCTATAGAAAGCAATGCAAATTGTAAACTTCCTGTTGTATATTGAGCGTTTCCATTAGATATTACAAAAGGATATTTTCTTCCTAATGTTTCCACTATACTTGCGCTTTTATTTAACTGTATAGATAACTTCGTATTTGCTATAATTGGATAAATAATATCTTTATCTAATATAAAATAATCTCTAAATTCTGAAACTATAGAATTTTTATTAATATTACCTTCTATACCACTCATTACAGGAACAAGAGCATATTCATATTTCGTATCTCCTTGTGCATATCTATCTATATATTCGAATGCAAAGTCGTCATTTGTATATATTGGTATATCTTTTAAAACCAACCATTTATAATCACCATTTTTTCTCCGTTTAATTCTCATTGAAGAAACAATGTCGGATGCATATTCAACATTTCCTGCATAAAGATTATTTTGAAATTTTGCATAAAATTGTGTATCAAAATCCCATCCTAAAGATCTTGTTATATATAAATCTGTGTTTATACTGCCATATAACTCATCGTATATCCCATTAGTAAGTGTAAGTTTAGTGACACTTTGTATATTAGTACAAGTAGGGGTTAAAGATGTTTCGTCTCCACAAAAGCTTCCTAAAAACATTTTAATCACCCACCTTTGATAAACTAATGCTAAATAATCCATTTTCTTTTTTAATCCAAACAGATAATTCATCTGTATCATCAGGGATATCTATATAATTACTAAAACAACAATAATATGTAAAACTAACTGGTGTAAGTAATTCAATAAATGCTTTTTTAACATTATTATTAATGTCATATGTTCCTGTTCTATAATATAAATTAATCGTATTAACTCCGTCAAATAATTGCATAAGTAATCCTTCTGAAAAATTATAACCAGAAAAATTAATTACAAAATTATTATCAAGACTAAAACCATCATCAATGGTTAAAATATCATCTCTTAAATCAATATATTCATCATCTATATATATTGGGTCTTTTTCAGTATGACATTCTACAATCTTTATATTTGATTGTAATTTTACATATCCTTCTTTACTTATATTTTCTAATGATAAAATTGAATAAATAGACGGTTGCTCATAATTAACTGAAAAATATATATAATCTGTTTCAATTTTCATACCAGTAGTTGTTATACCAATAGCACGGATATAGTAAGATTGATTGTCTTCTAAATCATTTAACATATAAGACAATTCATTTACACCATAATAAATTAAATCACTTGAATTAATTATAGATTTACTTAAATCATATAATATAACTTCAAATGTATTTAACATTTCTCCTTCAGGTTGAAAATATTCTAAGTATGTTTGATATGATGAATTTTTAATTACTTGGTTTTCTGTTACATTGGTAAAGTTAAAAGTGGGTGTTGAAAAACAATAGAAGAGTGCTGGATTAGAATAATCAGATATATTACCATCTACATCTATTGAAGCAATTCTTACATTATAAAGTATTCCATTGGTTAAAATTCCTGCAGGAATAGTATGTGTTAACTGCATAGTAGATTGTGTTGCCTGATAAACTATCGTATCATTATAGTTTTCTCTAATTTCACATACATTACCAAAACTTTGACTGCCCACCCATTTAAATTTGATTTGCTTTTCTTGTGTTGCATCAAAAGTATCTATTAAATAAAGTACAGGCTTCATATTTTTCCTCCTTTCTACTTCACGGGACATTCTATTATTAAGTTGTTATAATTATTTTCTACTATTTTTACATATACAATGTCATTTTCATTGTAAGTAAAAGTAGGAGAAAGTGCTGTGTATATTTCATTTCCAATTTGTATTTTGTAATATTTTCCTTCTATATGATTAACAATTCTACCTTTTTTTGTTTTATCGAATGACGATCTGTCGATCATTGTTTTTACTAGTTTGTAAAATTCTTTAACCATTATATCTATTGCTTCATTTTCAATTTTCAATATATCACCTCGTTTTTATATAACAATAGAGAGTGCCATTTAGACACCCCCTATTATTCTTTATTTTTGCTATTTGTTATTTGTCACGATTATACAATTGTTGTAACATTGCATTCGGAAGATTTTGTTTAAGAGATTTTGCAAAACTATTAACGTCTCCGTTATTACCTTGAACAATTATATCTCCATTAAAGTTTACAGATTGATTTACTGCTTGCCCATTAAATGGTATAACAGGAGCTTTAAATTCTGCGAGCTTTTTAAAATTAGACATAACGTTTTGCAACTGGATAGAATTCACGACACCTTCTCCTTTTTGAAGTACACGTACAATTTCGTTATTATCTAATTCATTTAAAGCTATATATTGGAATGCTTTCTTGTCTTTAGAAGCATTTCCTTCGCCAATATATCCAAGCTCCAATCCACTATGAGACTTCCCTGCCTTTTTAACTTTTACTTCATCTTCAACTTTTCCAGATGATATTGTTACACTAAAATCTTTTTCGGATAATGATTCAATTTTATTTTGGATACCATTAATTGATTTACTAACAGTATTTGCCATTGCTTGTGCATTCTGAGCAAAATTACTCATATACAAATTAAGTATATCAAATATTGCTGTTAAATCAGTTAGTAACGCATAATAACTTTGAATAATCAATGTATTAGCATTCGTAACATCTTCAAGCATATCTTCAGAAGTTTCTTCTGTCACACCAGCATCTTTTAATTTCTTCTCAGCAACTCTATCTAAAGTTTCTTCTTCATCATTGTATTGAGCAACTATTCCAGGATAATAAAACTTTATTGCTTCAGATATACGTCTTTTTGCATCAATGAAACCAATACCTTCTAAATTATAAAGTTCAACAGTTTCATTAATAATATCTTGTAATGTTGTGTAGTCTTCTTGTTGGGTTTCATAAGCCGATTTTTGTTCAACAAGAGAAGAATAAGCAGAAGAAATAGAATTCATCAAACTTAAATCTTCTGTGAGAACCTTAGTATAAAATTCACTATCATATCTTAATGCTTCATTCAAATCTATAGTAAATTGAATTTGTGATGTAATTGTACTCCACATTTCTTTTATATTATTTAAACGTTCAATTTCATTGTCATACACTTTGATTTGTTCGTTTAATAAATATAATTTTTTATTATAGATAGCTTCGTCATAAGTTTGTTGTGCATTTTGAATTTCATCTGGATTTGCTTCATATACCCACCCTTGACCCTCGTAGAAGATCTTAGAGCTTTTTTGGTTCTTAGCTTTTTCTAATTCCCATTCAGCTTTCTGTATTGCCAAATTAGTTTCTTTAAGTTCGTTTTCTTCTTGTAATGCATCTATTTTATCTTGTATTGCTTCTTTCAAAATTTCTTGATTTTTAATTTCTTGGTCTACTACACCTACAGCAACAGCAATATAATCATCTTGGTCTTCCAAAGAATTATTTATTTCATCAAGTTTCTTTTGAATATCTTTTAATGCATCTTCAACGTCATTTAAAGGAAGTTGTAATATAGAAATATGAGTTTGTTTAATTTCATTATCACATTTAGCAATATTGTTTTCACATTCTTGAATTTCATTATTCCATTTATCCCAATCTGCAGTTCCTTCATTACAAGTTTTCAACATAGCCTCGGCATCTTGTTTTTGTTCGAGCCAATATTTCTTAGAAGTCTTATACAAATTTTCAAGATTTTCAAATTGAATCTCAGTGCCACGTCCACCTTGTAATTCTATATCATTTTGAATAGTTTGAATATCATTTTGTGCATCATTAATATAATAACTGCGAGTATTTTTTCTTGTTTCATAATCAGTCTGCGCAAAATTATCTTCTGAATTCAAATGCTCTTGGTACAATTTTGCCATGCCAGTATAATCAAAATAACTAACTATTTCTTCAATATGTTTTTTAATAAATTCAGTGTCATTTAAATCTGTTTCATTATATGTTTCTTTTAAAGAATTAATATAATCATTCCAAAGTTGAGAATCAATTGTAGCAACAATTTCTTTGAACTGGTATTTAAAATCTTTATTTGTTTTTTTCTGAAGATTTTGATTTAATTGATTTATATCTTCTTCTCCTAAATCACCATTTTCAAGCATTGTTTCATACAAATCAATATAAACTTGATTCTGCTCTTTCTGGTTCTGCAATTTATCAAGACGATTTTGAATTTTATTATTTTTATCTTCTACATCTAATTTAGATACTGTTTCAAAATCCTCTTCATATATTGCTTGTTTACGTAACTCTTCGTTAATAGCATTTTGAAGTTTAAGTTGTTCGTTTAATAGTTTGTTTTTTTCATCGACAGACAAAGTTTGATCTTCAAGTTTAGTATTAATTGTTGTTAATTGAGATTCATATATTTGTTGTGATAATTTAGATTTTTCCAAATTTTCATTTGTATTTATATTATCAGAAATCTCTTTAATTTTGGTTTCTGTTTCAGTTATTTTGTTGAAATAATCTATTGCATTTTGAATTTTTTCAGCAGTGTCAGAATCATATGTTGATAAATCAAATTCTTCACCAGACTCTATTTTGGTACGAATATTGCTACCTAAACCACTTACAGTATTTTCATATCTTTGTTCATACTCATTATAAGCAGACTGATATCCATCTTTTAATTCCTCTAAAGCACCATTTAATTCATCAATAGCATCTATTTGATTTTGTAACCCTTTGGTATTATCTAAAATATTCTGAAATTTATCTACTTCATCTTGAAGAACTTTAAGTGACTGGTCAGCCCAATCTATTTCTGTTGTATTATCTTTACTAGAATCACCAGATTCATTAGCTCCAAATTCTCTCCAAGAAGCATCAATATCAAAAGAATCTTCAACTGCAGAAATAACTGTATTAATTGCATCAAAATTTTCTTTTGCATCTTGATAACTCTCATCTAATGCTGCTCCTATATTTTGAGCAAGATGTTTCCCTATAATTGTATCACTTGATTCTTCAATCTTTTTAGTTGCATCCATTACAGAAATATGATTATCAAGTATATTCTTTCTTCTTGTATATTCTTTATCTAAAGCTAATTTTTGCTCATTCAAAGTTTTGTAATTGATTAAATCTATTTTATAAGCATCCGCTAAATCTTTTACCCAATCAGGAATATTTTCATTTACAAACTTATCAAAATAATCTTCATCATGTCTCATTTTGTAGGCGATTGCTTTAGCATAAATATCCTTATCCTCTTCATAAGCTTCTTTAAGCTTTTCAAACAATTCATCAGATTTAATTAGTCCAGCATTATATTTAGCAACTGCTTCTGCCATTTCAGGAAATGTAGACAATATTTCATTTGCCTTACTTGTATCAATGTACCCTTGTTCTTTCATTAACTCATCTAATTCTCTAAGAAGAGAAGCAGAAGATTCAAGCGTACTAACAGATGCTTCCAAATCATAAAATGATGTTGTTGTTTCTTGAGCCTCTGTATTAACATTTAATAAAGCTTCATACAATGTCATTAAAAGAGATTTCATTATTGCGTCATCACAATTTTCAATTGCATCTTTTAATGTTCCTATAACATCACTATTTTGTGACGCAATATCCATTTCCTCAATTATAGCTTTTCTATATTCTTCTGTAGAATTTGCTACAATTTGGTATTCTACATTTAATTTAGATATATCATCTGCAGATAATTTACCTTCAGAACTAATAGTCTGCAAATATCCAGATAAATCAGAAATCTTATTTTTATATTCATCAATTGCTTCAATATTGTTATCTGTAAAGAAATCAATCTTTCCATTAGTAACTTCAAAAGATTTTTGATAAGCATCAATTGCGTCTTTGGCATTATTAATTCCAGCAGTAACCATTAACCAATTGTTCATTTGAGATTCATTGAAACCTTTTGTATATTCATATAATAAAGAAGAATCCTCTGTAGAATCACCAGATATATTGTTTAATGATTGATTAAAAGCATTTAATATACTTTGAGTACTATTATACATATTTTCATCTAAAATAAAATCAAGTGATATTGGTATTTTATTTTTATCAAAATAATCCTGAAGCTCTTGTGCTATATTAATTTTTTCTATAGAATTATCTATTTGTCCTAAGCTTATTATCTTTTTCTTGATTTTATTATCATTAATTTTATCAATAGCATAAAGATAATTTCTTTCAATCCAATTAGCTAAAGAATCCCAACTTCCATCTACATTTGGGTCTTGTAACGCTTCTGAAATCCAATTACCATTAAATAACATTTCTTTTAATGCTGTTTGAACTTCTGTATCTTGTTTTTGAAATTGCAACTCTGTTGATAACCATGTACTCAAATATGAATTAAACTTAGATGTTTCACCTTCTAATTGCATTCTTGCAAACTGAATATCATTATTAATATTAGCAAAATATTCTCCTAGTATAGTTTGAATATTACCATAATCATCAAATTCAACTTCTGGTATAGATAAATTAATTATTTGTTCTCCAGTCTCTAAATCTTTACCTGAATCAATAATAAATTTTGTCAAATCTATATTTGCTGCTTGTAAAGCATTAAAAAGTTCATTTTGGATATGCATGAATGATGATTCTCTTATATTGTCAAACTTCCAACTTAATATTTGATTACCATCTATTGGAGATTCATTTACAGAATAATTAGTTGCAACTAGTTTTTTTACAGCTTTATTCTTTCTAAGTAACAAATCAAGTTCTTGATTATAATCTTCTAAGTTTTGTTTGTATCCTGAATATATATCAGGCATTTCTTTCGCAATCTGTAAATTTATTAATTGTTGTTCTCGTTCTATTAACGAATCAAGAGAGCCAACTATTGTACTAACATTGCCTGATAAATTGAGAATAGCATTGCCATTAGAATCATAATTTCTTGTAAGATCAGGAAATAAATTTGCTAATTGATTACTTAAACCTAAAAATTCTTCATAATCATCTGTTGATAAAATTATATTTTTTCCAGATAATTGATCCACACCCTGCGCTAACTCGGCATATCGCTTCTTAACACCATCTATTGTTTGCTTATTCTCTTTAAAAGTATTATTTAATTCATCTATTTTTTGTCTAGCTGTTTCCGCAGCTTCTGCAATTTTCTCACTTCTATGAATTAAATAATCAAAACCTTCAATTATTTTACCAATAGCCATTGCCAAGAGGGTAGCAACTAACATTCCTGCGGCAGCTTTTAATCCAGTAATTAATAAAGTAGTGGCTTTTGCTTTAATACCCATTAAACCAATTGAATTACTTGTTGTATTAATATGCTGAGAACATCCTGTAAAAGTAGCTTTTCCACTTTCTACTGTATACAAATATGATTTCATAGCTTCATCTGACAAACCAGTTCTTTCAATAAATGCGTCTGCACTTAATTTCATATCATTATATTGATCTATGATAGATTTAGCAGAAGATTCATCCATATTAAACTTAATAGGTTCTTGTTTAAAACTATCTTTTAAGTCTTTAATCGTATCAAATATCAAACTTTCATTAAAGACTTACACTTATGTATTAAAAAATAAACACAAAAATTAGGGGTTTTTATGATTATTTTTTAATACATACCCTCGTATTATTATATATAACAGTCAATTACAAACACAATATACAAACAAGGTTTTAAACCACATTACACACATATTGTGTTTGTAATATCTAATATTAATTATTCAGTTTGTTGCATTAAAAAAGAACCAGTATAATACTGATCCTTTAATTGCTGTTTTCTTTCATTACTATATGACTGGTATTCTTCGTAACATAACCAATATAATTTTTCTTTAGTCTCAGGATGTTTATACGCACAACCTAACCCATTTTTACAATGTTGGATTATATAATTGCCATATTTATTATCACCTATTGCTCTTGCAGCGTCAACGCCACTTATAAATATTTCCAATGTATTTAAGCATATTAGAGACACCCTATTATTTTTTGGACTATCTATTAAATTTTTCAAATATAACATATTTTCTTCATATGTATTGCCCTCATAGATACTATTCCATATTAAATGTTTCCCTTTTAAACTTTTCATATTTTTTCTCTGCTTGCAAGCGTCATAAACACAAGAAACATTTACATTCCATTCTTTTGCTATTTCTTTTGGATTTAAATAAACTTTATTTTCTTCGAAACAATATATTTTTCTGTCAGAGCAAGGTAACAATATATCACTAGTTTCTTTAAAATCCTCGATTATATACCCAATCCATTGTTCATATTGTGCTTTAGTATTATCCCCTCTGCCATATATATCATGAAAGTTTTTATGACATTGTTTACAAAGAGTAATACCATTAGTTTCATCAGTTCTTTTTTCTACACACCAATTATATCCATCTAAATGATGTACTTCTAAATTTCCACCGACAATCTCACTACAACACTGACAAGTGTAATTATCTCTTTTTAGTACTTTTTTTACAAAGTTGCAATATTCTTCATACGTTCTATCCTTAATACGTTCTTCTTCTGACTTCTCTTTTTTCCACAAAACACTGTTTTCTCCAGAATAATAAACTCTCTTTTCGCAATGTATACAGTACCAAAGATTATCTGTTCTTGTTTGAGCATTATAGTATACACCATACCTTCTTTTATATTCTCTTTTACAACAATCACATTTTACTAACACTTCTACAAAACTGTTATTTGGTAAATCTGAAACTTTAACTTTAATTTTTGTCCCATGTGGAACAACACAACTATATTTTTTCTTTACTCGTGGTATAACATAACCCTTTTCTTCCCAATATGAAATATTTCTTCCGTTAATACCGATTTCAACTTCTGTACTTATTAATCCCATATTCTTTCGTTCCTTTCTTGTCTTTACTTTTGTACATTAAAAAAGACTGGATAATCTAATGATTAAACCAGTCTTTTAATATTGCTTCTAATTCAATTGTTCGTTCATATACCCAAAAAGGTTTTAAACTTTTAGGATTTAGTCCATATAAAACATCATTAATTCCTTTTTGTCTCAGATATTGTTTTAATAAGACATTATATGTAACATAAATTTTACTCATATCCTTTTATTCCTTTTATTATAATTTTAATTAGTTTTATTTGTTTTATTACTTTATTTCTTAAGCTCGTTTACAGTTTTTTCTATCATTGTATCCAACCATTTATCATATGATCCATGCATTATTTCAATTGCAGAAACAGTTTCTTGATTAATTAAATCTTTTGCCTCTGCTAAAGCTTTATCTTTTGCTTCTTTGGCAGATTCTTTTGTAAATGATCCTGACTGTTTAAGGTCGTTAACAAAAATTTGATTTATTTTTGTTACAATATCGGTTATTGTTACTTGTGCTTTATCAATAATTTTATTAAGTTTTTCGTATTCGGCAAGTTTAGCAGTTGCTTGCAATTCATCAACTTTATTATTTAAAAAATTTGTAATTTTAGCACATACAACAACACCACATCCAGTAATTATAGTATAAATAATTATTTCTAAAACATCTCTTAATAATTCCATATGTCATTCCTCCTATATTTAATTAATAATTTTGCAATTCTATTGGGGAATCAGCTTCGCTTTCAGCGACATTAATTACTGATTGAATAGAAGATAAGGCTTCTGATTCAAAATCATCCATTGGTGAATCATTTTCAATCGCCATTATATCTTCATCTGATAACATATATTTTTGTTTTAATATCATCATCTGTTCATTATAATATAATCTTTCTTGTGAAGCCACTTTGTATAATTCTGTTTTAAGTTTTACATTATTCTCTGATTGACTCTTTTTAAGATACCAAATTATACTTGAACCTGCTAATCCTGCAGAAACAGTAATACTAGTAGCCACAATTGTCAAATCGGCATAATGTTCTAAATCAAGAGTAAGCCCATGATATAAACATGCTACGAAAATTATACAAGTTACAATTACAATTAATTTGGAGAACTGAAATTTATTTCTTTTCTTGTTTTCTTTTTTGTCGTTCTTGCTCTTACACATTGTATTCTCACCTCATCTAATCACTAATATTATCCTCAAGAAATCCATGTAACTCGTCTAATTCTTTATATCTTTCTCTGATAATCTCTAAAGATATAACAAATACTCCATTTTTTATATTATATTTTTCAATTAGATTTTTATATTTATCGCATAACTGAAAAATTTCATGATATTGTTCACGAGTATAATTTCTTATTCTACAGGCAGACGCAAAATCCATAATCTGAACTCTTAAATTATCAATATGCATACTGACAACCAAATTATTTAGTTCATCTAATTTATCATTGGTTTTATTGATTTCATTTTTTATATCTTTATCTGCCTTTTTAGAAGCTTCTCTGTCTTTAATCTGTTCTTCTTCTAACTTTTGGATTTTTTCTTGATTACTTAAAATAATTTTTTCAATTTCTTTTTTTCTTGACATATTAGTTGATATTTTAAATATCTTTGGTGCAATCACACCCCATAATTTAGACATCAAACCAATAATATCAGCAACAACAGCTAAGAATATAATACTTATAACGAGCCATTCTGGAGCACTAAGTTTATCTAAATAATCTAACATATCGCATTCCTTTCTTTTATTTTATTTAGGTTTCTTTTTCTCTAACTCATCATTGCTTCTATCTAAACCTTTTTAACCATATTAGCTTTGACTACGCCAGTAATAGCACCAGTCTTTTGAGTGCTAAATATAATACCATCGGCATTCTTACCCCTATAATATAAAGGTAATACTCTTATCCAAAGAGGTATAGATTTGCCATTTACATAAGTTGCACCTGACTCTAACTTGATTCTATCACCATCTTTTAGTGTTGTAGTAGTTGAATTAGATGTGCTAGAAGCCTTTTTCATATCAGAAGGAACAAGTATTGTATGTCCAGCATATAAAGGCTTATTATTATTCAATTTTTGAATTTCTTGAAATCTATTTGCATTACCTAATTTTTTGGCAATTGCCCAATAACTATCACCATAAACAACAGTATATGTAGATGTTGAGTTTGAAGCACTAACATTTACACTAGGTTTAGGAGTTACAGTAGCTTTTGGAGCTTCGATAGTTACAGTCTTTGTATTTGTTAACTGAACACCATTAGCAAATGCTTTAAGTGTAAATGTACCATAACCAAGACCATTGAAATCAAGTTTGGTATTAAATCCGTGTTTACCATTTCCCTTGCCTGCACTCTTTAAATCTGTTCTATAAACGTCAGCATTTGTAGCAAATGTTCTTACAAATTTACCATCTTTATATGCTTTAATTTCAACCTTTAACGCTGTGTCATCAATACTATTCCAAGCCCAACCAGAAGCAGAAGTAGAAGTAGCACTGTCAAGATAACCCACATAATTCGGTGTAGGCTTAAGTCTCTTATTTACTTCAGAAGCGATATAAGGGAATTTACTGGCAAGATACTCACCAGGACACGCTGTAGCTTGAAAGTATCTATGCATTGTTAAATTACCTCTTGCATCACCTGTAAAAATCAATTCTTCAATATCGTTTCTCTTGCAGATATCAACACAAAGGTCAATTAATTTAGCAAGAGCTTTATCACTTACGTGCCAATTCCCACCAACTACATCATTAGCAACCTCAATCGTAATCGCTTGATTATCATTGTCTGCATTTCCGCTAGTCCAAGCTCTGTTCTTTTCCTCAACGTACATACCAACTCGACCATTTGAATCAATTCCATAATTAGAAGAAGCTTTTCTTGAAGCCGAAGCAAATCCATTACCACAAGTTTCTACCGACCAATTACCAGCCATATGATGAATAGTAATCTTCTTAATCTTGTCTTTTCTAGGATTTGTGCTGTTTGGTGAAATTCTTGTATAATTTACTAAAGAACTATTACTCATAATCATTTCCTCCTTTTTAAATTAAAAGAGACCCTATATTTCTATAGAGTCTCTTGGTTTATATTTTTATTAAATTGTTATTTATAGTTATTTCTTATTAAAGAAGTAGTAGTGTGGGTTTTCTTCTCCAAATAATTTATATCTTATAATATCATCTACAAAAATTATTAATGCAGATAGGAAAAACCACAATATCATAAAAGGGATACATATTTGTCCCATCACATTAAATGGAAGATGAGAGTAATCCCATACATTCCAACTAAGCCAAAGATTTACTATACAACCAGTTACAAATTCTGACACTGTAATAATAATAGAACCTATAAACATTTGTAAGAATAAATTCATATTCCAAGTAAAATAAAGTTGATTTACTAATCCAACAAGACATGTACAAATGCCACCTAAAATCAACATACTCCAATGACTTGTGTGGTCAGCTCTCCAAGCAGTTTCCATTAAAAAATAAACAGAACCTCCTACGCACCATACGACAAAGAATTCTAAAATTGTCTTAATAACTTTATTCATAAGTCACCTCTTTAAATTTATTAACTAGTATAGTTATAATTAATAGTTGCATTAGTTGCTCCCCAAGGTGCATTAGCTACAGCTCCCTCTGCCCAAGGTACGTTAATTGTTCTTAAATTAGTACAATTACCAAAAGCATTTGAAGCAATAGAAGTAGGTGTTCCATTAAAAGTTAAAGTTCTCATCAAAGTACTACCATAAAAAGCTTGTTTTCCAATAGTAGTAACATTTTCAGGTAATGAAGTTAATGCTAAATTTGTACAACCTTTAAAAGCATAATCTCCAATACTTGTTAATGTATTTGGAAATGAAACATAAGCCATTCTATTGCAACCACAAAAAGCATATCTTTCAATAGTAGTAACTGTAGTTGATGTTGGAAATTGTGTTAAACTAGTACAATTATAAAAAGCATGTTCTCCAATACTAGTAACACTATCAGGTAATGAAGTTATTCTTATGTTTTTACAACCATAAAAAGTACCATTATTAATTTTAGTTATACTAGTAGGTAATGAAGTTAATGCTAAATTTGTACAATTTTGAAAAGCATAATCTCCAATATCAGTAACATTTTCAGGTAATGAAGTTAATTCTAAATTAGTACAATTTACGAAAGCAGATTTTCCAATATAAGTAACACCGTCAGGCAATGAAGTTAATGCTAATTTTGTACAATAATAAAAAGCTTCAGTTCCAATATAAGTAACACCATCAGGTAATGAAGTTAATGCTAAATTAGTACAACTTTCAAAAGCATAATCACCAACACTAGTAACTCCTTCAGGCAATGAAGTTAATGCTAAATTAGTACAATTTTGAAAAGCACCAACATTAATTATAGTTATACTATCTGGTAATGAAGTTAATTCTAAATTAGTACAACCACTAAAAATATATCTTCCAATAGTAACCCCTTCAGGTAATGAAGTTAATGCTAAATTTGTACAACCATAAAAAGCATAATCTCCAATATTTATTCCTTCAGGTAAAGTACATTCAGTAATTGATTTATCAACCAATGCTGTAATATCACCACCAGCTTCAATTCCCTCAATCTTCTCAGCCATTTCAGAAACTTTCATAGTATCAGTAGTATCAGTTTTTGTTCTAATTGCATTTGCAATGTCTTGTAAATAAGATTCTTCAACAAATACGTTAGCCATTAATAGTTCACCTCATTTCCATTTGTAATAGTAATTAACGAAATTTTACCATCTACAATTCCAAGTATTTTACCATTATCATTAACTGTAGGAGTAAAGTCTAAATTTAGAATATGATTATTAACCTTAACATCTAAATCAGCCATAGCTTGTCCTGTATTAGAGTTACGATAGTATTCAACCACCATATCCATATCATCACTCGCTGATATATACGTCACACCCTCGAAGGTTTTTAGGTTATAGAATGGTGTTTGGTCTAGCTCTTCAATTTCTTCCTCTGCAATCTCATATAATACAGTAACAGGGTTTTCATTAAACCAACTTCTTACCTCATCAATACTCTCAAATGCTGTATCTTGAATCCAAAAACGAATACTGTTAGAGTCAATCATAAATTTACCCTTATTGTAAGCATAATCACTACTTACATAAGTAAATTTATCACATAATCCTAATCCAAATGGTTTTAATCCGTAAGGTAATGTTTTTACATAAACAGCACCGACAAATGTTGTTGATAAAACCCAATCTGCTGAACCATCAAGCACAACCTCTTTAAATTTCCTATGACCTCTATACAAGTCATCTGTAGCCTTGATAGTATCAGCACTATCGCCAATACCACGCAAAGGCTCTGCAAGTGGTATCCATTCGGTGTGTTCCTCAAACTTCTTATATTCGGTTGCTGTTGAACCTACTTCGATTTGGAAGTTTTTGATGTAAATAGTTGCATCTGAACCATAGGTATAACCTATTCTCTGTATGGTTTTACCACTTAAAGTTATTAATTTTACATACTGATATTCTGTTGTTGAACTCCCTAAACCTAATTCGCCAACAGTACCATCTGTATAATATATTCTTAATCTTGAATTATTTCCAACAGTATCGGTTTTCGCATAATACGATATTGTGTATTGTGTATTGGTAAGGAACTTAGGCAAGTCAAATCCATTTTTAAATACTTTATAGAGTTCCCAAATAGAACCACTATAAACCCCATCACTATAAGTCCACCCACTAGCTAAAAGTAACTGACTTTCGTCAAATTGATTTTTACCTATGCTAGTCAACTTAACAGTATAAGTACCATTTATCGTAACAACAATTTTCTTTGCGTTGGATGGGGTGATACCACTTAAATTAGCATTCCAATAAGAATATGCAGCATTAGTAGGAGCTGTAACCCCATATTCACTTTGACTAAGGTTATATGAACTGCTGATAAAATTCTTGTCTTTATCATAAAAACCTATGATAATTTGTCCTAATGTAGTTTCATAAGCAAATTTCACAACATCACCTTCATTACAAGGTATTAAGTTCTTATTACAGATATAGTTACTTGATGATATAAATGTGCCTGTACCATCATATCTGCCTTGTAAATATTCACCATCATTCCACCCACAATCACCCTTTGACTTGATAAGCTGTGGATATGAAGGATTAGGGCTTGGCTGTACACCTGTATATGGCTCATAGTTTCCACCTTCCACTGAAATCATTGGATAAATTGTACCACTATATGTTATACCTACTGTGTTAAAGTTTATATATATACTCAAAGTAGTTTCGCTTGAAAGTGTAAAGATAATTGAAGTTGAACCTTTGCTTAAATCTGCTATTATCTTACTATTCGTTACATCATATACCCTCATTACCATATCGCCTGAACCACTTACATTTTCCATACCACTTAACACATAAGTACCTGCTGCTAGTGTAAGGGTTTTAATTTGTAAATTATTAGCACCTGTTACTGTGCCACTTACCTTAATACTTCCATCATCATTTACTGTGAATGTAAGTCCACCTACTGTCTGTGATGTTGCATCATTCTCTAACAAATTCTTTCCACTGTAACTCTTCTGCGAACTTCCACCTGTACATTCAAAGTTAATAAGATTTCCATCAGCACTATCTGTTAATAAAATAGGACTTCCTGAAGACTCATCATTTACTTTCATGTCATCAATTCTATCATTTACTTCTTCATTATAAGATTCTACCTTTTCATTTAAATCAGTAATATCTTCATCTAAAAGATTTGTAGCTTTACTTATTAAATCATATACAGCTTGACCATCTGTTGATGTAGCTTTACTTATTAAATCATATACAGCTTGACCATCTGTTGAATTTCTATAATATGTTACATTTGTTTCTGCATCATCTGTTATAAATATATGAGTTACATTGTTATATGTCTTGATATTATAGAATGGAGATTGATCTTCAAATGGTTCAAATATTGGATTTGCAAGTCTATATGTCATTCTAATAGGGTTAGCTTGTAACCATGTTTTCCATAAATCAAGACTAGTAATACTATCGTTTTTGAAATAAAATCTTGCTGTTGCTATAGTACTTGTTCCTAGAGCAAATTCTCCATTTGATAAATTTGAGCCTGCTGACGCATTGTTATATACTGAAACATTAGGATTATTTGTGTAATGCGTACATAAAGCTTTATCTCTATCTTCTGTGACATTATATCTTGAATTTAAAATCCAAGCTATAGTTGAATTTGCACCTAAACTTTCGTCATCTGAACCATCATATGTATCATCGGTATAATTTCTCAATACACCATATACACCATCTTGATATACGATTTCGTCCTTAACATCACCAATACTTCTTAAAGGTTTACTAAGTGGTATCCATTCAACGTGTTCTTTATAAGGTTCAAAGGTACTATCTGCAATTTCTGCTCTACGTATCATTGGGTAATACGTTGTATTTATTGTCACACCATTACCAACTACAATTTGTACTATCACTTCTGTTTCTTCTTCTAAACTGAATGCCACACCATCCCCTTTATCCATATAGTATTTACCATTAACTATTACACGAAGGTAGTTTATAGATGTCGTTATATTCGCTATGTCACTTGCGCCACTCAATATATAATCGCCTGCTTTTAATTTTACAATCTCGCCAGGTGAGGCTGTTGACGTAGATGTACCAGTAATCGCCACTGCGCCTTTTTCGTTACTCGCAAAAGTTAAACTGCTTGCTGTTCTACTACGAAAACTTGGCAACAAATTCTTACCTGTACTCTTAACCTTAACAGCATAAGTATCATTAATTATAACAACTATCTTCTTGGCTGTGGATGGGGTGATACTTGACTGATTTATGTTAATATGAAAAAATCTCGCATCTGTCGGTATTGTTCCAATCAATTCGCTAACATAATTAACACTTTCTTTACTGATAAAAGTTCCGTTCTCATCAAAATATACAAAACTTAATCCATTAGCAGTTTCTTCATAGATAAGTTTAATAGTATCACCATTTTTGCAAGGCATCATATTTTTACTGCATACATAACCAATAGAGTTAGTATATGTACCTGAACTTGAGCTATGATATCCCTGCAACAATTCTCCATCAAACCATCCCATATCACCTACAGACTTAATATCTTGTGGATAATCTGGATTTGGTGATGGTATACCACCTACGTATGGTTCATAATCTTCATATTTTGCTGTTAAATCTGTTGTAATCATTGGTTTTACAACATTATTTGATAATGGTGTATTAACTTTTAAACGTATCTGTATACTGGCACTTGTTACTGTATCTGTTGGTACAGTAAAAGTACGTGATATATTTCTGTCAAGAGATGTATTTTCAAATTCAGTACTTTCACTCTTAATATAAATACAAACTGCTATAGAACTTGATGTACCACCAATTATATTTAATGTTTGTCCATTATAATTATTTAATAAATTTATTAAATCGGTGTCTGCATATACATTAAAAATAGTATCTTCACTTGGTGTACCATTCAACGCATAAGTACCATCACCATTATCAGTACAAGTTACACCATTACTTGTAGTAGTTGTTAATGTTGATTTTAACAAATGTTTACCAGTATAGTTTACTTGTTCACTTCTACCATAAGCTTTAAAGTCTATTACTTCACTATCAATACTATTTGTTAAAAGTATACTATTTCCTTCTGATTTATCACTTAAATTCATACTATTAATTGTATCATTTAATTCTGTATTATTAAGAACAACTTTTTTATCTAAAGTAGTAATATCTTCATCTATTCTAGTAATATTATCATTTATAGTAGTAATATCTCCATCTATTCTAGTAATATTATCATTTATAGTAGTAATATCTCCATCTAGACTCAAAATTTCTTCATTTAAATCATTCTTAACTTTATTAATTGCTTCATATGCTAATTGACCATCAACGGAATTAGTAAAGTACTTGATTTCCATCTCCATATCATCTGTTGCAGAGATAAGAGTAGGATTGTAAGCTAAAATGTTATTAAATATTGTTTGGTTTTCAAATGGTTCAAATACTGTTTCTGTTAATTGATAATACATATATGTAGGATTTTCAGCCAACCATGTATTCATTGTATCAATGTTATTTGCTGATAAGTAATAACCAACATTTATTCCAAGTTTTCCTCGATAAATACTTAAACCAACATTTCTTATTGCTTTACCATTTACCTGACTATAATTATTTTTAATAAGATTATTACATTGTACAATAGTTTTCAAATTTAAATTACTAATTGTTTCTATATAATAGAAATAATTCGTTGCAGTTGTATTGTATTTGCTGGCAACAGAAGTAACATGTGTACAACCACTTTTTCTCAAAACACCATAAACATTATCTACACAAACTATTTCATCTCTAACATTATTAATACTTCTTAAAGGTTCATTAATTGGAATGTACTCAATGTTTTCCTTATAAGATTCATAATCAGTCGCTTCTGAACCAATTTCAAGTTGCATATTCTTCCAAGAAATACTACCCTGTGTTATGTTTGTAACTTCAAATGATAATACATATTCTTTATCATCTATTAAATGTTCAACTCCAAATTTTACCAATGTATCTGTATCAGTACCATTTAAACCAAATCTAAATCCATTAAAATCTTTAGTCTTAGTGAATTTTTTAGAATATCTACCTGTTGAAGTTACTGTAAGATTAGATGATATTTCACCATTATATGAATCATTTTTAGTAGTCTGTAATTTAAACACTACTGATGTTGCAGTATCTGCAGAACTTTGTGTTACTACACCATTATTAACATTAGCATTTATATATGTAATTATATTATCAGATGATAACAAATTCTTTCCAGTACTCTTCATTTTAATAGCATAAGTACCATTTATCGTTACAACTATCTTCTTTGTGTTGCTCGGTGTGATACTTCCCTTGTTAATAAACCAATCAAAGTAACAAGCATTAGTCGGTGCTATAACTTCATATTCGCTTTGATTTGTATTGTATGACGAACTTATATATACCATATTTTCATCATAAAAAAATATAGCTAACTGAGATACATTTTCTTCATAAGCAAGTTTAATGTTATCTCCCTCTTTACAAGGCACAAAATTTTTGCTACAAACGTGATTAGTTACTGAAGTAAGAGTTCCTTTTGCACGATATCCCTGCAACAACTCTCCATCAAACCAACCCATATCGCCTACAGACTTAATATCTTGTGGGTAATCTGGACTAGGACTAGAATGTACACCTACATATGGTTCAAAATCTTCAAGGGTACATATACCTTCTTGTATACCGAAGTATTCATATTCAAAAGTTGCAATACCAACATTGTTTACACCTACTAAACTCTTAACACTCTTACTACTATCTGTTACAAATAACGTTTGACTTCCATCATTCGCAAAATTAAGTAATACGTTAGTATCATCAGTATAACATACTCTAAGATTTGTTATATGTCCACTACCCGAAGTATTACCAATACCCTTTAAGAAAAATGTGTATTGTGTATTTTCATTAAATGTATCATAAAATACTTTGCTTGCTGTATCAGTGCTTGCTGTTAATGTTACCTTCTTATTAGTAGTATCTATTGTTGCTGTAGCACCACTATTAACCAAAGCATTAGCAAACTCCAAACCACCAAACAAATTCTTTCCACTATAGTTTGCTTGTTCACTTCTACCATAACCCTTAAAATCAATCAATGCACTATCAACATTATTGTTATTTAGAAATATAGAATCTCCTGAAGCAATATCAAAAGCATTGGATTCTGTTATAGAATCACTTATATGTTCTTTTGATTTTCCGTCATAATATTTGAGTCCTTCATAATCTAAAGCATTCTCAATTGCCATTATTAAATTCCTCCTTTAAATATTGTTTTTGTAAATTAATAAAAGTGAGATTAACTAAACAAAGCGTCAATCTCACTTTCTGTTATTCGTTTTATACCATCTATTTTTAGTAAAGCATTTTCTAAAGCTATAAATTCATTTTCAGACGCAATATCACTATCCGAATATGGAGCTTTTCTAACATGAATGTAGAAATTCATTGTATGTAACACACTTTGCTGTTGTATATCAAACAAAACTAACTCACATTCATGGATACCATCACAAATTGTCATTTGTTCAGTGACATCAATCTTAATATCTCCATTGTCAAGCACAACACAATCATTAAACACTTTCTTTTTATCTTCTTTTAAGCATTTAATTCGAGGCTCGATTGTACTATCAATAGGATAAGGCTTACCATTATCTGTTATCTTTGCGATAATTTCACGAACATTAATATCATATTGCTTTACTAAAACAGAAACATATTTATTTACTGATATATCAAGGATGATATGTTTTGTGATTGTTTCTAATCCCATAACGTCTCCTTTCTTTAAATAACAAAGAGCCTACTTTTCAGCAAGCTCTTCATTCTGTTTATTCTGTTGTTCCATCAACATTTTTTCATATTCAGCCTTTTCACGTTCATACTGAATAGTTTTCTGTTGATATACTTCATTATATAATTCCTTTAAAATTGGTTCTAAGAAAATAGGAGATAAGTTAACACTGTTTATAGCATTAACTATTATCTGCTTTGATTCTTCTAAAACCATTGATATAGGTTTGTTTATTTTATTTGTTGTGTTTTCCATTTTTTCCTTTAACTCCTTTTACATCGTGTAATTATTATGTAAGACTTAATCCTGTCTTCCAACCACTTATAGTACATCCTGCGAATGTTGAATTACCATAACCAACTATAATATAACAAGTTCCACCTGTTGTACTTACTCCATTAGGATATATAGCAACTTTCCCTGCAATTATATTACCATTTGCATCTATAGTTGTGTCTTTTACAACTAAGCCATTTCTACTTAGAGAAGCATCACAACCTTGTCCATTATTACTAGTAAAATACAAACCATATGATGCTAAACTAGCAAAATATTGATTATTATAACTTACTTGAACTCTTGTATCAGATGAACTACTACCTGCAACTTTAAAACTACCACCTGTTATAGTAGCAGAAGAAGAAGTGATATTGTTCGCAACAAGATTTCCATTTTGATAAACTCTAAATGGAGCACCACCAATATTAGAGTTATTACCACCTGCATGAAAAATGATATAACTATTATTATGTGAATGTATACCATTTCTCCAAAGAGCAAATCCATCGCCAGCAGATGCACCAGAATAAGAAAGACCTTGTGTGCCGATGGATATACCACCAATCGAACCATATTCTGCTGTTATAGTACCACTAATATCTACACCTGTTGCATATAACTTGCCAGTCTTAGATACTGAAAATGTTCTCGTTCCTCCACCGCCAGCAGCGTTATGTGTTCTAATCCAATAATCTGAATTATCACTAGGACTTGCTAAATATATACTTCCAACTCCATCTTTTGAAGCACCAATATATGTAGAAGCTATAGTCCAATCACCTATTGTTCCACCTGATAATGTGGCTTTAGTTGCAGAAAAACTACCATCACCATTTACTCTGAATGGATAAGCTGTATTATCAGTATTAGCCTTAGAAGTATCATAGATATAAAATATTCCGTGAGCAGCATTAGATTGAACACCTCTTAAAGTTACTGTATATCCATTTGCAGTATTTGTTAACGAACCACCAAGATTTAGATTGCCAGTAATACTACCTTCTTTTGCAGTGACCTTTCCACTAAACTCACCATCAGTAGCATATACTGTACCATATATTAGTGCATTTCTTGCTGTAAGCAATCCATCTGTACTAACACAAACATAATTATTACCTTCACTATTTGTACCTTTACTCCTACCAAAAACAATATAATCTTCTGCATTATAAGTAGAATAAGTAATGTTTGTTCCGTCTGATAAAGGCACTGAAGTTTCAACATATTGATTACCATTAGAATCTGTTTTTGAGGTCTGTGTAATATCACCCTTATAAAGAATAGTGGAAGCATCTAAGCCTAAGTCTGACACAGAAGTTGGAATAGTAGGAGTACCACTTAAATCAAAATAACTACCACTTTTAGCTACGGGAGCTAATCCTGATATATTACTTGAAGATATTGCAACACCATCACCAAGAGTCAATGATTTTGCATAAATATGACCATTGATGTTAGTAGTGCCATCTGACTTAATACCTACACTAACCTCAGAACCATTATGTACTTGGAATACATAACCATTTCCTGTTAGATTATTAGGGTCAATTATTACACGACTATTATTGTCTGTATTAGTTATATTAAGATAACCACCTTCAATAATAGGAGATATAACATAATTCTCTCCAATTATTGTTCCTCCACCTAAACCAAAGTAATTAGCTACCTGCTTATCAAATTCACTAATTTCACTATCTGTATATTTAGTATAGGCTTCAGTGAGAGCTTCTGATAATGATTTATCTTGTGTATCAGCATATTTTTTATAATTTTCAGTAAGAGTTTCAGACAAAGTTTTATCTTGAGCATCGGCATATTCTTTAGCATTTGTTTCTGCATTTTCTGCACGAGTCTGTGCGTTATTCGCAGATGTCTGCGCATTGTCAGCAGAAATTTGAGCCTTATTTGCTAAACTAATACCATTAGCTGCATCCTCAATACCTTGTCTTGCAGCATCTAACGCTTCTTGTGCAAGAGTATCATCTGTATAAGCTATTTCTACCCATGTAGTTCCATTATATTTATAAACTTTTCCAGCTTTATAAGTTGTGCCTATATCACTTGTAGGGATTAATAAATCTCCTATCTGTGGATTGGAAGGTAATGTTACATAAATAGAAGCAATTCCATCAATTGTATCAAATATTTCTTTAGGTACAGACGTAGCTCTCCATGCGCCATTATTATAAATAAAAGTAACTTGAGAATCAGCATCAGTATCATACCATAAATCACCCTCGTGGTCTTCGTTTTTATCCCAAGTTAAACTTGGGTCAGTATCCTGATACCATGCACGAGCTTTACCATCAATCTGTGTACTAATATTTTTTAAGTCATCAGAATATTCTCCACTGATAAAATTTTGTAGAGCACTATCATCTGTATATTTACTTGATTTTTCCCAATCACTTGCAGTATATGATCCACTTGTTCTTGTAACAATACAATTTAAAATATCCCCATCAGAACCTTGAACCCACAAATCTCCTACATAATAAGGAACAGTAGGAGTAGCAGTAAATATCTGTGCTTTACTCTGAGCTAACTCTTTTAATTCACTATCTGTAATTGTATCCCAAGAAGAACCATTCCATCTTTTTGTTAAATTATTCTCTGTGTCAAACCAAAGGTCTCCTATATGCACACTCTTTTCTTCATCAGTCCAATTTACACTTGGATCAGTATCTTGGCTATAAGTTTGAATTCTTCCATCTAATTGCATTAAATACTCTTTTAATCCACTAATATCTGTTATTTCAGGAGAATTAGTAGTAGTCCATTCAATTGTTACACCTTTTAAGGTTAGATCATTAGTCTCTGAATCATATTTAATATTTCCACCTGCTAATGAAAAATCTCCATTATTTAAATCCATATAAGTTCCAGAAGTAGAGGTGTAATTATGAGAATATATTTCTCCACCTATTATCTGTGAACCATTAATATATCCAGCTGTTATAAAATTTGCAGTAAGTCCATACGCAAGACTTCTTACTAATTTGCCATTTACAAATTTATAATATCCATGTTTACCTAATGCCGTCTCAACACTTCTCCACCCATCATTAGTAAAAGCTAAAATATTATGCGTAATTCTTACTTGTTCAGGACTATAATCATTTAAAATATCATCCCATGCTCGTCCAAGAATACCACCTTTATCAATAATAACCTCTTCATTAACATTATTTTTTATTTGATAAAGAGCACTATTTATACCTTCCTTATACATATCCTCAAAAGCAGTATTGGCTATTTCACCTTTTTCAGCTTGTTTTGAAACATATGAATATGAACTTGACATAGACTGTGCTGATTTAAGAATATTTGTAACATCATTCATTCCATCAGCTGTTTGAGTCATATCACTAAATTCTACAGCTATAGTGTTAAGATCTGAAAAATTAATCTCATAACTAACTAATCTTAATCTATATATATCATTCCCTGCTTGAACACGAATAAAATTACCTAATGCGAATTTTTCTACAAGAGGCTTAAATTCTTCCATCGCAAGAAGATTATATAAATTTGTAGAAATACTTTTCTGTCTGGTCGCAGATTTAATCAATTCTTTTTTTGCTGTTTCTAAGAAGTCTCTTGCATGTTCAATGATTTGAGTATTGTTCATACCATCAGAAACATAATTTGTGTTACTATATTCACTTTCACGTCTATATGCACAGAACTCATTATATAATTCTTCTCCAAGATAATTCTCAAAGTTTAATGCTTTATGTATTTCTGATTTTCTAGCATTTAAAGTTGATTCCTTTACCTTTAATTCATCAATTTGTGCCTTTCTTACATCAATTTCTGCCTCACATAATTTAAGTTTCTCATAATAAGGCACATAAATTGATTCATATAATTCTGCGTCTTCAGTACCTTGACCTTCTGCCATAAGACATTCTAAAGCAGTATTTATAGCATCTTTAAATGAATCTAATCTACTCATACAATATTTCGTTAATGCATCTTGAAATAAATCTAAATTATCAATTTCCAAAACATCAAATACTGAATATTCATCTTCATTAATAGCAATATCCTTCATTACTTTTTGCTTAATAAACTCTTCATTATTTTCATGCACATCAATGATAAGAGCAGAAGAGTAAGCTACATCTTCTTCGTCACTATAATTAGTAACCTTAAATTTTCCAACCCATTTACCATATCCAAAACCTTCAGAATTTTTACCACTATATGTAAATTTACTTTCTGATACTTTGACTTTTACATAACCAGTCTTTACAAAAACTCTTGCATAACTTTCAAGTGCGCTATTTACAGTAGATACAGAAGTAGATTCTGTAACACTTGTTAATCCAAGAGGAGATAAGTTTTCAATAGTTAATTTTGCAGCTTCTTGTTCAGCCATAGATTCTGTATTGTTTTGATCGTTTCCTGCATTTTCACTATCTTCACTATCAGAACTATCTCCTGGCATCATTCCAGATTCATAATATAAAATATCATCTGTTACATCCCAAATATCTTGAAGTAACTGTTGATATTCTTCAGAATAACTCGCATATTCCTCATCATAATCATTAATCTTTTTAACTAATTCAGCAGACATATCTGCTTTCTGTTCTTCTGATATATAATACATGTAAGGTGTACCATTTTGATTTAAATCAACAATAGTTGCGGTCATCATATCATCACCAGCAGATAATCTAAAACAATTCTTGATAGAATCTACATCAATATCTAATTGTACATTTTCTGTCAAATTTTCTTTATTCACAAAAATAGAAGTATCTTCTCCAAAATAATTTAGAAAATTACTTCCACATTCAGGACATATATCATTATAATAACCTCTATAACCACATTCATTACATACAGTATATAAATCATAAACTGCAATACTTCGATCCATGCTATAAAATACAAATAAGCAATTGAACTGCTCTGCACATTCTCCAGTTAAAAAATCATAAACAGAAGTGCCATTAATACTAAAGCTTCGTTGCAATTTCTTTAAACTATCATCTACATACCTAATAGTATAATGTGGTACTTTGCTTAATACTCTATGTAGCAAACTAGCTTTAGGATTATCTTCATTATAAAAAGTTGTTATTACATAATCATCTCTTGCAATATCAGCGTCTGTATTTATTTCTGTCTCATGAATATTAGTCTGACTTAATTCAGCTTCACATAAAGAAGTACCAGTGATCGTTTTGACTTCATCAAGTTTATCATCATAAGTGACTTTTATTTGAAAATATTCCCCTACTTCCTTAACATATACAGATTTTAAATCTACAATTTTGTCCCAATGTCTCTCAACTTGTCCGTCAATTTCCTTATATATTTCAAAAGATATTTCTTTTGCACTATTTAAATTATTCTTAAAATGAATAGTATCTCTTTTAATATTGTTAAGTTTTCCTATATGCTTATAGCTCTTTGTAGATAATATGAATGTAAAATCTTCCACATTATTATTCTTATCAAATTTTAATACATTTGCATTAAATCCCATAACTTAACCTCCTATACAACAATACCCATTTTACAAATAGGAGAGTAGACAAAAGTAATTTTACATGGCATATTAACTGTAAAAATATTTTCCATATTATCAATAGCACAACCGATTTTATATATATCTTCATTCTCATTACTTATTCTAGGAAATATATAATTAAAATCATTATATAATCCATTATGAACTTCAGATGAAGAAATAGTCTTATTTTCAATTAAGGTAATAATTTCTCCATTTACACAATTCTTTATAGATGTGATTCGATTTTCTTCTTGAGAATTAACCATTTCAAAATCTCCATCGCCTAATATTTCTATAATCATAGAAGAAGGGTATATATATCCAATTTCATCTGATGTATCAAAGAATGAATGATCTAAATTCTCTTCAGTAAATTCCATTACATGCTCAATTTCATCATAATATGCAAATGGAGCATCTGTCTGTAATGTTAACTGTAATCCAATGATATCTCCATAATATGTAATAGGATTAACATTAAACGATGCTTTATAATATACTTTAGCTAATTCTCCATCTTCATAAATCATTTTAAATTTTTTAAATCTTTTTTTATTTAACCATCTCATAAAATAAGATATTTCTTCCTGAGTAAAGAAATTATCCTCTAAATCTCTACAATTTAATTTACAAACTTCGAAAGTGGTAGTATATGCTTCACTATATTGTGTTGACATTAATTTAAATTTATTTAATCCTGTCATCGGTAACGTATTAAATGTTATCTGACTCCCGATATTTATTGCCGAAACGCCTCCGTCTTCTGTAATATGACATACAACTCCTCCAAAATCAGACAATCTCTGACCATCATATTCAAAATCTTTACAATACACCTTTCTCACCTCTTTCTTTATTCATCTTTCATTTCTAACCATATTAAAAGTTCTATGCCTTAATTACATCTTTTGCAGAACTCTTAATATCTTTGATTACAGATTTCATTTCCTTAGAATACTGCTTCTTAATATCACTAAGTTCTTTTATCTTTTCTCTATAATCTACCTGAATACTTTTTAAATCTTCAATAAGTTTCTCATATTCAGTTTTTTTATTTTCTAATACATCAATTAATTCCTTACATCTATCATTTTCACGTCTACATGATTTTAACTCGTTTTCTAACTTGCTATTTTCTTCTCGTAAGTCTTTAATTATTTTTTCTTGTATTTGTATCTTTTTATCTTTATTCATTTTGCCTTACCTCATATCTACATATATGAAAGAAGAGTAGAGCATAAGCCCTAACTCTTCTTTATTTGTAATCTAAATTTAGTATATAAATTTAATATCTAAATTTATTTAAGCTATTATTGTTTAATGGATCAAGCATAGTTTTAAAAGATTTTTCAATCTTCTTGTCTACAATAATCTTGTCTCTAAATTCTTCATAATTAGTTACACCAGGTAATGATACACTTATTGTAACATCATTCTGAATATTATTAGAACCATTATTAATAATACCTCTTGGAATAGCTGTGGCAGTTGTAGTAATTCCATCAAGTAAACTTGGATTTTGAGCAATCTCCCATAATATCCTTGACATATCTGATGTAAATACCATATCACCTTTTCCTAATGGTGTTAATATCGCTCCGTCACTTGAACGATAAATTAACTCTTGACCGTCTTCTTGTGTCCATGCTAACTGTCTTCTTGAGATATATGAACTACCTGTAGCAAAATTATTAGCTCTAAGATTTACTCCTGCTTCAGAATTACTATTAGCAACCATAGCTTTGACAAAATCTCTAATCTCTTCAATAACACCTAAAGTATTTGCTTGATTGTCAGTAAATCCATCGTCATAATAACTTACTGCATCTCCTTTATTTTTAAATATATCTTCTAAATCATCAGAAATATCATAACCAAACTTCTCGGCTATTGTACCCAATGTTTTTGCTATATCTGCACTATTTTCATTAGTAGCTTTAATAATATCAAGCAATAATCCGTCAAGATTATCTAATCTTTGGTTTAACCAGTTTTCTGCATCTTCATACAATTTATCAAGCATCTCATTTTGATCTTGTAAATAGCGTTCATATTCTGTCTCTTCCAAGTCTGCCTCAGCATTTTCAAGTTCTAAGCGTAATTGCTGTATCTTAGCCTTAGTTTCCTCTGAATTATCTCCTTCATATGCTGCTAATTGCTTTTGGATAGATGCAATATTTTTAGTCTTTTCTGAGATTGTACGCTCATAATCGTATAACCATAATGTTACTATATTAAATAAATAAAAAATTGTTTAATTCTTCTTCTACATTTTTAAAATAAGGTATACGAAGAAGTGATATACCATTATTTTTACAATATTCATTTTTTATGTTGTCATGCTGAACTGTATATTCAAAATATTCTTGTCCTCCAAAACGTTTTATTGGTTCAAAATGTTGTATTCCATCATATTCAATACATAAATTATATTCTAATAAATAAAAATCAAATGGAAGAGGTTTAATATCACGACAATCATCAAATATTTTTTGTGATTCATATTTGACATTATGACTGTTAAGCCACAAACGAATTTGTTTCTCTCCTTTACTTTCATTACATTTTGGACATCCGTATCCAGATAATATATTTGTTGGAGTACTATACCATTCATGTTCATCTACTAAACATTTATGTAAAATTGGAGTTTTTGAATCAATATAATTATCTAAAACAGCAATATTTAGATTTACCTTTTTTAAATCTTTTAAATATTGTTCATTATTTTTAAGATGTTGATTCCTTAACTTTTCACTTTTACATTTTTTGCAACCACATCCCTGCATAACAACATCAGGTGTAGTATTCCATTCAACATCATGAATAAGACATTTATGTAATATTGATGTTTTCATATTTATATATCGTTCTAAAGCAATAATATTAGGATTAATAATTCTTAATTCATTAACATATTCACTGTGTGTTTTAACAAGTTCATTACTTATTTTATCTTTTCCACACTTAGAACAACCACACCCTTTAAGTACATTACAAGGTATTGCACTCCAATAAATATTATGAATTAAGCATCTATGCAATATTTTTGTTCTTGAATCTATATATTCTTCAACTACTTCAACATTAGGATTTTTAACAGCCAACTCAACCACATATTCTTCATGTGTTTTCTTTTTCATAATTCACCTCCTAATTTGTATGTTTTATTAATATATATTTTTAATTAGTTTAAACAATTTTTATTTACAAAGGTTCGTTAAACCCTATAGATTTTACTTAAAGTTTCTTTAAGTAAATTTTCTTTAGCTTTCACTAAAGTGCAGACCATATCATTCACCATATAACTTTCATTAGTTACTTAGGTGTGTTCCACTTCGGGAGACTTCTCCCTAATGCCATTTCAGGCAATGGTCGTTGAACGTTCTTCATATAAACTTATTTTACAATAAATGACAATATTTGTCAATAGTAAATTGTAAAATTAATTAGTTTACTTAGAAGCTTCGCTGCTGATTACCTATATATCTTTACGTTTTCAAACCTTCATAATGTGATTTCTCCATTATTGTGGTGTAAAGCTTTAAGGTTTCCCAGCAATTCAAAACAATACATTATATTCTTTCGAAATATAACGGACTAAAAACTTATACTGATTAACATAAGTTTTTTAATCTTTCTCGGCATTTAAAGCCTCTTTTCTCTTATCAATTACTTCTTGCAATCTCTCAAGTAAATTATCATAAGCTTCAGATTGTAAATCTTTAATAGCTTGTATTTCATCTTGCGCTGCAGAAATCATATCACGTTGTAATCCTAATAATTCTTCACGTCTTTCAATTAATTCTGTATTATATGGATCTTTCGCTAAATCTTTATTAATTTCCTTCAACTCTTTAGCGTAATCTTCAGCTTGTGCCAAATAAGTATTATAATTTACTGCATGTAAGCCCATTGTAGCTTTTCCATGCTCAGTTATACCTGTATCTTCATCAAACAGTTTTTCATCTTCCATTAAGCCCATTAAAAACTCTGTCTCTTCTGTAAGCTTAGATATATGGTCTTGTTGCATATCAAATGCATCCCAATCAAGCTGACGTATATTCTTATCATATTCGATAAGTTGAGTATTTGCTGCAATAATTGATTCACGAACATCATCTATAGCACCAGTCATTTCATACCATGTTTCTGAATATTCTAAAACTCGATCTTTGCCTTTAGCATTCATTGCATCAGAAAGTTTTTCCTGAAGATCTAAAAGTTCTGCTTCAAGCTTAAGCTTCTTCTCATATTCTTCATCTTGAAGTTCTTTATAAAACAATTGACTTACAATATGTCCTTTTGCTTCTTGATTACTGATTAAAGCATCAAGCATACTTGTACGATTTTCAATCGCTCCAATTTTTGCATCATATTCAGAAGCAACTAAATCAAATGATTCAATGTAGTTATCTACAATTTCACTATTGATTTCTTCTGCACGTTCTTTTGCTTCAAGATGTTTTTCATACCATTCTTGATATTGAGAAATCTGCTTTTTTTTGGTTTCATCTGTAATTTCGTCAATTTGAATAGCACCATCACGAACTAAACTAGCAGTAGTAGGGTCTAAACCTACAGCGTTTGCTTTGTTTAAATACTTCTGAGCTGCCTGATTTTGATAATTTTGCTCTTCCAATAATTTGTTAGTTTCTTGAGCAATCGCATTATTTCTTGTTGACCATGACTTATATGTGGCACTGATTGTTCTACCGAGACTTGAAATAGCATCTTGAATACGCTTGATCTTTGTTTCAATCCAGTCAAATATCTGTAAAGATGAAGAATCTGCATTTAATTTATCAAAATTAAAGTCAAAATTGGTTGTAATAAGATTTAAATCATCATCAAGTATCTTTTTTGCTTGCTCCCATTCTTCTAGAGCTTTTTGATATTCAGATTCAATAAGATCCATTATATCATTTTCATTTTTTGCGCTATTTGATTGAGTAAAAGCAACACCTAAAGCCATCGTCTTTAAAGAATTATTTTTAATTCTGTTTTCTTGAACTTTATCATAAGCTTTTTCTAATTTATTTTTATTATTTAATGCTATATAATAATTTTCTAGATCGTCTTGATACGCTTCACCTAATTTTGAATATAATAATGCATTTGAAGTTCCTATATATTTATAATATTCTTCATCAATTTTACCTTTTTCTGTAACATACTCTTCATATGTTTTTCCGTCAAAATTTAAAATCCTTAAATATTCGTCTTCTGCAGATTTAAGCAAATCATTATTTTCTAAAACACTATTAGCAACTTCTTCAGCATTCGCAATATACATATCTTCCATATTGGCTATATATGTTTCTTTTGTATCTTCTGTAATGCCTTTCATTACTTCATTTGCAATATACCATTCAGTTAATATATCATTAAAAGCTTTTTGAATTGCGTCAGTACCATCAGTACCACTAGTCGGATCGCCTACAATTGACTCAAACAAGTTAAAACCATCTAATTCTTTAAATGTTTCTGGCATTGATGTAAGAGTAGAAGCAGTAACAAAACCTTTTCCTAAAAACTCTTCATAAGCACTAGTTAAAGATTCTGTACTAGTATCTGCCATTGCTAACTTTTCTGTGGCACTTAATAAATCAAGAATTTTATCCTTGACTTGCTCTGCTGTTAATCCAGTCTGGCTAAGTAGTTTTTTATAATCTTCAGTTGATTTTAAAGTTTTTTCTGTAAGTTCTCCAGATTTCGCAAGATCTAATAATTCTTCTCTTGTTTCTTCTTTAAAATCATTATTCCAAATATTTTCAATTCTTTCATACTCTGTTTCATAATTTGCCACCAAATGATCTTGATATAATTTAAAAGCTTTTTCAATGTCGTAATGTGTTTGTTCTAAAAAGTCATTAAAAAGTACAAGCTCGTCTTGAGTATTAATAGAATATTTAAATGCAAATTCTTCCATTTTTGCATATGCATCATTATAATTATATCCTTGCGCTTGATTTGCCGCATTTCTTAAAACTTCATTATAATTATTTGAGAATTTAACATAATCTTCCAATCCAAATAATTCTAAGAGTTCAACTTCTGTCCTACCTGTTGCCTTTACTATTTCTTCAATATATTGAGTTATAATATTAGATGCTTCGTTTACAGGCATATCATCTAGATTTGGTTCAAATAATTTATTAATGGCGGTTTTTACTTTATCATTATTCAAATCTTCAATTATATTATTAACATATTTTCCAACATTTTCTCTATTTGTTCCAAACTCGGAAACAATGTCTGTATTAAGATTATTTACTAGTATTGATGCCACATTTTTAACTTGCTCATCATCTAATTTTGAATAATCTTCATTATTCATAAGATATGCGTTGGCTAAAGTTTCTACATTATCAACAACTGAGTCAACCTCTGCATTTAAAGTTTGTTTTTGTATTTTTAATTGCTTTAAAATTTCTTCAACTTGTTCTTTGGAAATATTTTCAATATAAGCTCTTCCGTCTGTAGAAATTCCAGTTAAGTAAGTAAACCATTTTCTAAACTCTGCATCATCATCACTAGGATCAAATGAAGTATTTAATCCCGTTTTTTTCATTAAAATTTCTTTATAATTATCGTCTAATAATATATCTTGCATTTCGTCAATATGCATTAGAACTGATTTATTTCCCTGTGTATAATCATCCACGTATTTTTCATTAATGACATTGTTAGCATCTTTCAAGATATCATTTCCATTACCATCTTGACCTGTTGCGATAAGTAAATTATAAGCCTCTTCTTGAGCTTCTGTATAAGCATTTCTTAGAGTATCAACATTTCCTTTAAGTTTTAGAATCGCATTACCCTCATCTGTATATCCTTTAACCATTGTAGGGAACATTTCTGCAATTTCATTCACTATTGAATTATATTTATCATATTCTTCATTAGTTAAAGATACATTTTCTCCTAATGCATTTACACCTTCAGAAAGTTTTTCATAATCTTCCGCTAATTCTTCGACTCTATTCGCATTGGCATTTGCTGTATTGATAGCATGTTCATATTCAGACATTAAATCTTTAACTGCCTTAGTTGTTTTTTCAGCACTATTACCCCATGTATCATAAGCTTTTCGAGCAATAGTAACAACAGCAATTATGGCAGTAATGCCTACAATAATTGGATGAGCTTTTATAAAATTTAATGCTTTGCTTAATAATGTTGCTGATCCTGCAGCTTTTAATTGAGCAGCATCAAGTCCTAGGGTAATAGCTATTTGTTTAGCTTCTTCCAAAGTCACTGCTTTAGAATTTATAGCAAGCTGTATATCAGCTAAAGATGCTTGGACAGTTGCACCCGTCTCCATTTCTTCTGCGGTTATAAGCCCAGCTTTGACCATTAATTGTTCTGCTTCTGAATTAGTTTGAACTTCATTTGCAGCTTTTGCAGCCGCACTTGCAGCCGCTTCTTCTTTTTGTGCTTGAGATAACTGTATTGTACTTTGAGTATTTAACCTATTCATCTCTGCTTCACGAGCCATAGTAGCGGCTTTTTGTTTTCTAGCAATATCATTTTCATACGTCACCTTTGTGTTCATTACAGTAGCCGCAGTGTCTGCTTCTGTTTGAGATGATGTAGATGTAAAACCATTTTTTATTATATTTGATATCAAACTTTCGTTTGATAAAATAATTAATTTTTAATCTTTTATTTTTTCTATATATAATAAATTTTAATAAATTTGATAATTTTCAAATATAATATATAACATTTTAATCCTATACCTTAGAAAAACAACACTTTATAATTTATATAACTTACATTGTTATAACGAACTTTATATATTTAAAACCAGTAGAAGAGTAGTATTGTTTTTCTAAGATACAGGATTAACTTATATCTATATTTAAATATTTATTATCTATTATATCTAAACTTTTTAAGTTAATTATTTTATCTTATTCTCTTCTAGGTTATAAATATATATTTATTTATATATTTATTTTATATATTTATTTTATATTTATTTATTTTATATTTATTTATGTATTTTTATTTTTAATCACTTTTAGCCATGATACATTTACACACTGGCTTGTGTGCCCTAATAGCATAAAGTGTTATGTATCTCAACACTATTAATTACATCTATGCCTGATGTCAGTTTCGAGTGCACTTTTATGAATAGAAGAGTAACATTATCTATCCACACAGCCCTTACACTCTGTGAAGGTAGCTCTGTTCTAGAGCTGTCTCTTGCGCATTACGTCTCTTAAAATAAAACTTTTTACTTTACCTCATACTTTCGCATTTGCCACTTATACATCCCTGCATAAGCTTAGTAATTTATTCCTTTTAGACGCTCCACGTCCTATAATTAATAATAGGAGAGTAGTGCATTACCACTTACTCCATTCTCTGCTGTTTAGCTACAGCAAGCCTTGTTATTCTCTAATGCGCATAAGGATAGCAACACCGATTTTAGTCAATACACATTTTATTTCCATATTTCATATGTTTATATAATATATTTTATACTTCTTGTAATTGTGTATTAACATTTTTCGATGCCTACACTTAATCACATTTGATACATAAACAATTATCTTCACAAACTATTTTTGCTTTATTATTGTTTCTTGCTTTTTCTCTACGTTTCTTACGTTTCCTTATATTTTTCTAGTCAAGCATTTGTTGTCGTTTACATTATATACTTATTCTTTCATATATTATTTATTATATACTTCTGTATGTACTTTTACGCACACTCCTTAGCATACTTCTTCGGTACTCCGTATATTCCATATGATCTGTATATTTTTATGCACTATATGTATCTTTACATATACAACGTCAACTATACCAAATCTGACTAAGTATTGATATTCTTATACGCACTAAATTATAACTCGTTCACCTTTCAGCTAACTTGCTCGGTGGCATATTTGATTCGAGGGTTGACTTTTATATATTTATTTTGTTTAACCCTACCACCGCTACTTGAAATTGTTTTTATTAACGCTTTTCCACCTATTATTGTACCTGCGCCAATTACGGTTGACAATCCTAATCCAAGCTTTTCAACAATTTTAAGAAGCCCTGTAAGTTTGTCAACAAACCAGTTCATTGTTTCTCTGGTTACTTCGGATGTCCATATTTTCTGCCATTGATTACTAAGTTTATCTAAATGACCTTGAATAGATTCAAGATATCTCTCATTTTCTTCTAATGCTGAACCCTCTGCTTTTTGAGAATCTTGATATACACTTTCTAATGTATCTCCTTGTTGAAGAAGACCTGCAACTACAGATCCACGTGTTTTACCTGCTATTACTTCAAGTACACTGGCTCTATTTACGTCACTAAGTTCATCCCATACTTTAGAAATTTCTAATAAAATTTCATATGTACTTTTAAATGTTGAATCATCAATCATGATATCAACACCTGTTAAAGCCATAATCTTTTCTTGTAATTTTGATGTTGATGTTATTAAACCTTCTGTTTCTTCACCTGTTTTTTCAAGCTCGGCTTTTGCGCCTCTTAAACGCATAGAAACAACTTTTATAGCATTACCTACGCTTTCTGGGTCTTGTGTAATAATATTACCTGCTGTAATTAATGCAATCGCTTGATCTAAATCATTGTTTGCGGCTACTAATGTAGATGCTGATCTTTCAAGAGCTGCACCTATTCCCTCAGAAGTGATCGCATAGTTATTTCCTATCTCGTTAAACTTGTCTACAATGAGCTGAGAACTCTGTGCATCAAATTCTTCAAAAGCTTTTAATGTTGATACCATATGCTCTGTAGCAGTATCAATATCCATATCGCCAACGTTAGAATATAACGCAGCATTTCTTGCTAATTCGCTTGCATCTTCAATAGCATAACCAAGTTTTTCCCAATCAGCTGCAGAATTAACGATTTCTTTGCCAGTACTACCAATAGTTTCTGCAATCTCAAATGATTGTTTTTCAAATTTCTTTAATGCTTCAGCACTATCATTAGATACCTTTTGGAGTTCTGTCATGGCAGCATCAAATTCTTTTACAATTGAAATACCTTCTTTAAAATAACTAATAACTCTAGTTATTAACATATAACCAGTATAATATCTAGTAAAATATCCAATCATTTGTTTAAATGAAGCTTTAAGATTAGTAATAAATCCAACTGCTTGATTTGAAACTACAGAAGTTTGTCGTAGTCCTTTATTAAGGGCATCAACACTACCAGTCATTTTTAATATTTGACCTTCACCATTTTTAAAGCTTATAGTAAGTTGACCATTTTCTTGTGCCACCGTTTTACCAACTCGCCTTGTATAACCAAGGGTTTTAGCGTAATTTTGCATTGCTTCTTCAAGCTGCTGGACATTAGTTACTTGTCCTATTGTTTCAGGAATAAGTGTTCCTTTACCTTGTGCCTCTTTATAAAGGTCATTAATCATAGGACTTAATTGCTTGATTAATTGGAATTCTCTATCTGAGATTAACTGCTTATCACTTGTTTGCGCTTTAAAATCATTAAATTCTTTTAATCTTTGTTTAACTTGTGTAAGTAAAGAAATGAATCTAACAGATTTTACATTCATTTGATCAAATTCTGCTATTTGGGCTTCAAAAGAACCAATTTTAGATCCTTGAGATATTCTTTGTACTTCTTCATCAACAATAGAACTATACTTAGCTATATCTTGAATATATTTTTGAATACCATCAAAGCTGCTTAAATCTTTATTAAAATTAGCATTATACAATCTTTGAATTAATTCATTAAATTCTTTAAGTGCGTCAGGAGATAGCTGTCCTAAAGACTTTAACTTACTTTTTGTTTCTTCGATTTTATTGATATAAGAATCAAATGCTTTTGCACCTGCTTGGCTAACTCTTTCAGTAAGTTCTACTATAGAATTTTGCTGAATATCTAATAACTGGTCGTCATTAACGCCTGCATTTTGTGCTGATGCATACATATTTGCAAAATTAGTTCTAGCTCTATTAACTTGTTCAAGAGCGTTTGCAAAAGAATTCTCGCCAGGTTTAACACTTACAGATGTTAGCTGAGTGTAAGCAGATATTAAATTCTTTAAAGATTCCTTAAGGTTATCAACTGCCGCTTTTTCATTTTTTGCAGCTTGAGCCTTTTCTTCAGAAGCCTTTGCATCTTCGTATCTAGCTTGAGATGCAGTAGAACCTTGTCTTGCTTCTCTATATGCATTTCCAGCCTCACGTTGTTGTCCTTTGTTAATTTTACCTTGTGCAAACATTTGGTCAACATCTTCGATAGCCTTTTTAGCATTATTGGCAGCTTCAACCGTTTTATTTAACTGATCTTCAATTTGATTAGACTTTTTACCTTTACCAAGATCAGAAGCCATCATATTATTTAATTTATCAGTTTCTACTTCAAGTTGTTTAATAATTTGTATACTCTGATCATATTGACTCTGAATCTCTTTTTGTTTCTGAATTGCTAAATCATGATACTTTTTCAAAGAATTAAACTCTCTAGATATTGTACCTATTGATTTGGCAAGTGGTAATAACTCATCACCACTACCCACTTCATTTAACTTAATCCATAAGTCTTCAGCCTTCTTTTGTAAATCAGAAGTATAATCTCCAGCCTTTTTTAAATCTGCAATTAACCCTTCGATATCTGCAATAGATTGAGCTTTTTTATTTTCAAAGTCAGTAGTAGCCATAGTTGGAACATTATCTTTAGATTGAAGTCTATTTACCAATGCTTTATAATCATTTATTGCTGTTTCAATTTCTGCAATTGCTGCTTTAGAAACAGAAACAACACCATCACCCAAATATTCGTTTATTTTATTAGTAACGTTGCTATGCGCAGTATTAACTTCACCAATTCTACCCTCTGTTCTAATAGGTCTAGTTGCATGTTCTAAAGCTTCTCTTTTTACTCTATCAATTTCACCTTGATATTTAAGTTGCTTTGCATAAATTTCATCTAAATCTTTTTTCTCTTTTTCTCTGGCTTTTTCTTCCTGTTTAGCTCTAGCAATTCCATCATCGGTTGCTTTTGTATACAATAAAACAAGAGCTTGCTCGGCTTCCATTACATCATCAGTTGCTACTGCCATTTCATCAGTTAACTTCTTTAACGAATAAACTTCGGTAACTGTTCTTTTTAATGCATCGTCTACATAAGTTATTGATCCACCAGTAATAGTACCATCTGCACTAGAAGTTACAGATATTTTTGCATTATCTTTTGGAATATTTTCTGAATTATTAATAACTTCCTGAAGCTTATTTATAACATCTTCTGAAGCAAAAGTAGAGTTTTCAAGGAAATCATAACCTTTAGATTTACTCTTATTATTCTTTTCTTTAGCTTTAGTATTATTTTCAATAGCTTCCGTTTGAGTTTCAATAGCATGTGTAGTCTCTTCAACTGCTTTAGCTTGTTCTTGTTCTTTCTCTACAATAGTAACAGTAGCAGAAGATGAAGAGTCGGCTTTCCCTTGAATTGGGTTTTTGATTTTAGGATGCTTCTCTAACCAATCCTTATTAGCAATCCTAAGTTTTCTCTTTTTCTGCTCGCTTTCAATTACTCTTTCATTTGATTCAGCTTCTTGATTATTAGCTTCAATAATAGATTGTATGTATTCTAATGAACCATCTGCAGCCAATGTATCAGATATAAATGATAATCTCTCTTGTTTACCATTATTTAATACTTCATATAATTGCCTAAGATCATTTTGAGCTATACCAGTAATATCAATAGTATGTCCAAGCGCACTGTTTAATTCTTCTAGATATGTAACTATATCTGTACCACCTTTATTTACTAGAACAGTAGAACCTATGACATTTCTTATCTTATGATAATCATCTCCAAGCTCCGATGCAAAAATAGGACTATTATGAATCTTAGAGTTACTTACATACTCTCTTAACTTATCGTATTCATCATATGCACTACCAATGGCAGTTTTTGCAACATTTGCATCTTCAGCTAAAATATCAAGAATGCTATGATAATTAGGAGGTGTACTCATAAATATATCAAATTCATCTCCAGACATACCAGCAGAATTAGCTTCTCTTAACTTAGCTAAAACATCATCTATCTCAAATCCTAATCTTTCAATAACAGATTTACTTTTTACACCAAAACTTTCAGCTATAGTTTTTGCAAAGTTTTGTGCTTCTTCCGAAGCTTTTTGTTCTTTTTGAGCGAGTCGTTCTGTTTCGTGTGCAGTTTGTTCAATTTCTGGAAATCTATTATTCATAACTTGTTCAAAATTTCCTATGGAATTTTGCAAGTCATCTAAACGAACATTATTACGTTTATTATTACTATCAGTATAAGATAATCTATTTCTTCCATTCGTTAAAGTAGAATATTCTTCCATTAATGGAATGATTTCTTTTAACATTGAAATATGCTGTTCAAAATCTTTCTTTTGAGAATTTTCATCGAGCTTATGATTGTTTAATTCATCATACTTTTCAATAATTTGGGAAGTAACATTTTTTAATTCATTAGATTTTTGTGTTGCTTCATCTAATGACAATTCAACGCCATCTAAAGATTTTATTATATCATTAGCTCTTACAACATTTTTTGGATCAAATATAATTACTTGAGTTCCATCAATAATAGAATCATATCCAAGAAACTGTAAGACATCATTCATAGTCTGCCCTTTTTGTTTTGCTGCTACTTCTAATCCATCATTTATACTAACACTTCTTGAAAATTTTTCTCTTAAGTAATCTTCATTTCCAGGGTGTTCTGTGCCATAATATTCCTTGAAAATTTTAATTATTTCATCTTCAGAAAAAGCTTTAAATAGTTCACCGCCCATACGACTGATTACATTTTTAATTAATGGCTTTGTTACTTTTGCGTACCATTCTGTTTGGAATATGCCATATGCTGCATCATTATAATCTCTAGGATTAGTTGCCAAATAAGTTCCCATGCCTTGACTAAGACCTTGATTTTTTCCTGCATTAGACAATGAAAATGATTCAAATATTTCATTAGAATTATGATATAGTTTAATAATGCCTTGATTTTGTTCTTCAATTAATTTTGTACCTTTTAACAATTCCGCATTAACTTCTTTTATCTTTTGACCATATTCGTCAAAAAGTTTAACTGCTTTCTGTCCTGAAGATTCTTCTGTGAGTGAAAGAGAAGGAGGTTCAACTTTCATCTGTTCTTGAAGAGTCTTGGTTCTTTCAATTAATTCGTCAAGATACGTAAAATCTTTAGTAATATTACTACTTTCTTCATAATACAATACACGATGCATTGTATTATTGTTAATTAATTCACGTAATTGTTCTTGATAACTTTTCATTACGGCAATAGATTCTTCTAAATTATCAGTGTTCTTTAAAACTGGCTTCCATGTGTCTTTGTCTGCAATAACATTTTGATCATTCCAATCATATATTTCATTAATTAATGATTTATATTTTTCATAGTATGTTTTAAATTCTTCAGTTTGTCTCCATGTTTCTTCTGCTTGTTCTATAAGACCATAATAGTCCATTCCTTCAACAAAATCATCAATAGGAACAGCATATCCACCTTTATAATCAAGATTCTCAAATACTTTTAAACCAATATCTGTTTTAAATAATGTCAACAATTTGTCGTTAATAATATCCTGCACGTCATCAAGTACGTATCCAATATTATTACCAAAATCTGCAAGTTTGTATTCTACTGTATATCGAAGATCCTCTATATTACTTTCTAAAACATATTTCAAACTACTTATATTTCCTTTTAAATTGCTTTCGTAAGTTTGAAAAATATCTCCAATATCAAAATCTACAGAAGTCAATCGTTTTATAGTTCCATCTAATAATTCTGCTTCAATATACCCAAAATAATCTACACTTTGCAATTCTTTATAATTTTGATTACCCTGTTTCTTACCAATAGCAATATCTTCTAAAAATTTAAGCCTATCTTCAAAAGATTTATCGTTAAAATATTCACTCCAAAAATTTGCATGATAAGCACGTTCATACTCTTCAATAATTTGATTTAATTCTTTAATATTATCGTTTGCATCTCGTAGAATTTCCTTCACTTGATCATTTTTTAAATAATTTTTAAGAACAGAAGCAAGACTGCCTTTTTGTGTAAAATCATCTTTTTTTATAACATTACCTTCGTACCATTCAACATCTTCTCTAGGGTATCTTTCACGTAAAATATTAATTTTTTCTTGTACTTCGCACAATTCTAAATATGCTTCTGTTAATTCTTCAACAGACAGTGCTTCCGTATGTAAATTTGTAGGAGTAGAAGGCGCAATCGCTTTATTCATCCAATCATTCAGCGTTTCAATATTAGTAGCAAAGTTTGACTTTAATTCTGAAATATTACCTAAAACACCAGATTTAAGAGAATTATCTAAATTTAAAGACTTAATCCTTTCTTCTACATTAATTAAATTTTCTTCAAACGACTTTAATGATTCAATTTGAGCTTTTAAAAAATCAGAAGAACTATTTTCATTTGTTCCATTAACAATAAGATTTAGAGATCTTTCTAATCCTTCGACTAGCTTTATTGAATCTTCAAGTTCTTTTTGTAATTGGTTTTGATTTTCTATCTCTTGTGAAGTACCAGATGATGGAAGAGAAGTAGAATTAGTAGAAGCTTTCATAAGATTATTTCTTAAATCAAATATAAGACTAGCTATTCTGCTATCATTATATTCAATATCTTTTCCGAGATATTTTCTATCTTCAGTAAAACTTACTTTGTTTTTATTTGGTTTTCTTGTAAATTCTCCGTCATTATTCAAGAAAAACTTTGCCCCGCTTCTAGTCCCTTCAAATGTAAAATATTTTCCCATTTCTGATTTTTCAACAAACATTTTCCATGCATCAACGTCAACCTTCATTGCCATTTCGAGAGCTGTTGCTATAGATTTTATTTTATCATCTGGCAAAGAAGAAAGAATTTCTTTTAATTCCTCAAAATTAATAGTTGTTTTATTTACAAGTTCTTTTAATCTTTCAGTCTTATCAACTATTTGAGTAGGATTAGGCTGTGGAGTCGAAACAGAAGGTGTAACCCTTTCACTAAAATGAGTATCAAACTGTGCCTCTTCACCAATAAGAGAAGAGTATAGATTTCTAATCTCTGCTTTAATACTTCTATTTTTATTTAGTTTCCCATCAAAGTAATCGTTTACAGTGTCATATAATGCTATAAAACTTATCTTTGCATCTTCTAACTCCCTATTTAAATCATCAAGTAATTTTGCATCAGTTGTTTGACTTATTTGTTCTTTAAGATTTTTGATACCTTCAGCATATCTTTCAATACTATCTTTAGAATATTTCCAATCTTTTCCATCAAAATCATTAACGTTACCCTCATTACGTTGTTGGTCAGCAAGTTCTTTTAAGTTTGTTTTAAGATTATTAACTGAACCATTAGCTTTGTCTGCTTTTTCTTTAATCTTTTCAAACTCATCACTATCTACAACTACTGGGTTGGAAATTTCCTTTGGTACTGAAATAGCTTTGCCACTCATTATAGCTTCTACTGCATTTTTTACATCACTATATTCCTCTAAAATCTGATTGTATTTTTCCATAACAATCTTACGTCTTGTCTCGAAATCTTTATCAGTTTCATCTTTATATTTTAAACTAGATATGTCGCCATTTTGTAAAATATTTGCCATATTAAGTGCGAAATCCGCTTTCGATGCAGCACCATTTAATTTACCATCTGTCGTACTTAAAGTATTCCACTTTCTTCTAAAATTACTGCTTACTTTCCCCATCTTGTCAAGAGACTTGCTTGTTGTGTCAATTGCTTTATGTAATGCAAGCATTTCATCTTTCTCTTCTTTGATGACAGTTATTGTCTTCTTGGCAATTTCAATAGTTTCTTTACCTTGCGATTTGATAGCTTTGTCTGCTAAAGCCTGTCTATCTTCAAGTAACTGAAACACATCATCTCCAAATAAATTTTGTAATTCTGTTTCAGAAGTTAAATTTTTAACTTTACCTTTAATATTTTCAACAATAGTATCTAATTCTTTCATTTTAAAAGTTCCTTTAAAAGGAATTTCAATTTCTTTATCATAAATTTTGGCTCTCTCTCTTATTTTACCTCTTAACTCATCTTCAATATGGCTTAAATAAGCTGCTGCCTTATACATTTTTTGGTACTGCTCTAATGAATCTTTATTTGTGATTTTACTTAAATCAATATTTTCTTTCATTTGAGAATATCCAAGAAATAACTTTTGCCTATGCTTTATTTGATCTTTTAATTCCTTTTCAACTTCCAAACCTTGATTTTTTAATGCATTTACAATTTCTTTTGTTGACTGAGTAATTTCCTTACTGTCAGGTAAAAATCCTCTTAACCATTTACTAGATTCTAAATCATTAAACGTATCATTTACATTAAATTTTTTTGCAGAATCATAAACTTCTTGAATTGATTTAATGTGGTTTTTAATAGTCTTCTTTAAACGTTCTGCTCTTTCATCTAGTACTTTTTCTTGTTTACTGTATTCTTTATTGCCAAACACGCTTAGTTTCCCCGACATTTTTTCATTAAGTCCAGAAAAAGCTTTATCAATCATCTTTTCAAGTTCTTCACCATCTTTAGCAATCGACTGCCCAAGTTTTTTTGTCGCTGTTGTGTTTTTCTTTGCAACTGTTTCCATAGTTTTTTCTATTTGTTGTTCTTGACTTAATAAATTTGTTGCAAATTCGCCAAATTTTTTCTCTGCTTTCTCCATAGCAGCACTTAAATATTGGTCTAACTTTTTATCTATATCGCCCGAAAGTCTTTTTTCGCTCATAATATATCATACCTCCTTTTAGTAAAACTCATACTTTCCTGCTAATTGACCCATTTTTTCGTCAAATATTTTATCATACATTTCTACAAATCTATCTTCAAATTCTTCAAATGCTTCGTTTATATATGTATCCTTTAATGTTATATAATTCCCTGCAAAATCTCCACTCCAAGGTACAGGAGCATGTCTTCTTCCTGCAAATCTTTGACCAGATTTAACCATTTCGAGAACCTTATCTCTACCATGACGATCATACCCTGATTCCATAAGTTTATAATTAGTACCTAAAATTAATTCTCTGCCTTGTATATGTATATTATTTGCACGATATAAGTTTTCACCAGTACCAGTACCAGGTTTTGATTGTCCATGTCTTATATACTTCTCTGTTTCATATTTATAATAATCAGTTATTAACTTATCATACATCTTGCTGGCTTCATCCTTTAATTCTTTAATAGTTAATAAGTCTGCTTTTTTAACCGCATCGGTAATATCAGATTTTATTTGTTTTAATATTCGTTGTTTCTCATTTTCTAATATTTCTCTATAATTTAAAGACATAAAACAATCAACCTACCTTTCTAAATATTTTAATTTTTCTTTCTAATTTTTATTTAAAAAATCTACCTATACGCTGTGACACATATAGGTCGTAGCGTTTATTTATTACTTAATAATTTTAATATACTTTCTATATTATCAAGCTTTGGTAATTTACCAATTGCCTGTTCCATCTTTTCTTCATCTTCTAACACTTTTGACAATGATTCCAATCCTGACCCTGCAAGTGCTCCAAATAATTCTCCAAATCTTGTTACTTGTTTTGCTAAATAAGCTTCAAAAGTTTGTTGATTTACAAATGTACCTTCAACAGAAGAATAAACCTTTAGTAGCTCTTTTATATCTTGTTCCCCAATCTTATACATAATAATTGGATAAACTCCATTTTCCATTAATAAATCATAATCTTCAAATATAGAACCATTATCTCCATCATCTTTATTATGCTTGTAATCCAATGTTGTATAAAGAGTTAATATAGAACAAAATAATCCAATTTGTGATAAAACAGAATCTACATATTTTATTCCATCTTTCTCTTGTATACTTCTTTCAAATGCTGTTTCTAATACAGCTTTCTTTTCAAGAATAGGAGCATAATGTCTTTTAATAACACTATTTATTAATGCTTCTTTTGTCGCATCACTTTGTAATGAATTATATTTATTTACAAATTCTCTTACAGTCATTGTCTTTTCTTTATTTTCACTCATATCTTTTTTCCTTTCATTCAATAACTTAATAAATTAATTAGTTTCTGGATAAACCTTAAACTTAAAATAATTACAATCACTCCAAGCTTCAAAATAATTCTCAAATGCATTATATTTAATGTGGTCTAATTGCGGACATGTATTACATACATAAATATAATCTGTACTTGATAAAACATTATTACGCTCATTTAAATAATTTTGAAGTTCCCAATCGTACATTTTTTGCTTCCTTCCTTAATTTTAATTAGTTATTATGTATTATAATCTCAATCTCTGTTCTTGGATTTTCTTTATCATATCCTGTTTTAAGAGTGAGAGAGTGTAAATGCTTTTCATCGTCATCTACTATAAAACCAGATTCTGTAAAGCCATCTAAAATAAACTTCGGTACTTGATTGTCAGTATCGTGTCTTCTTTTTGTATTAAAATAGACAGTTAAAACAATATCAAAATCGTCTAACTGTCTGTTTTCTAATCTCTCTAACTTCATCCAAAATTTAACAAAATCTTTCCATTTTTGTTTTAATGCATTCATTTGAATACGTGGAAGTATGATCCATGTATTTATTGATGGGTGATACGGATGTTCTATTGGAACTTTCTTCGCTTTTGGATGTTCTAAAAAATAATATCTGTTATATTTATCCAACACTGCTTGATCAAGTGTTAATTTTATGATTCCATTTTCTTCAATACAACTCATATCCTTTTACTCCTTATATTATTAATTAGTTTACTTCTTTTTAGTTGTTTTCTTTGTAGAAGATTTAGTAGTTTTAGCTACTTTCTTTTCTTCTTGTTCTTTAAGTTTTCTATATTTCTTATACTCACGACTTAAAGCCTGAAGCATTGCAAATTGCATATCTTCGTGCTTACACAACAAGTCTCTTTTTCTTGGATTCCTTACTAAATCAATCCATTTTTTACTTCCTCTTTCATAAGCTGCATATATACCTATATCTTTAGGCAACATCTTTTTTGCTTCTTCTATCAAATCTTCTGTACAAACTAAATAATTGTAATGACCTATCCATGAGAGAGCAGCATTGCTGTGAAGATCAGCTTTAGAGATTTTTAGCTCATACGCCCTCCAAATTCCAGTTGTTTCATATGTAAGCATATCTACACGTTCACGATGTACTTTTCTACAAAGACATTTTGGAATGGCACATTCGTATACTCCATACCAACCTTTTCTCCATAATGTTTTATATAATAAATCTTCTAATTCTTTAGTTGTCATTAAAAATCACCTACCTTATACATTTTATTATGTATACTTTCATAATACTTTTTTCTTATCTCATTACATCTTTTGTACTCAGCAGAAGAGAAGAGTAGTTTTAATTTGTCACACGCAGACATGAACAGATCTTCTCCTGAAGAATCATTCTTGTCATAAAACCATTCTGTATTTGGAATTCTGTATTTATTAAATTTATCATGCATAATATTTTCTAATGTATATAAATATGTAGAAGGTGAAACTAAAACATCTATAATACAATCACCAGCACTATTGCTTCCACATAAAGATTGATATCTTTGTTGAACATTCTTGGTTTTACCTATTTTTACTTTCCCAGCAATATTCCTCATTATGTAGATATACAACCTTGGCTCTTCTAAAATTGGATAGTCTTTTAAATCTTTCCCTGTTCTTTTATCTATCATTTTTTATTTCCTTTTAATCATTTAAATATATTTAGTTTATTCAGCTCTTAATGTATGATTATCCCATCTGCGTTTTAAATCTGCTGTAAAATCATTCTTTTCAAACACATATACCATACGTTCCCTATAATCTACATCTTTACTTTTATCATAATAAATATCTACTAAATAATCAGCTGCACCATTAGCCATATATTTTACATACTGATTTAACAAGCTAACATATACTACACCATAGGCTGGATCATATTCTTTTCCAGTCACTTTACTTTTAACTTTCTTCATATATTTTCTCCTTTTACTCATAATTAATATTTATGTAAAACGTAAAAAATGGGGTGACACATTCTTTCATGAATAGTATCACCCCTTACATATTATTTTCTTCTTTATAAAAAATACCATCCACTATATTATTCTTCATTTTTCTTTGAAGTTCTTTTTCTGAATTTCTTCTCTACAACTTCAATGTTATTTTCTTCAATAATTTCTTCAGCAGTTTCGTTAGTCTCAATAATAACTTCTTCTACTGGAGTTTTTTCAACAATATCAACAACAGTTGTTTCAATAGATTCAACTGTCTCAACATTATTAGTCATTTCTAAAATTTCTTCAATCTGCTTTTTAACAGATTCTTTAAAAGTGCTTAAACCACTTAAATCAAATGTTCCTAATTTTTCTTTTGCTTCTTCTTTAGAAATTTTATTAAAATTATATTTATTTAATACATCATAAATCTTAAAACAATTTTCTGTATCAGTAATTATTTTCCATGGTTTCCAATTCGATTTATTTCTTTCACATGCAATACATAAGTAATATTTATTATCACATATAACGCAAGAAGCATTTTCTTTTTCATTTCTTCTATACATCATATTCCTCCTTGTCCAATAAATTAATTACATTAGACTCGTAGGCTCTCGCCTACAAGCCTAATGTATAATTTAATTATTCTTAGTCTTCTGGAATGATTAATGTAAAGAGTTCGTTTGTATCTGAACAGTAGTTCTGCTGAGCAATCAACTCAAATCCCTGTGTCATTTCTGTTTCGAAAGCAACATCTGTAGCTGCAGATAACTTAGCTGATGGTAATACCAACATTGCATAAATCTCTGTTGTAGAGTCACAAACGTCACGTCCAAGAACTTCCATAACAAACTTACCAGCTTTAGGGAAGTTATTAGCAGAGTTCATTACATATGTAGCTGTTCCTACATAATCATATGAAACAAAAATACGACCTTCTTTAACGCTTGTTGGTAATGTGATTACATTTCCTTCAATTGCAAATGCAGAAGTAGAAGCAGCTGCACCTACAGTATACTGTGTTCCTAAAGAACCATCACTGTTTAATACATAAATGTATTTTACTGTACTAACTTCACCTTCATCTGTTGTTTCTGTCTTTGGTGTATGACCTAATGTAATTGTTGTACCTTCAACATTATGAGATTCAAATACAGGAACATCTCTTTCTTCTGTCTTTGCTTCTGTACCAACCTGCTCTGCAAGTAAGCTTAAGTCAAAAATAGCATTTTCTGCAGAAAGAGTACAGCTCTTTGATCTATCAAATGACATGATAGGTGTACCAAGTGCATCTACTGCATCTACTGTTTCAGCCTCCATTGTTAATGAAGGACTCTGAATCTGATTCAAGCTCCATAAAAGCTCACCAGTCTTATTGTCATACATATTACCACGTACAACTCTGTCTACGATAAAATTCTTAATCATTATTTTTTCCTCCTATAAATTATTATGTTTATATCTTATATAAAATATAAAATTAATTAGTTTCAAGATTATTGCTTAATGTTCATAACACCTTTGTGTTCTTTTCCTTCATTACTTAAATCTCTTAACCAATTAAATTGATCTTTAGGTATTTTAGATGTGTCAACCATTCCACTATACATACCTTGAAGTAAAGCAGTAGTAGACACTATTGTAGATATTCTTTGTACTGAATCCATAAATTCAACAATACCTACATTTCTTAATTCGTCTTTTTTATATTTAAATCCTGGATGATTTAACATGCTAGATATTAAAGGCATAAGATTAGATGTATATTTTTCTTTTCTATTTAAAGATTTTCTAAATCTATCATCTTCAATAAGAACATTAAATGTTCTTTTGTTTTTTGCCTTTTCAATCTTTGGATGTATATTAAACATTTCTCTTATATATGTTACTATCTGTATATAAAGAGCCTTGTCAATAAGAATATCAGAATCCTTATCATACAAACATAATTGATTGTTTTCTTTATTAACACATGGTATCATTTGAGATAAATCAATATCACCTAAAAATAATTTAGTATCTTTCGATGTAAAACTCCTTGTTAGCATTATAAATAACTCAAAATCATCAACTGTTTGCCAATCAGTTTTATTCATATCCCATAATTCTGATTTCATATCTGAAGGGATACACGTTAATGCCGATAATACAGAATAAAAATGTCTCTCTCCAAACTCTACTATTTCTCCAACTTTTGGCTGATGTAATGTAATATTGTCATTAATAATAATATCATCACCAAAATATAATTGTAATTTATCTACTTCTATAAAGTTAGACAAGTCTACGTCAGGTAATTTGCTTTCCATTATTATAAACCTTTCCATCTTTTACTATAGAATTTGTAGTAGTTTGTTCGAATATAAGAGTTCTGCCAACATACTGTGCATCAACAGCCATAGGTCTATCAGATACCAAATGCACCTGCGTACCAAATAAATTACTCCAATCAAATTCATCAGTTATTAAAGCAGCCAATAAATCATGACGAGCAATACCAGTTTCTTTATCTAATATATTTTTATTATTACATACAATATAAAAGATAACTTGTCCTAGCTTCATAATTTTATTATATCTAGCAACTTCATCAAATGATGTTTCAAAACAAATATAATTTTTTACATTTTCTTGAACATTTACTAGCAAATAGTAAGGGAGTATATTTTCTCCATAATAATCATCTGGACAATCTGGATCTAAATCTTGATTATTTAAAGAACGAATTATTTTTGAATTATTAATTAGTTTATCTTTTATAATTTCTTTATATTGGATGTTGTCATTTCCTTTTTGTTTCTTATACTGGATAATTTCCTTAATATCTTTATCAATCATAACAACACCTCCTATGAAACTATATCTAAATCTGCAGTAGCAGATAATTCATTAATTTTTAAAGTTACCGTAATTCTTTTGTTGAGATAAGTTTCATCACCTTTAAATTTAAACTTGCATTTATATTGATTACCATCTTTTAAACTATAAGATCCATCAATAACAATTAAATTATCTTTTGCAAATTCATTATCTTTAAATGAAATATCCCAAATAAAATCATCACTACTATAATTATTAGTTACATCATTACCATCATTATCTAAAATCTTAGCATATACTACTTTAGAGCCACCATTAATTCTAACACTATAAGTTTTTGCCTCAATAGAAAGTATGTTTGTAATTACTTTCATATCAGATATAACCTCTTCTGGAACAATAGTAGAAGAGTAGTAGTCTGCATACATTTCTCCATAAGTAAGACTATTTGGATCGTTATCTACATAATCTTTATTTTGATCAAATTCGTCTTGAACTACAGTATATTCAATAACTCCTTTTGGAGAAGCGTTATTAATTTTAGATATTGCATAAGCATATGGTTCATCTTGAATCATTGAAAGGAACAACCTTTGATCATGTCTAATCTCTGCAGAAATTGGATTCCATGGAAGCCAAAATTTATCCTGATTATCTAAGATTGTAATTTTATCTCCCCTCCATCGTCCAGAGGTATAACTGTTCTGTGAACGGTCAACTCCCCACATCTTACGTTTATATCTATGTATACCGTCATCCTTAATCCACATAAATAAATAGTTACATTTCATAATACCGCATTTAACAAACTGATTTGCTTCTTCTTTATAGAAAATAAACCACTTTTGATATACTCCTCTATCATCAGGCACATCCACGTACAACCCTACAGGGAATTCTACGCCTAACTTCTGATATCCATCTACGAACCATTGAGGTTTACAACTCATTGAATTCCAAACATCTGGTTCAAACTGAATATGGTATTCTGGATCATCTTTTGCTGCAGACTTATATGCCTTTACAATAAATTTTAATTTTACTGGTATTTTAGATTTTGATAAAGCAGGATTATATCCATTTAAACCTTCATCAAATTGATCATCATGATAGTAATCGTATATGTAACACAATTTGCTTTGGATATCGTTATCCCATGTCTGTTGCATAACATCATCAGCCATTGCCTTCAACTGCTGACCATGACTACCAACATTTGTACATAATTTTTGCATGTCTTCAAAGGAGAGCATATTACACCTCCTCTAATTTATCTACCTCAGCTCCTGCATCTAAAATTAGTTTCCTATAAGTATGAAAATTAAATTCAGGATTGTTATATTCAATCTTTGCAGCCTGAAGTAAACTTAAAACTGTTACCAATTCTGGCTGATTCATAAGTAACTCATTTAATCCACCAATTCTTAATAACAGTCCATTAAAACTTTTATTTACATCTATATCTTCATACTCCGATGCAGTTTTTCTATCTACACAAAGTAATAAAAAGAAAATAGAACTTCTTAATGATTTTTTAGTTTGCACAATTTGTTCTTTAGTAAATTCTCCATATAAGTGTTTCATTACGATTCACCTATATAATCATTATTTAAATAACCATAATCTCTAATAAACTTCTTTAAATTCTTTTCAAGAGTTTCAAGTCTAGCAATATTAGGTTTATAATTATTTAACATTGACTTTTCTTCCTTACCACCAATAACAACTGCTAAGTTGATATTTCTTTCTATTTGTGGACGCATCCAACAAATTACCATACCTTGTGCAAATACTTCTTTTACAAAATATTTATCAGAATCTTCATCTACAGAATGATTTAATGCAAAATCTAATTCTTCTATATCATCATTAAGAGTTAATGTAGAAAAACACTTACGAACACGAGGATCAGCAGCTACCATCTGTAACCACCCTTTCATCTTTTCATAAGCATCTTCTTTAGATAGCTTAAATAAGCTTGGGTCAATTTCTTTGAGATAAAACTGTGAAAATATTTCTTCGTAGGTCATTTAAACACCTCCGAACTATTTAACAAACAAATCACTAAGTAAATTAAAATCAGAATTAAAAATCTCTGTTAATGCTCTAACTTTTGCAATACTATCAAGTCGTCCGTTTGCAATCTGTGTTGCAATTAAATTACGCATACTATTCTTAGTAGATTCTGGTAATTTCTCAATTTCAATCTTCATTCTAGCAATTGGAAGGTCAAGAATCTCTACTAAATCATCCTTTGTATACATTTCTCCATACACTTTCTGAATAGTTGGAAAATCTTCTAAGAAATCTTCATCTAAAATGACAAATCTAGGTAAGAAAACATGATCAGAACCCCTTCTGATTAAAGTTACCAAGTCTCTATAATTAATTTCGCATTCTGAACCATAATCTTTAAATTCGTATAAATTTCCAGACTGTGAAACAATATTTAGACCGCCTGAACATACAGAACGACATAAAACATAATCTGAATCAGTAAATGTTTTCTTTGCTTCTACAATTACTGGTTTTTCTTCTTCGATTTTTTCTTTTACAACTTCTTTCATAACTTCCTTTACGACTTCTGCGACAGTTTCTTTTACAGCTTCTTCTACAACTTTTGTTGTAGTTTCCACTTCTTTTTCTATAACAGCAGTATTTTTAACATCTTCATTTGCTTTTACTGTAGTTTTTTTTGTAGTTGTTTTTTTTGTAGTTGTTGCCATATCTTTTCTCCTTTTAATCAACAGGAGAGCGCATTAGCACTCTCCTTTAATTTACTATATGTAATATTAATTAGTTTAATTACGCAGTAATTGTCCACTTACCGAAGAATTTTCCAAGACGAGTAGCTACACCAAGTTCTCTCTGAACTTCATATTTCATGATATCATCAATTCTACCATTAGCTTCTCCACGATCTGTGATTTCATCAATAAGAGTTTCACCTACGTCAATCATATCAACAAGCTTGTTATCTCCAGAAGCAAAGATCCAAAGAGTATTATCATCATATACATCTCTAGTTACATCGTTCTTTGCAAATCTCTGTGGGATTTCAACAAGCTGGTAACGACCATAGTTACCAAGTCTACCCATTGATGCCTTGTCAGCTTTCTGACCATCAGAAATCCAATCTACATTAATAAGATTTTCAAGTTCCTGAAGACCTACCATAGTACCCATAATAACTACATCTGCATTATCATTTGCTACAGATACGTTCTGAAGAACCTTGTTGAATTTCTTTCTTGTTGCATCAGATAAAGCACCTGTTTCAACAAAACCTGTCTGAACTGGAAGCTTTGCTGGAGCTGCAAGAATTTCTGTAAAGATCAAATCCTGTGTCATAACAACAAATGCTTTTGTGATAGCATCAATAAGCTTTGTCCAATCTTCCTGTCCAATTAAATATCTATCAATATCAGCACCTACAGCAGCACCATAAAGGTCTGTTTCAACAGAATATGTTGAACCTTCTGGTAATCTCTGTAACATTGTATCATGGTGTCTCTTACCCATTCTTGCAACAGAAAGAATTACTTCTTCATGTTCGTTGTAGAATAAGTTTTCATCACCATCTGCAAGATTCTTATAGTTTACAAGTGTAGTAAACCATTCATTTTCTTTTAATCCTGTAGATACTGTAAAGTCAGTAATTTCTTCGATTACATCAAAGAACTGACGACCATATTCTTCATATGCTCTCTTACGGTCTCTCTTAGAAGAATCTTTTGTTAATCCAAAGATTTTTAAAGAAACCTCTCTAATTTTATTTTCAGCTTCAGCTTTTGTAATACCTTCGCTTAATTCACCTTTATAAAGGTCAAACATAAGATTTTTAACTTCATCATAAGATGTTCCCATTTCTGAGAAAACACCGATTACTCTACTATTAAAATGCATTTTTCCCATTGTATTGTTCCTCCTTCCTTATATTACGCAACTACGTGCTTTCTTCCTGTGATTGTTACTGTCTTACCAACTTCAGGTGTACCTTCAAAACCTTCTGCGCTTAATTCATAAACGTCATGTTTAACAAGACAGTATCCACGTACTACATCGCCAGCTGCATTATAGAAGTTCTTATCTGACTTAAATCTAGAGTCATAATTTGTGTAAGGATTATTAACTACTTCACATACAAGAACTGCATTAGCTGGTTCTACTACTTCTACATAGAAGTTTCCATCTGCTGCTTTGTCAACGATTTTTGCAGAATATTCTGCTGGTGCTTCTGCTTCAACGTAGTTGTCAAAAGACTTATATTCCCCAACACCAACGATAGAACCATTATCTGCGTCTGCTGTTAATTCAATGTTTAAGATATGTGCGCCACCATTTCCTGCTAAAACTTTAGTAGGGAAACAATAAGCATGTTTTTCAATTTCAAATTTAATTGCCATTTCTTTTTCCTCCTTAAAATGTTTCAAGACTATTTATATAGTCCATTTGTTTAAAATGTGTTTATATTTTTTTATTTAGTTTCTTATTTATTAAATAAGTTACCATATCTACTAGGTTTTTCACTAGTAGGAGTAGCAAATAACTTCTTATTTACTACAGGTTTAGCTTCTGGTTCGCCAACATAAGCAAACTGACCGCCATTTGTAATATAATCTGCAAATACAGATTTCAATTCTTTCTCTAAATCAACGAGAGAGTAATTATCCATTTCAGATACTAATTTTGCATAAGCTTCATTTTTGTATTCATTATTTTCATCCTTTTCAGCAAGAACAGAATACTTTTCATTATAAAGAATTTCTTCTCTCTGTGTATGAATTTGTGCATTTTCTGTATCTTCTTTGAACTGTACTAAAGACGCATAGTTAGACTTCATCTCATTAAGAGCTGCTTCTTCCTCAGCTGTAACCCATACTTGATTAACTTCAACTCTGTCTCCAACAAGTGAGAAGTTTTCTTCATCTCTCTTATAAGACTGTCTAAATGCCTTATTATTCCACCAATCAATCATAATGAGAGAACCATCTTCATAAACTTGTACACTATACCATGCATCATCTGTTTCACCATATGTCTGATTTACTAACATATATAAAGCATTGTTAATTTCATCAAGAGTTAAAGCAAATTCTTTAACTGTACCGTCAGATAAAGCAATTGAATACTTTTCAGGTTTTACAGACTCAGTTACAACAACAGGCTCTGTTTCAGGTTCAATTTCTGGTTCTGATTCTGATTCTGGTTCTGAATTTGTATCAGATTCATTGTTATCTTCTGTGTTTTCTTCACCACTATTATCTTCAACAACTACTTCTCCATCTTCATCATTATCATTGTCGTCATTGTCGTCAGAATTATTTTCTCCTTCATCACCTTCAGAAGTAGGCTCTGGATCTGCTTCACCTTCTCCATCGGTGTTCTCTTCTTCAAACTCTTCAGCAAATTTTGCTTCAAGTTCTTCATCAGAAAGATTCTCATATTCAAATGTAATATCTTCTACAGTCTTACCGTATTTTTCAAGTAATTCTTCAAATTTGTTCACCGTTTCGTTCCTCCCTTCTTCAAGTTTTGAATTTATATTGATATGAGATAAATTCTCATTCAACTTCTTAATTTCATTTAATAATTCTTCATTAGCATCAAAATGCACAGAATTATTTTCAACACTAAAATCTACTATATCCAGTCTAGCACCTTTCATGCCTTCACCAACTTCTTCCCCAGTTTCTGGATTCAATCCCAAGCAAGTCGCTCCTTGAACAATAATATCTTCTAATTCAAGCACACGTTCACTTGCATTGTACGACATAGCATTGATTATAAGCTCAACCGAAACTTTAGTTCCTTCTTTGCGCTCTATGATCTCACTAGCATCGCTATATTCACGAGGAATAGCAACATAAGCATAGATAAAATCTTTGTCATTTTCTTCATCGTATTCTATATAAGGCTTATCTGCTGTAAAAGTACCAATCTGTCTTTCAATATACTCAATAGATCCATCTTCTAAAATATTCATATCATGACTTGTAAAGTCTTTTACACCATCAATTTCACAGAAGTTTGCAAGCAAAGGTTTATAAGCAATAGTTGATAAAGCTTTTTCTGCAGCTTCTTTTGTTACACTTGACCCATTTCTATTACGTCCAATATGAAACAATTTAACCTTACAAAATAGAAGAGTATTATCTTCAGTTTCTTCTTTCTTTTTATATGTAGCTATTGCTGGAACTTGTACAGATAACTGATATCCTGTTTCAGCAGAACTAAATTTATGAAAATTTTGTGTTTGACAAAATTGTACTAAATCTTCAATAGTTAGAATTTTTTTCATTGTTTTATTTGCCATTTTCCAACGTTTCCTCCTTTCTTTAAATCTTATTAGTCTATTTTTTAAACATAGAAAAAGACTCTCAAAAGGAGTCTTAAAAGAATAGCATATTTGAATATGCTACTTTATTATTATCAAATGTTAATGGACACTTCGGATTATTTACAAACGTCCATGTTTCATTTGTATAATCAACTAATTCAAAGCCAGCTTGTTTTAAACTTTCAGACGTATCTAAATCTTGAGTTTTGATAAACATAGCTTTAGTATTATCATTTCTATTCTTCATATCCTTTTCTTCCTTTACTGATTTTTCTCCTGATCCTTTGTTTCACTACCCTCATCCGAAATTTCCGTGTCAGATTTCTCTGGTGCTCCACCTTCACCATCTCCAGATTGTGTAGATGCTGTTTTATAAGGAACAAACTTGTCATGAAGTTGTAAAACATCTCTTTCCAAATAGTTCAATGCCAATGTATCTAATTCACTAAATCCGTTTAACGAATTAATTGCTAAAGCACTAACAAATCCATAATTCAAATCTTTTTGCAAAGATTCTTTGAAAGCATCTTTAGTATAAGAAGATACTTCGAAAAACTTAACTTTTGCAGGATCAGATACTAAATAAGATAACATACGATTTGTCCAACCACTAATTTGTCCCAACAAACTAGAAATTGCTAATTCCGTATCTGCACGAGTAGCAGCTTTAAAAGCTTCTGCTCCTGAAATTGTACTAGAGTTCAAAATCTGTGCTCCACCAGATGTATTTAAAACTTCTTTTGTGGCTTTTTGAACTTTAGTTGTATCAGTAGCTTGATCATCAGAAAACGATATTGTATCCAATGGAATAGGAGTAATGATACTACCTATATATGGAGGCAAAGCAGCGTCCAACTTTCTATAATATTCTAATGCTGTATTAACATCTACCGCCCAATCATCTGGCACATCCGAATTATCTAACAATGGAATAGTAGCAGTAATAAGCTTATAAATCTGCTGTTCATCTGCAACTGCCTGAACATCAGATAAATTGAGAAGTCCGATCAAATCAAGAAATAAGCCAGAATAAGGTGGACATACTGTTTCCCAAGATTCTAATCTATACTTCGTACATAAGGTGTATTCATCTGGCATTGGTTGCCATCTTTTTGCGTTGTCTCCACCGTAAGCCGAATACATAGAAGAGAAAGGTTCGCCTAAATATTCAATTAAATATTCATATTTCTTATAATATGACATGTCCACTTCGTAATGAAAATCTCCTGTGAAAAATTTTCCGTTAATTTTACAATACTCTGGTGGTAACTGCAATATAAATATTCCAGTTTCATCAATCCAACAACAACCATAGAAAACATCCTCTATAAAATTATTAACTAAAACTGATAAAAATTCGTGTTGTAAATTCATTCTATCTAACCATTGTAAAGTTTCATAATATGATTTTAATATTTTATTTGGATTATTTGTTTTTATTGGATCATATTGTGGGATTACAGTACGTGCATTTAAATCAAACATTGTGGCATTATACATAACTAATCTAAAATACACCTGTGATCTATAAAACAAATAACGAGACAAATTTCTTAAGTTGTTCTCATTAGAAGAAATGTTTTGCAAATATGAAATTACATTATCTTTACTATAAGAATTTAAAGTTGTCTGGCGACCAGTTTTTGTTACATCCCTAATTTTCTTAAATGCTTCTTGTGTATTTTCAGTATTCTTTTCATACCATTCCTTCATTTCCGCAACAGTACGTTTAGTTTTTGTTGCAGGTATATTTGTTCCCATTGTTACTGTTGTAGAAGGTGCACTTTCTGTCACCTTTGGTTTATTTTTACTGCCCTTTGGTCTTCCCATCGGTACACCTCCCTTTATTTATTTTTTTTTAGTATTTTTTATTTATATTTATTTTTTAAAATTTTATCTTGACAAACTATATTATTTATGATATATGTTATATTGAGAAAATATATTTTTATTTAGTTTAAAATTTAAAAGTAAGAAGATCTCTTTGGTGTTTTGATTGGTAAGAGATCTGCTAGGTTGGTTGTTGTAGGTTTTCTCTTTCTAGAAGTAATATTCTTTCTTCTTTCACACATAAGAGCATATGAAGCTAAACAACAAGTATAAGCTCTATCATCATGCATTTTATTTGCTTTTTCTGCAGTCAATTCGAAAGAGTCTTTTCCAGATTCTCTCTTTTTACGAACCATATTGACAAGCTCTTCTTTTAATGCGTCCATATTAACTAAAGCAATTTCATCTTGCCAATCAAGTTTAATTGTTTTAGTTTTTACAGATTGAACTTGCTTTAACTCTTCGTCAAGTTTATTACTAAACTCTTCATTAGAAAGTTTCTGTTTCTTTAATTTATTTATAATCTTTTCTTTCTCTTTTGCCAACTTTTCTTCATCAACATCAAATACAGTTAAGATACCTTTTCTGTCATATTGCGCTGTAAAGCTAATTTTATCTTGATTCATTAATTCTATCATTGCTTCGTACATTTCTGATTTATAGCCTGAAGGAGATATTAACCTAACTTTGTCAACTGCATTAGGAAACTTTTTAACATATTCAGCAGAATATTCTTTGTCAATTAAACCTCTATGTTTAATTCCTGCTTTATCTACCCAATCTTGCATTAAATAGTCTGCAATGTTAACGCCTCCACCACCAGAACCAGCATCAATATATATTCCAACAATGTTTTCATAAGCATCAGCACCACCATTATAATCAAGAATAACTTTTTTAAGATATTCAATCTGATCAGGTGTTTGCATAGGAGATTTAATCTTTTTACCAACGTCAATCAAGTTAATACAGTTTACAAGTCTCATTCTTTTATCAATAGAACCATCAACTTCTTCGTGATCATATATTTCACCAACCAAAATAACACTATTGTCTCGGCTTCTAGCTGGGTCATAACATATAACAAATTTCTTATCACCAGTATCATTATAAAGAAGTGGTTTTCTAATTTCTTCATTTCTAGTAATAACACCTCTTTTAATAATTGCATTTTCACCTGCTTCAGTAGTAAATTGACAATAATATTCTCGTCTTGCCTTTTCAGGATTTGTTCTCATTTCAGATTGAACAGTAGAACGAGAGAGAAGAGGAGTAATTAATTCTCCATGCATTGTTGGTTTAAATGCCAACTCGCAATCAATATGTAAAACACAATAATCTGGGTCTCCCATAATTTGTTTCTTTGCAAAATCTTTATATAATGCAAAGAATTTTGTATCAGTACTAGAAGCAGAACTGATATATATTTTCTGATATGGCATGTCAGGTGGGAAACATCTTTGTCTAATTGGATCAATTGATTTTCCACTTGCATCTTTACCAGTTTTCAAATCTCTATTAACTACAGCAAACGCACTATATACGTTCATCATTTCTTCTGATAAGAAACCACTTTCATCAAAAACTACGCTACCACGATACAATTGTTATCCTACAAGTTTTTTATCTTATAGTTCTTATAGTTTTATTCCTATAAGCTCGGCATACCTTTTCATCTACGACTTTACGTTTAGATGGTGCGAACTCGTGGAGTTATTATATTCTAATATTAATTAGTTTCAAACTCTATGCTCTGCATGTGACTAAACTTTTGCATTTAGCCTTCCATTCTGATTAACATTTCAGTCTTCCAGTTTTCTTTCGCACTTATTTTTCTCTAATTATTTCTAATTAGTGAGGCAATCGTTCACCTCTTTTAGCGTCTATATTTGAATTTAATGTTTGTGTCATTGAACCATTATATAAAGAATAGTTAAATCCATTACTGCTATGACTAAATCCATCACCTGCAGCGTTTTTAATTTCTACTTCGTTTTTGAACACAATTCCAGTAGACCCTGAAAATGTATCAATATTATCATTAGCAAGTCTTTCTAACGTAGTAAAAGTTTGTTCAGCCTGAGAACCAGAACCACTTGCTATATAGCTCCAATAATTTGCGAAGCACATTCCTTTTGCCATGAGAGATAAATCAATAACAGTAGATTTACCCCAACCACGAGTACACACCAAAAGTGCATTAGGACAAATCCATGTTTTTTGTACTGCAAGTGCTTGGCTATCAAGAAGTTCTATGTTGAACATAATGTCTATCATTTTAACAGGGTTACATTGAAAATACTTTTGCATATTTGCAATCTCCAATAAAGCTTCTATTTTTCTACTGGATAATGGATAATTAATTGGTTTTACAAAAATACCATAGTCTTGATAGAAATCTTTATCATAATCTAATTGATAATTATTATACGGAAGTAGTATCTGATTCATCTTCATCTACCTCCTCAACAGTTGTTTCTATTTCATCGTCACTCGCAAATATAGAGTACAATTCTTTTAAATTTCTATATTCAATATCTGGATTTATATTATTATCTTCAAAATAATCCTTAAGATCTAAATTCTCTTGTAAAAGAATTCTATTAATTTCTTTATAAGAATCTCTTTCTTTTCTTAAAGCTTGATTATCTTTTCTCATTTCTGCAACCATATCTGACCAATCTGATTCATCAAGTGCCAACTGCTTCATAATAGAAGCATCACTGATTTCCTGTACTTGTTGCATACCCTTGCAAGTTGCTATATCAAATCCATTAACTTGTCCATCTCTAAGATTTAAATCTTTAATCTTTTTAATTTTACCAGTCCAAGTATTTTCACCTTTCTTAGCATTTTTATTATTTTTCAATGAAATACAACTTTCTGCTGCCAAATTCGTAATAGTACTTGTAATTTTTGATTTGCTATCTTGAAGTGATTTAATAGTAGCAGAATTTTTATCTATATTTTTAATATCTGCCATAAGATTTGCTATGGCATTATCTATCTTAGAAGATTGCAAGAAACTTCTTACAATTGAAATACAAGAAGCATTTCTCATCATATCATCATTCTCATCTCCACCAGCATCAAGTAATCCTATTAACTGAGAATATAAAAATGGTTGATCACTTACAGCTTCTTGTTCAAATGGGTCATAACTTAATAATCTAATAACATCTTTTTTATTCTTAATAAAATCATCATAAGTATCTTGACCTGCATGTTCTTCGACAATCATTTGAGGTGTTTTTTCATCTTCATAAACAACTTTTTCTTTGAACATGTCACTGTCAAAATAGGTAAGACCATTATATTGTCCCATTGCGACATTCTTAAAATAAGCGGTTGCTGGACTATGTTTTACTTTTCCTGCTACTAAATTTTCTGATTCTTGTATACTAGAATCCCATAAATCATTTAAAAATGGTTTATTCATGTATTTAAGGCTTAAACAAATTGAATCCATATTACATTCATGTTCATTGCCATTTTTATCTGTTCTCAATGCCAATTTACGAGCACAAGTTTTACATATTTGAGTATGCCCTGCTTTATTCATTGGGTCTGTACTAACATAAAAATCGTCCTTTTTTTTTAATGTGTCACATATAAGACAACGAGAACTATTTCTAAGCTTTTCATTTTCTTCTTTTAATTTTTCTATTTCTTTTTTCATTTGAGCAGGAGTCATTTTGACATCCGTACTCATTTTTTTTACAGTTGCCATCTAACAACTCCTCCTTTTAATCATAATTTATTCCAATAAAATAGAAGAGTAGCCATACAACCAACTCTTCTTCATAAGCCTCGAATCGGACTTGAACCGATAACCTGCTGATTACAAATCAGCTGCTCTGCCAATTGAGCCATCGAGGCATAAATTTAATTAGTTAAATAAATGTTTAGTGAATTTATAAATTAAAATTTTATTGTATTTTAAAAGGATTGTGGGCTTAGGTAAGCACATAATCAAAAATATAAATATAAAAAAATACCTGTTTTAAGAGTGCTTAGGTAAATACATAAGATCACTAAACATTTATTTATCAACCAATATTAATACAAAGAGCCTTGATATTTCACAAGGCTCTTTGCAATCATGTATTCAATTTTATTTTAATTAAGCATTAAATAAAGCGTTAATTTCAGCTTCTGTAATAGCTTCAACACCTTCGCCAAGAGTTGACTGTAAACCAGCGATATCCTGTGCATTCTTAGCGATAGCATCAGTATTTGTCTTAACCTGACCATTTGTAAGAGCAGTTACTGCATCATTTGCCTTTGCAACTTCTGTATCTGTGTATGCTTTAGCTTCTGTAAGTGCATCACTAGCAGCACCTGCAGCGTCATAATTCGAAGCCAATCCATCAGCGTATGCTTTAGCTTCAGAAACAGCTTCGCCCTTAGCTGTAGCAATATCAGTAGCAACCTGTGTCTTTTCAGCATAAGCAGAAAGATCAAGAGCTGTACCTAATTCTTCCCAATGACCTGCTCCAGTTTCAGCATTATCAACTACCCATACGAATTCAGCAGAAGTACCCTTATCTGTTGTAGTTACATTCCATACATCACCACATACATTACCTTCTGTTGGAAGTTCATCTTCAGTAGCCTTCTGACCTTTATATGTAAGAGCAGAAGCAAGACTTTCTTTAACAGTCTTTACTGCCTGTGCCACAGTTGTATCTGTGTATCCTTTAGACTGAGCTAAAATACCTGTGTCTGCATTATTAATAGCAGCAATATCATCAGCATTTTTCTTAATATCAGCTTTAACCTGAGTATCATCGTAAGCATTAGCCTGAATGTCTGCAATAATACCCATTACAGTTTTTCCGTCTTCAACAGTACCAATCTTTGCTTCAAGAGCATCTACGTCAGCCTGAGCGTCATCTCCAGCCTTCTTAGCAGCTGCGATAGCGTCATCTTTGCCATCAGCATAAGTCTTTGCCTGAGCAAGAATACCTGTATCAGCAGCGTTAATTGCTGTAATAGCGTCAGCATTTGCTTTAATATCAGCCTTAATCTGAGTATCATCATATTCAGCATCCTGAATAGCAGCATCAACTTCACCTTTTGTGTAAACTTCACCTTTTGTGTAAACTTCAGTCTTATCAGCCTTACCATCTTCAAGAGCAGAAAGTCTTGTAAGAACGTCTGTTAAATCTGTCTGTGGAAGTTCAATAGAATAAACAGGAGCAGTTTCACCTACAGGTTCTGAAACATTATAAAAATTAAGTGTGTTACCTGTAATTGCAACAGTCTTTATTGACTTTGCATCAACTGCAGCAGCAGCTTTGTCAACATAACCTTTAATCAATCCATCATAGAGAGTAAGGTTATCCAATGTAAAAACTTTTAATTTTGCCATAATTATATATTCCTTTCTTTTTTTTATTTTTAAACACCATAATTTGGTGTTTTTAACTATGTATCATATATTTTCTATAAAGAAAAAAGACTAACAACATATTCTTCCCCAACAGGCTGAATTTTTTCGTCAATCTTTTTATCAATTTTAGAATCCAATATATTATCAAGTATTTCATTTACTAAATTGTCTACATATATAGACACTTCATCTTTGGTAATAAAATCAAGAACTGCAATTTTATTATCAACATAAGAAGTAGTAGCATATCCATATTCTTCAAGAAATTTATCTGTTGCATATGCTTTTTTCTCAACAATATCATCAGTTATTACATAATCTATAATTTCTGACGATGAAATTTTTTTTATAAATGTTTTATTGTTATCTTTTTCTATAATAACCACTGTCGGAGAAGCATTAAGATATATTGTTTCTTCAGAATCCTTAACTTTGTATTGACCAATAATAGAATATGTACCATTAGATAACTCTGATAAAGTTATTGGTTCATCTAAAGTACCAATAAGATTTATAATTGGTTTATTACCCAATGTATTATAATCAATAGAAGAAGTATCTGTTAAAGGACTTACTGTATAAGAAGTAGTTCTATATTTTGTATTTTGATTAACAATATAACCTCGATATGTATCTCCGTCTAAAATACTAACAATTTGACCAATATAAGTATCAGTATTTCTATTAATTTCTCTAATTGCTTCTGTCATAGAATTATATACATAAACTTTACTTTTTAAAGCTATAGGTTCAGCATCGGGAGAAATAATATATGTTTCTTTTGTATCTTTAGTAAATACTATGTCATGTTGGTCTAATACGCCATCAGTAATTTTTTGCAGCATATCATCATAAGAAAGATAACCAAATTTCGCTCTATTTTGTGACATAATTACCTCCCTATATTATCATTTGAACAAGACCATTTTCAGTATTTTCTACAATTGCTTCACCAAGTGTATCCATATCAATTTTATTTCCAATCGCTTCTCCATTAGATGTCAAATACAATTCATGAGTTCCTTCATCAAGGACAATATTATCTGCCTTTGTAGTAGCAGTTATATTAGATAATTCTTCTAATGCTTTAATTTGACCTTGTATCTCTAACATTTTAGCATCAATAGGACTTAATACCTCATCAGGAATAATATCACTCCATGCACTAATTGGTACAATTGTAATAGTCGCAGGGCTTGTCTTTCTAACATATTGAACACTATTACCCTCTTCGTCTAAATCTAATTTAATAAAAGATAATTGTACTTCAATACTTCCAGCTTCTTCTGTAAGTTTTGTATCAAAAGGAAGTTTATATTCTAATTTTTCTTTATATAACTCTTCAGATAATGTTAATATTTCACTACGATATTTTTTACTTATAGGTAATATATATTCCATCATTACCGTAAAGCCAGTCATATCAATTTCGTCCTTATATAAAGGGCTAACTAAAAAATGCAAATTATCAATAAGTTTACTTCTTTGCATAATTCGTTCTTTTACTGTTATAGATAATTCATTAGTATCTTTAACTAAAATTGTATACATTGCTCTACCTCACTTTCTTTTTTTATTTAGTTGATTTTTATAATAAAACCAACTCTACACAAAAGAAGTTGGTTAACAGATTCGTTTACTAAACTCGAATTTAATTAATAAAATATCGTACTATAAATGTTTGGCAGCATTCCTAAGCACACAATATAGAGTGTTTACCTAAGCACTCAATACTTGTGTACATCCTTAAGTACACAATTTTTTATGTATATACTTATGTACGCAATAAAAATTATTAAGTATATTCGAGTTTAATATATCAAAAATTAGTTAGTTTAGTTAACCTATACCAACTCTTTGTAACTCATTTTTCATTCTTTCATTCGAATTACAGACGTATTTCTGCACGATATCTAAATTAGCATGACCTAAGTATCTAGCAACTGTATCAATCGGTATACCTTTTACAACAAGGCTTGTTGCGCAAGTACGTCTCAGTCTATGTGGGTGAACATTGTTTACTCCACTCGCTAAACCAATTCTTTTAAGCATACTTCTGACACCCGAAGCTTTAAGTCTGTTCTTATTGCAGATATCCATAAACAATGGAATATTAGTATTATAGTTCTGAATATTTCTAAGTTTTAAATAGTCAATAATTTTATCTTTTGTTGATTTAGAGAAAAATACAATTCTTTCCTTATTGCCTTTTCCTTGCACTTTAACCTCATTGCTCTGAAAATTACAATCTCTGATACTAATATTAGTTAATTCTGAAACACGACAACCAGTATCAAGACATAAACTAAGTATGGCATTATTTCTATGTTTAATAATATCATTTTTGCAATCGTTAATGCTTTCATATAATTTATGTATTTCTTGATCAGTAAATTGTTCTTTTACCTTATAGGGATATTTCAAACTCTCAACCATATCCATCGGATTCTCTGAAATCTTTTTGTGTTTCTTTAACAAACCAAAGATAGAAGACAAGTATCTTCTCTTTGAATCCATAGTACACTGACTTACATGTGGAGATTTCGTAGTAGGGTATTTCGCTAAGAAATAAATTACATCTTCGCTCGTTATATCACCCAAATTCTTGTGTACCAAACCGCACAACTGGTTCGCCACGAGTATATACTGTCTAATTGTTTTATGCGATCTACCAGAGCTTAATTTACATACAGTAAAATATTCCAATAATCCTTGAGTGGTTTCGTAATTTCCAATAGCAATATCTGTTGTCCCTATTTTTTCTACCGAATAATCATAAAGAGAAATTCTAAGTATCTTTTTTAATTCCACAATTGCATCTTTATCAAAACTTCTCATTGCACTATGTAAAATTATATTAATTAATTCATTCTTCTTACTCATATTCTTACCTCTCTTTATAATATTAGTTAATCTTAAGCACTAATAATATATATTAAATGTAAAAATATGTCAATAAGCAAAACTATTAAATTATAGTTTAAATAATAAATAACTGTTGAGTACTTAGGAATATGCACGATTCTGTACATACCTAAGCACTCAAATTAAACAATATATACAAGTTTGAGCACATACCTATGTGCTCAAACTATAAAAATCATAAGCAAACTATAATTTAACTTATATACATTTAAATCATTTCTTCAGTAGTTCCTTCAAAACTTGTTGATTTACTTCTAATATCTTCAAGAATAACTCTTAATCCTTCTTTAACCACAGATGCAAATAATTTACATTTTGCTTCACAAACCATTTCTTTTGTTGTGAAAACCTCCCCAATTTCATTATCCTGTATCTTATTTAAAGCAATTTTATATTCTGCTTTGAAGTTTTTATTTACTGGAATAGCTATATCTGATACAGCAAGTTCCACTAATGCACCATCTTCATCCTCTGTTATAGTTAATTCTCCATCCACTACTTTAAACTTTCCAGAAAAATCTAAATCTTTATAACGAAGTTTACAAGAATAATTATTTAAAAGATTTAATTCTTCTTCACTTGAAAGAGTATCTGCTCCAAAACTTGCAACAGTTATAACTGTAGAAAATACTCCATTTGTAATTTCATTTGTTGTTGTTATATTCATCTCTTTTACCACCTTTCTATTTTGATTTTTATCCGTTTTCTCATAATAATTGGGCAATAAGATTTGAACCTATAATGTTTTTAACATTCCAATATATAATTATTTATATATCTACCCATTCTTGTTCTGTATATTTTTTTATTTTATTTTTTTGATATGGTAAATTATATTGCTTACACCATTTGCGAACTGCATTATCTGACAAACCATATAATTGACCTATATAAATAAAAGAATATTCATATATCAATTCTTTTAATTTATCTCTAGATGGTATTCCTAATTTTCTTTCTTTTTTGTAACATTCTACACATAATTTTGCAGCATTATCTTTATATTTTTCACAAATAGGACAAATATTATTTTTATTTGGTAATGCTACATATACATCACCTTCCATTCTAATATCTGCACCCATATGATAAGCCGAATGATCTGCTATTGTTTTAAATACCATTAAATTGTTTATATTATTATTTAGTTTATTTCCATCTATGTGGTGTACACATTCCGTATCAGATAATGGTCTTCCTAATTTTTCTTCAGCTTTTAATCTATGTACATATACCCATCCTTCACTACAAGCCAAATGATGATTTGGTTGCATAACAGCTAAATATCCACCTCTCATAAACATAAAGCTTTCTCCTTTTTAATAAAAAATAAATTTATTATAATCTTTTCCAAAATAATAGGAGAGAAGTAGAGTCTCCACTTAACTCTCCAAGTTTAACCTCTCGACACTTTTCATGGCAGTCGTCAGCCTAACGTGGGTTCGGTCATTGCCACTTAATCTATTAGATACTTTAAAAATCCGTAGCGAGAGCGACCAGCTGTCACCACTTACAAAACTTATATCTATAGTTTTCAATTGTTATTTAATTTAATTAATTTATTTTAATGGAATATTATATGTTGCTTCACGTCCATCTTCCGAATTAAAGATCATTAATGTTTGTCCTGCTTTCGAATACAAACGCTTATTGTTTGCATATTCATCAGTTCCGCACAAAGATCTAATTATAATACTTTCAATGTCAAATTGCTCAAATTCTTCGAGATGATGTTTGTCGCCTGACACTGTATAGTCAATTGTTTCTCCATATAAACGATTAAATAAAGTGTTTACCGTAACACCAATATTTTTAATACTATCTAAATCTCCATGGACACAACAAATGTTATAACCCAATACATTTAATTTTGTAAATTCCTTAAACTCAGATTCAATAATTTCTACTTTTAAATTCTTTGCCAATCTTTGTTTCATCCACCATGGAATCATCTTCTCCATGTTGTCACTATGAACTGAATCATTCTTTTCTTGAATAGTTCTTAAATGATTGCCATAGCAAGAGTAGAATTTTACATTATCCACTACTAAAGAAAGTTCTTCAACTGCTTGTGCCATAATTTCTGCAACATGCATAATTTGATCACAAGTATCTTCTTCCGAAGTTACTCTACAACTAACATGAATTGACCCATGCGCAGCATCACCCAAAGTTACAATATGTAATTTGCTAATATGATTTAATTTTAAATACTCCTTAGTTTTCGCAATAAGCTTTGATACTCGTTGTTTACAAATTTCTGTATTATATTTATTCCAAAGATTATCTGTAACCATACCGTAATGCCAGTCTGAGAAAAAGAGTATTGCTTCTTTGTTTGGATTTGTGTCCTTAAATGGTTCAGAAGCAAATAATAAAGGATGATTTTCATTCATCTTATTTGCACACTCAATCATACATTCCATTAAATGATCTGCTCTTGAATCAGATGTTAATATTTTATTATATTCACGTCTCTGATCCATTACTTGTCTTTTAACTTTGTATAATTCATCTCTTTGAAGTTGTATTTTTTTCAAATATTCATCTTCATTTACTCCAAATACACCTGCTTCATAAAAATCTCTAGCATATTTAACTGCCTTACGATACGCAGACTCATCACGATATTGAGACTCGTCTTCTTCAAACAGTTCTTTATTTACAAACGGAGTAATTTCCTTCCAATTCTGATATTTGCCAGATCGAACTAATTCATCCATTCTCCATATGTACTGTTGATAGTTTTCTTCTGGTTTTTTCTTGAAATCCATATATATCTTTTATTCTCCTTTTTATCCTGTCAAAATCTTTATATTACAAAAGACGATACGAGCATTAACACTCGCACCGCCTTTTGCCCACTAAACAAAAATAGAAGAGTAGTGTTTACTCTTCATCGGAATCTTCTTCATCCTCATCTTCATAACTGTCATTGCCATTATGAAAATCATCGGCATCAATAAGCTGCTCTGTCTTAGTATTTGTAGAAATATTAAATGTCTTATCTCCATAAACATTGGCAAGTGTTTTCATTAAATCTACTTGAACTCCATCTTCATCAATAAGTACACCATTTCTAATACTTACATTTTTTAAATTTCCGTCATACTTAATTGTCTTTTTAATTTCCATTTCCTTTTACTCCTTTAAATTCTTATATGTATTTATGATTAGTTTAAAATGTCGTCAATCGTACAGTCTTCGCCAACAATATAATCAACAATACCAAGTTCTTTTGCTTCTTTAGCAAATATATAATATTCTCTATCTGCAATTTCATTCAAATAATCTTCTGTAATTTTTGTATTATTTAAAACAATATCATCAAGCTTTTCGTCACAAGCCTTAATAAAGTTCATTGTATCATTAGCTTTTCTGGTTGTTTGAACAACTCCGACCTCACCATCATGCAAACATACAACCGAATTACCAAATGCATATGATTCTTTGCATACCATTGGAATATAAGATGCCATTGACGCAGCAAGTGATACAATTAAGCAGTTAATAGGTGTAATAGACTGTTTAACGACATCTAAAAACATCATACCTGCTAATTTATCTCCACCTGGCGAGTTTAAAATTACCCAGATCTTTTTTCTTGAATCGACAGGGATTTTTCTGTCACGATCTTCTCTATTCCATTTTAAAATATACATAATATAATTCTCGATAACCATATCATTTACTTCGTCATTGAAAATTAAAATACGTTGTTCTAGATTTTCCTTAATTATTTCATTATATAAATCATCATTATTACCGCCTAGTAATGTCATTAATTCTGCCATACTTTTATTTCTCCTTTTAATTCCTAATTGGGATAACCCAATTCATATTTTTATAAATTAAATTTTAAACTAGAATTAGCAATTACAACTCTAGTTGATTTACATTTCTTTTCTAATTCTTTTTTTAAAGCTTTACTAAAAGTTTCTTTTGCTTCAGTGCTTCCATGATGAAGAACTATTTTATTACAATTTAAATCTGAATATGTTTGTAACATCTGCCCAAAAGGCATATGTCCACTCATAGACTTTAAGCTGTAAGAAGCACATCTACATTTATATTCTTTAGTATCAATAATAATTGATTTTGTCTTATTGTCTTTAAGCAAAGTAGCCAAACTACCAGGCGTAGAAAATCCAACAAACAATATAGTTGCATTTGGATTTGATACTAAAGACTTTAAATGATGTCTTACCCTACCGACCTGACACATTCCTGCTGTACTAATTACACAACAAGCTTCTTTTGATTCGACTAACTCTTTACTTGATTCTGACTCTTTTACAAATACTAATTTATCCCAAGCTAATAGTTCATCAAATAATTCTTTTTCTTCTCCCTCTAAAATCTTTTCATATTCTTTAAAAATAGTAATAGCAAGAGGGGAGTCAATATATACTTTTGGTTGCCATTCTTCATTTTTATATAATTGATAAATCATTAATGCTAATTGCTGAACTCTGCTCTGTGCAAAACTCGGAATTAAAACTCTACCATTCATTTCATGTACTTGTGTGTCAATAATAGACTTTAATTTATCTAAATCATTATTTCTTTCCTTTATACCAGTTTTTAAATCTGGTCTATCTCCATATGTAGTTTCGCAAATTGCTAAGTCAACAAATCTATCTATAGGCTGATATTCACCTACAAAATAATTATGAATTTCTCTATTTCCAATATCTCCAGTATACAAAATTGATTTTGTTAAACCATCAATAGTAATATATAAAATTATTTGACATCCACCTAATAAATGACCAGATGGGATGAATTCAAATGACAATTCTTCGTCAATTACAATTTTTTGATTAACTGGCTTTTCAATAGTATATTCCATCATTAGATTTACATCTTCAATTGAATATAATGGATCATAATTTTTATTATGCTGATTATTAATTACTAAAATATCTCTTTCTGATATAAAAGCTGAATCTTCAGCCATTGCTTTAAAAACATCTTTACTTCCCTGAGATATAACAGTAGCACCTCTAAACCCATTTTTATAGTACTTTGGTACTAGCAAGCAATGATCTCCATGCAAATGGCTAACGAATATAATATCTAAGTCTTTCGGTTTAAACTCTTTAGTCTTACGATTATTTGTCATAAAGTCTAAATATTTATCGTTTGACTGACTAAGACCACAATCTAATCCAATTTTATGATGTGGTGTTTCTACTAATACAAATGAACCAGTCACATCTTCAGCTGCTGGCTCATCTACAAATGAGATTTTAATCTCTTTTAATTTTTTCTTTCCCAAAGGTATTCCACCTTTCATATTATTTTAGTATCAAATATCCTAGTATGTATTTTCTTTTTCTTCTTTTTTTCTATCTCTAATTTCTTTCAACAGTCGTTCTGCTTTTTCATTTGGAGTGATAGATAATAATTTTTTCAGATTCCATTCAGATTCACATAAATAATATTTGGGATGTTTAGTTCTACTTTTTGAAATTCCATTATCTTTCCATCGAATTCCGTATTCATCGTGTAACTTATGTGCTACCTCTTTTGAAATTAATAACATTTATTTTCCTCTTTTCATTTTAAATTTCTCCTAATACAATAGGAGATTAATAGTTCGCAGGGTAGGACTCGAACCTACGATGTTTCTTATGTAACAGATTTACAGTGCGCCGCCTTCGCCACTGGGCTACCTACGAATAATAAACGCCCACCCTCAGACTCGAACTGAGACACCGATTGCTCGATTACTAGTGGTTTTCAAGACCACTTCCTTACCAATTAGGATTAAATGGGCAAATAAACGACTCTAGTGGGGTTCGAACCCACAATCTTCTGATAGACAGTCAGACGGATTAGCCATTCTCCTATAGAGCCATAAAACAAGGCGCAATTATAATAAATAGAATATTTAAAATTTAAAGTTTTAGATAGGAGATAATTAATTAAATAAAATTTCTTGTTGCTATTTGAAATATTGCAGTTAACACGCCTTACAAGACACAACATTGATATAGTTAATTTCTATCAGTAAATACTTAAATCTGTAATTTCTTTATAATTTTATTCATCATATAACATATAAGTTTGCTGTTCGTGTCTTAAGAGCACTTGATGGGGTACGATCCCACATAACCGATTTGGAAGACCAGTATGTTAGCCAATTACATCACAAGTGCATAATACACCATTGCCTCTATTCGTGCGCACTCCCAGCAATTCGCCAGTAAGAGGATAGTGGTAGGAATTACGCCTATAGCTATGCATTAGGCAACCAAGGGTATCATAAAAGAATCGAACTTTTAACTTCAGACCCACATTCTGACGTTTTACCATTAAACTAATGACACCATAATTGAATAAGTGAGACTCGAACTCACGACCCCTAGTTCCCAAAACTAGTGCTCTCCCAACTGAGCTACTACTCAATAAATTCTAGATAGTTGTTTTGAGAACCGTCTCTTTTACACACAGGAGTCGAACCTGCGAAAAGCAATTACTGGAGCTTCGTTAAGATTTAAATTTGCTGTAACTATCTATGATTGCGAGAGGTGGGATTTGAACCCACGACCTTCAGCTTATGGGGCTGACGAGCTACCGAACTGCTCTACTCCGCTATATATTTTTAAGCCTAACATTTTCTAATTTCTTATCCTGCACTTTGGCGAACTAGATGGCGTTAGGCGATCCTACAAAATTAATAAGAAGTATAAAGCACTAACTAACTTCTTATTGGTCTGTACACAACCAGTTGTTTAGAATAGAGAATTTGTTCCATTCATGCTTAGTAATGTACTTATGTACGGCTCATAAAGAGCATAGTTGCCCACTTAAGGGTTCTTTTCAAATGACCTAACGTGGTACGCATCATCGAGAGGCGTGTTAGGTTCTTTTATTAATCGCTTTCGGAGGTCATCCCTACTCACTAGCCTATTATTCAAACGTGGCTACGTTCCAATCATTTTTTAGGGTGGTCTATAACACCAGAACCTCTTTCGTACAAACATTGCCCATGTGACCAGTATGTTTGGCTTAATCTACTTCTATAGATAGTCTTACTTCCCTAGGAATGCACCAACAGTTGAGAGGAAAGAATATTCGACCTATTCTTTTAACTTACAATTGAGCGATATTCTAAATTAATGTCCCGTCACTCTCGGAGACAATACGAAAATGTCAATCTGACAAAATCTCAGCTCATACCACACTAGGATGGATGAGTATTGACTACTGATTTGTTTTCAGATACGGATGCAGTCATTCCGAAGAGAGCCTAATATACTTATCTGAGTCAGTATACATCATAGGATTCTTATTCCACCATAGAATAAGGAACGGGAACTATAGGGATCGAACATATGACATTTTGGTTAACAGCCAAACGCTCTGCCTACTGAGCTAAGTTCCCATAGAAGTAGGGTAGAACACCCTACTTGTATAATATTTAGTTTTTTTATTTTAGCTTGCAATTTCGTTATGTAAATTTAAGTAGTCTATTAATATATTTTCAATATTATCAAAATCCCAATACCAAATTTCTAATAAATTTATTCCATGAAATTTTGCATATTCTCGTTTTCGTTTATCATGTTCTTGTTGACGTTCAAATTTTTCATCATATTCTTTAAACGCAGTACCATCGTGAAAATGACCTTGGTATTCAATTAAACAATTATAATCATCTAAATATATGTCATATGACAATAACCCACCATTGATACCTCTTAAATCATTATATGTTTTCTGAAATGTATATTTAATATTATTATTGTCCAAATAATCAATAATTTTTTGTTCTCCTTTAGTTGGCAATATACAATGAGGACATCTCTGACCTGCTAAAAAATTATGCGGTGTTTTTTCAAATGTACAGTTACACGTAATATGTCTGAAAAGAATATTGTTATCTTTACCAACATATTCTCCTTCAATAATATATTCGTCTTTAACCAAATCGAACACTTCTTTTTTGAATTGTTCTGTTGTTTTCATACAACGGTCAGATATTCTTTGATGCTTACAATCTGGATTTTGGCATCTATATTTTCTTTTAAAAAATTTATATTGTTCAATCGGATATGGTTGATTGCATTTATTATGTATTAAATATAACATTGTTTTCTTATTTTTTACATCTATTTTTTGCAAAGAATATTCTTCTCCAACTTCATTAAACAATTTGTTTTTATATTTTTCAAAATATTCATCATAGTTTTTAATTGTTAGTTTTGGAACATTATGACGTTTTCCTACCGCATTTTCATTTATACATTTTTTACAATTACAATTATTCAATTCCAGTGATGCAAAACTAACCTTTTGTATTCCAAATTCTTTATGTTTATTACAAATATAATCTAGTTTTTCATTTTTATTTTTATACTCTTCTGAAACAAGAGTATAGTCTTTTTTTTTAAATTTAGATTTTACATATTCATAATCGTATCTTTTGTTATTCTTTTCCATTTTTTCTATCCCTAACTTTCTCTATCCCTATATATCTAAGTTGCAAGCAGCGAGGGGATAGTTCTCGCATAAATTGGGTAGCTACTCCCAATTTGCTTGCATCTTAAATTGTGTGGCTGGCAATGAACCAGCACAACAACTTAATGTTCACACGAATTTATTTAATTACTTTCCATTTACAAGATTCTTAAGTGTAGAGCTTGCTTTAAACTTTGGTGCTTTAGAAGCTGCAATTGTAATCTTTTCAGATGTGGCAGGATTTACACCCTGACGTTCAGCTCTTTCTACTACACTAAACTTTCCAAATCCAGTAAGTGAAACTTCTTCACCATCTACTAAAGCTTCTGTGATTACACTAACAATTGCATCTAACTGTTCGCCAGCTGCCTTCTTTGTTGTTTCGTTTACCTCTGCAATTTTTGCGATTAATTCTACTTTGTTCATTTTTTAATTCTCCTTTTATTCATTAAATATTTTGTTTATTTGTTATCTCTTCAGGACGAAGAGGAGTAACCATAATTTATATTATGTAAAATTAATTAGTTTCATTAAAAAAATTATTCTTCATCAAATAAATTCAATGCAATTTCTTTACCATGTTTATCAAGTGGTTTTGAAAGATATGGAATGTAACAAACTCTTTCAGTTCCGTCTTCGTTTTTCTCAACTTTCTTAAAACCTTTACATTCTGCATTCTTGCAAGTCTTATAACTTGAACCATAGATATACGAAAGCGTATTTTTACAACAAGGGCAAGTTCCTAAAAACTTTTCTCTTGCTTCCTGCAAAGCCTTTTCATCTTTTGGTCTTTTCTTTGATGCTGGCTTTAAATTCCATCCAGCTCTTAGTTCTTCTAAAGAATTATAATGCTCTGTCCATCCTTTAGTGTTTCTAAATTCTCTCATATCCTTATTCTCCTTTATACTATCATATTTGACAATATTTGTCAATAGTAAATTCTAAAATTAATTAGTTAAATTTTTCATATATGTCGGTTTTACCGCCCACCGAAAAGGATTTATTTAGTTAACTCCCATATTTTTATACCGCAATCGGTATTAGCGGTTTGATTACTCAGACAATACGCCTTTTCTATCATTTACTTGGTTAAGCTAATCTGTAATTTTAATTAGTTTTACTGGGGTTTTTAAATGTTTAAAATTATTAAGTGTCCACTTTTTCTATATTTTTTGCAAAACATTTTAACAATGCGTCAGGATTTATTGTATACAAAGTTTTTAATAAAATAGATTTATTATTATTTAATGTTGATTGTATTTCTTTTGTATTTCTTCTTGCACCAGCCCCAATAAGAAAAGCACGATTAATTAACCAAGACATTAAACCTAAATAATTTTTAGATATATATATTTGATTTATATCATTAATTAAATCGTCAAAATCTGAACGCAATAGTAAATAAGAATCTTCTTCGTCTTCGTCATCCATATATCCACAATCTTTAGGTTTCTGATATTTTGTATATAAATCAAGAGAGTATTTTTGAATTAATTCTTCAACCTTTCTTGATTTACGTCTATGTTCTTCCATCGGATAATTTACAAAAAAATCACTCATAGGAAGAGTAGATTCCTTGCTTTTATACTTATCAATTTGAATATCAAATATATAATTCATAGGGCATATCAAGTTTTTATTAATTCTTCTTTTATTAAAATCTTTTTTTACAATTCCCCAAAATGCAGGAAACCCATTTTCTTTGATATTCATATCTTTTTTTATCAAGTCAATTTCTTTAACAAGATCAATATCAAATCTGCGCTTTGCATTATCAATTGCCACTTGTGCTAAAACTGATAAAATACATACATATTTTTCATACTTCTTTTTATCTTCATCTGTTTTTGCATTATAAGTATATGTTAAATCAATTTGAGCCAAATTACTCGATGTACCAATCGCTTCTTGAGCGTCAGATAAATTATTATCTATGTTTGCAAAATTTAATAATGTATTATCATATGAATTTTTCTCTTTTGGAATATTATTAACAATTGTTGGATAGTTTAAATAGCAAAATTTTGCATACTCAACAATCTCTTTTTGGTTAGTAACATACAGGCTGTCGCTATCCTGGTCTGATCCGTTATTTCTGTCTTGGAAATCCGTATTTATCATATTAATTGCAATAATTTGTTTTCCAAAATTAAAATACGTTTGTAATTTATCACTATATACATTATGTAAATATCCCATATTATTTTTAGAATTAAATGGACTTCTAAATTCAGCAAGATATTCCCCATCATTAAATCTTTGAGTAAAACATTGAATTGCCCCATCTTCTGTTTTAAAAGTTTCATCATTTAAAGGATCTTTACCTACTGAATGTAATAACATTGCATATGGAGATCCAACAATAACGAGATTATCTGCGTTTTGAATAATCTTTCCATTTTTAAAATTCATAACATAAGCTTTAATGATATATTCTTTACGATGTCTAAAATACTCACTTCGTAAAAACTCTCTATCTTGTTCAACTAATGCAATTAGTACTTCAAAATCATTAGAAAAGTTTTGGTTGTCTCTAAGATAATTCAAAAATACATCATCGTTTGTTTTTAATGCATTTATATAATCAATACTACATTGTGTAACTTGAGGCATGATATCCATATCTAATGCATTAATCATTTGATAACTCATACGTTGAACTTCTCCAAGTTTACTCTGATGCGCAGTTTTTACAACACCAAACATACAATCATTTTGTCTAACCCAATCAGACCAATATTCAAATGATTTATCAAATTTTAGCCATTTCATTGCATTATCCGTTGTAATTAATTTAATATCCGAAACCTTAACGAGATTGCCCCACATATCATTAATATATGCAGTATCATAATTTTCTTTAAAGTGCTCTCTCATAAACAATTCTATATTTGTATGAAAAGCAGCCATCTTACACATATGATGTCTTAGTAAAACATAACCATCACCCCATTCTGGAAAGATAGAAGTATCAATTAAAGCTTGTCCATCAAACAATGTGTTCTTTAACTCATAATCATCAATTGGTTTTGAAATACAACGCTTACTTTCATCAGTTTCAATACTAATGATATTGGTTTTATAAAACGAATCTACATCATTAACTACTAATATTTGCTCTGATCTAATTTGTATTTTTCCAACGATAGTAGAAGTAATAAGAGAAGAATACGCACCTATCTCAACAATTGGCGCATTTTTTTCAGACAACTGTATTCCCATATAAAGAAAATTTCTTGCAGTATCATATAATTGTTCATTAATAAACATACAAGAACCTTTTTTTGCTTTACCTGGAGTTCTATATAACATTTTATAATGAATTAAATCTTCTTTAATAACTTCGCCTTTTTTATTGTAGGTTTTATAATTAATATCTACTCCTTCGGTATAAAACAGTTCTCTTAATTCATGTGCCGATTTTTTGATATATCTACATTGATTTTCGTTTGCTCTATTTATCAAAAAATTAATTTTCTCAATTCGTTCTTCTTTCTCTTCTAAAGACATTTTTTCGTCTTTATTTATACTTTTAATTATATTGTTAAAATTATCGAGTTCTCCTTGATAATCTCTAGTACCATAATCAAATTCTATGCAAATAATATCTCTGGTAGATTCACCTTTCCAAACATTTAATCCGTTTTGAATAATAAAATCACTAAACAAACTATTAGTAAGCATTGCATCGGTACTATCAAGTCTATCTCTAGTTCCATTATTATATCCAAATAAAGAACCTGCTTGAAAATTCTTTATTTTTAAGCCATATTTACTCATTTATTCACCACCTAAGACATTAACATTTCCCAAAATTCTTCTTCAGAAGAGTATCCTCCATAATTAATTGATTTTGCAAATTCAGAATCGCATTTATCAATCGCCTTAGAATAACATTCTTCTAAACAAACACAATCACTACAGTTTTCAATACACATTTCATTATCATCAAGTGAATATTCTTTAATTAATTCAATCATTTCTTCTTTATTCATTTCTACATCTCCTTTATAAAATTAATTAGTCTACAAACATTTGTAAACTTCTCAAACACTCAACCAACGCATCCACAAATTCATCGACCATATCTCTAGTAGTATTATAATCGAAGCTAACTCTAATGGTACTAAAAGCTTCTTCATCACTTAATCCAATTGCTTTTATTACTCTACTAGGAGTTGGTTCTCCAGAACAACAAGCTGATCCTGCACTCACTTGTATACCCTTCAAATCTAAAAGAGTAATAAGCTGTTCTGCATTAATACCAGTAAAAGTAAAACTCAAATTATTAGCAATTCTTTTCTTAGGATGCCCATTTAAATACACATCACAATATTCTCCACATTTCTCGTAAACTTCTTGAACTATGTAATTATGAATATCTACAGCTCTTTCAAGATATATATCTAAATCATCAGATAATCTTTCTACTTGATTACCCATTGCACAGATGTACGGAACATTCTCTGTACCACCTCTGAGATTATCCATCTGTTTACCACCATGAATAAGTGGAGTAATATCTAAGTCTTTTCTCTTATATAAAAAACCTATTCCCTTTGGACAATTTATTTTATGCCCACTAGCACTCATTAAATCTATTCCCAACTTTTTAACATTTATATGTGTATGCATAAAAGCTTGTACTGCATCACAGTGAAAAATCCCATCTATATCATGAACAAGTTTCGAAATCTTCTTAATATCGTTTATACTGCCAATTTCGTTGTTAGCAAACATAATCGAAACTAAAGGATTTTTAATATTATAATCTCTAATCAATTGTTCAAGTTCATATATATCAACTTGACCCCAACAATTAACCTTAAGATAATGTACTGTATATCCTTTTGTTTCTAAATACTTGCAAGTCTTATAAACTGAAGGATGCTCAATAGTAGAAGTAATAATAGTATCAATCTCAGGGTGGCTATCTAAAATACCTTTTAATGCCCAATTGTTACTTTCCGATCCTCCAGACGTAAAGAAGATCTCATTACCCGAAACCCCAATAGACTTAGCAATCTGATTTCTTGCATATGTAATATCGCTTTTTGCATGAATGCCATTTTGTGAAATATCTGAAGGATTACTCCAATTTTGTTTTAAATAGAAGTTTACATCATCAATTACTTCTTGTGTTGGCTGCGTAGTAGAGCAGCTATTCAAATATGTCATTTATTTTTTCAGTCCTTTCTTAACTAGTTTTATTTTTCTTATGGATACTATACCATAACTTCCAAACTTTGTCAACAATAAATTTTAAAATTAATTAGTTTAATTTAATCTACTTTATAACCATACCTCTCAAATGGTTTCATATCTTTGGTTCTCTTAGGATATTTCTCATTATAACTACAAATATAATTATAAATAGCATCAACAGTATCTTTGTCATATTCAGTGTTATTACGTAAACAATTATACTTTTGCATTAGAGATCTAGCATTGTTAGTAGCAGTAGTACTTTTAACTTTATGTAAATCGTCATACATGTCATATCTAATCTTTGCAAACTCATCAATAAGTTCTCTGTCACAATATCTACCATAAATATTATTATGTTGTTTTATATTCCCTTTTTCATCTTTAAACATAAATGAGCATCTAGAAACATATATTAATTCTAACTGTTCTAGTGTTTTAATATATTCAACCACAGAATGAGATGATAAACCAGTAATTTCTGACAAATATTTTTGTGACATCATACCTAAAATATTATTAAATTTCTCAGGTTCTCTAATATCTTTAATTTTATTTTTAGAAATAAAAGTACTTAATATACAAATATATAATCTCAATAAACCACCCTTATTATAAGAGTTAGATACCATAATTTTGTGAATATCATCAAAATCAATAAAAACAAATTTATCAACTTCATTAAGTTTAATATTTTTTAAATCAAAATAATAATCCACTCCTATTTTTTCTTTACATATAACAATTTCTTTATCTAATAATTCTTGAAATCCTTTTCTTAAATTCTCTTCAAAACGTCTTGGCATTTTTCTATTTTGGGTAAGATAATAATTTATCATATTTTTGTTAGTCAATACTGCATTACAATTATTTCGATACGATGCAACAATTCCTGTGTAAACCATAATTGCATCATGAGTTAATTGACTGTTTTCAATTATTGTTTTACTTAGTTTTAATTTCATTGTCTTTCTCCTTGTCTTACTATTTTTAAAAATGTATGCAACTAATACACAAAAAATTTGAGTGCGACTCGAAAAGTTGTGTACTAAGTATGTAACATTTTACATTCTAACTAATATAAGACGAATATAACTAATATAAACGAAGTTATTGCACTCGGAAAATCCGAGTTGCAAGCATCTACGATGCCAGCATAATATTCTCTTGAACTCCACTATCTTTCTGTATTATTATTTAGTCTATTCTTTTTCTTTTCTTTCTTGAGTTCTTTTTGTGTTTCATTAAGTTCTTTTTGTAAATTTTTCTTTTCCATAAAATTATTACTATTCTTTATTTTCTTCTTTAAAGAATTAATTTTATCTTTAAGTTTTTCTTCTTCTGATTTTGTAGAACTATTACTGTTAATGATATTCCAACCATTATTAGTTATTACTAAATTTTCCCAAAATCCTCTTGCTGAGGATTCTATTTCTGCAGATATAGTACCAATACTATTATTAAATAAATTTCTTCCAGCTCTACTCCAATCTGTATCAATATCAGCATATATAGGTTCAGGTTCAATAGAATTCAAAGAAGCTATAGATCGTATACAATCTCCATCGTTTATATAAAGTCTTCCTGTATCTATTGTTGTATTGTTAAGATTAATACTATCAACTCTCCACGTAGTAGTAATACTTTCTTTTTTCTCTTCTTCTTTTTTCTTATTCTGTTTTTCTTTCTCAAGTCTCTCATTATAATACTCTTTTAACCCATCAGAAAAAGTATCCATCAAATCTGACCATCTCATTTTTTCAATTTCTTCAATATTGATAGATTTAGCATAATCAATAATGTTTTGTACAAACTCAAGAGTAAGAATAAATGTCTCATACTTTAATGTTCCTTTAAAACATCTAAACTCAATACTTTTTTCGTGTTTTAAATTTAATGCAACATGCTTATCTTGATTTTTATACTTACCATACAATTCAATAATAGACTTTTCATCTTTTCCGTTACCTACAAATTTACTATAGCTATTGCCTCTTCTCGCAATAACACAAATCTCATCATTAAACTTTTCAAGAATATATAAAATCTTTGAAATAGTTAATTGCTGTATTAATTCTGATTTACCAAGATATTTTCTATCAGCATGAATATGTAACCCACAAGTAGTAGTATCATGTGCTTTATATCCATGTTCATCAAGATACTTAAACATTTCTTTGTATCTCATTTTGTATTTATGATACGCTAATGAACATGGCATAGTATCAAATTCAATTCCATTTTTCAATGATCCATCATGTGTGCAATACATTTTATCTTCTAATGCTTCAGAATTATTATCTGGGTTAATACCACAAATGATTTCTAATACATTTTTTGCATGTTCTTCAGATTCACCGCCACAATCTACTTCAATTTCCGCACCAAGTAGAAGAGTAGTATCTTCTTTCTCATTAGGCATATAATGATGAATATATCTTGGTTTATAATTATGCTTATGAATATATTCACGTATTGTTTCAGGTACAGTACAAACTCCTCTCATTCCATTAGATAAAGTGATACAAGCATTTCTTGCAGTATTTATATCTACACCAAATGTAGGTTGAAGATAATTAGTCACACTGCTACCATACCATGTTGCGTCAAATTCGTTTACGAATGGATTGTTTATTATACTACAAGATTCAAGATTTCTAAATTCTCCTGCAACTCTACCTTGTCTTCTAAGGTCTGCTCTTAAAGCGTTTAAATAACTATAGCGACCGTAATTATATCCAGCTTCACGAATTTTACGACATTGCTCTTTTATTTCATCAGTATATTTAAAAAAATTATAATGACTCCAATCTGTTCTATCACGTCTCCCCTCAACATGAGCATCACTTCCATATCTGAGAAGAAAAGAATCCATTTCTCTAGTAAAACAATAATTAAGGTTTTCAAATCCTATTTCGACATTATAATTAGTTTCATTTTTAATTCTAATTCTTCCAGACGGAATAGTATGATAAGACATCTCCATTTCTATTATATCAATATCAGTAACCAAATAACCATTTAAAGTAAATGGTTCTTGAATACTTAAAATATTTCCATCAATTCTTATATCAGGTAATAAAATCATAATAATTTCCTTTCTTTTTGTTAATATTTTATATGTATTTATAATATTAATTAGTGTAATCTATAATTAAAAATGTGTATTCTTTATACACAAAAGATGACACCAACTCTCTTGTTAGTGCCATCTTATCATAACTTCCATTAATTGTCAAGCATAATTTTTAAAATTAATTAGTTTATTTATTTTTATACTTCTTTACAAAACGTTTGAACCAATTACATTTATGTCCTTTGCGACAAGTACAATAATCACAATAATGACATTCAGCACTTGCTTTCTTTTTGTAATCTGAATACTTACCCATCATCGCACCTTTCTCGATACTTAATTTAAAGCCTTTTAATGTCCTCGCAGTTCAAATTTGAATCAAAACAGTTTCAGTGTAAACTTGTTCGTCTAAAATATAAAAATCAAAATTTGAGTCATATTCGTTAATTTAATCCCATAATTGCCAGAAGAAAATATTAAACAATTTCATGAAAGCTTCTTTATTTTGATTAACAATAGAAGAGATACGTTTGGTTTTCTCAATAGTATAATTCTTCCAATCATAATAATTATCATATACATTCTTTCCGTAAAGTAACTTTTTAACATAATCTTCATTCATCATTTCTAAATGAAAAATCATAGTATCAATAATCATATCAGTGTCATCATCTTCAAAATAATCTTGACTAAATTTATCTCTGTATTCTACAGGGACATTAAATAATCCACTATGTACTTCTCTATATCTTTTCAAAATTTCCTTTTGTCTGTCTATAAAGCTAGTATCCATATTAAACATATCTCTAGAATCCCAACCACGCCAAGCTCTTTGCCAAGCATATTTAAGATCCCATTTTAATTCTCTTAATCTATGTGTCAGTTTCCATCCTTTTGTTTCTTTCCAAGATCCCTTTAATCCTAAAGCCATTTTATTCACCACCTAACTGTGTTACGTCTTCTTTAATATCCCAGTTTCTCTTTACACTTTTCTCACTAGCATAAGTTATATAAGCAGTAGTATCTTCATCCTCTGTTATATCTACAATTCCTTCTATTCCATAACAGTATTCGTCTTTGCCTATCTTAATAAGATATTCGTGAGAGTTAATAAATCCACACAATGTTTTACCTATGTATTTTGCAGTATAAGTTCCTACTAACATTCATCCTCCTCCACAATATAACCACTCTTTATCATACCGCTTTCAAATAATGCCCAGAAACCATTTATTCTCGGATCATCCATATGTTCAACCAATCCGCACTGTAACAGTGAGAGAGCAGCTATGCCTTGTGGAGTAATTTGATACATTTCGTTATCATCATCTTCGTCATCTTCTAAATCTTCAGCCTCATTTTCATCTTTGTAATCTTCAGGATGCTCAATATAATCATCTACTGTTGTCTTTAACGCCTTAATATAATCTCTAACGGTGTCGCTACAATAACTAAACCCAGAATCTACTTCAAATCCATCTTCATCAAAAATAGAATAGAAGAGACATTCACCTTCTCTATTACATTCAATTTCGCAATTTCTATAATTAATTCTCATTTTAAATTCTCCTTATAAACTTCTTCTAAACTTTTATCAATTTTATATCCTACAACTTCATTTGTTATTGGATTTATTATAACTTCATTGCCACAAATCCAATGTGAATATTCATCTTCTGTTAATCCTAAATATTCTCTTGCAGATAATTCACCTTCATATCTGGTGTGCCAATCATCTATAGCATCCATATACAAAGTTTCAATAGCAACTTCAGTTGCAGTTTTATAAGCTCCGTCTGTTATTTCAGGTAAGTGAGAGCGTAATACTTGTGCTGCTAATATATTATTCATTTAATCCTCCTTTGTACAACTACACCAACAGTCTTCGCAGTTATGATCACAACTTTTTTCTTGTAATGAATTATTCTTTTCTATCAATAATTCTTCAAAATTTTCTGTTTCTCCGTTATGTAATTCTAGAAAAATATCGTCCCAATAAAATTCTATATTGTCCATTAATCTACCTCAATTTCTTCAAATGTATTTGTTTCAGGATTATATCTATATGGCAATCCATTAGGAGCGTAGTATGGTGAAGGAGTAGTAGAAAAATCTGCACAAGATTGAAATAAACTACCGTTCCACCAATATACGATTTTTGTAGTGGAATCATACCATAATCCATCTCCAATTGCTACCATTACACTTCTCCCAAACGCTGTACCATTAATATTTTCGCTATTCTCAACATTAACTGCAACGGTTTCTGATTCGCAGCCAGCCAGTGTAAAAGAGAAGAGTAGTATTGTTAATAAAATTAATAAATTTCTTTTTACCTTCATATTTATTACTCCTTTCTATCTTAATAACTTCATTGCCTCATCAATAATTTTCTGATATCCTTCAATATCACCTGTAGTTTCTGTATAAGAAATATTTCTATCTGTCAATAAAGATACCATTTGTGCTTTTAATTTATCAGATTCTTCTTCTGTTTGATGTCTACCAATTGGGTTATAAGGCTTAGTTCTAATTAATAAATAATTTAAATTGTTATATGAATTAAATACGTCCATAACAGTTTTGTTGAAATTCTCACCTAATACTTCTTTATCATTATTATAAAAAATAGATAATGGGAGAGGACTATCTGTAATAATGCATTCAACTTTATCTTTACAACGACTCATTCTATAACTCTGCTTACCAAATAAATAAGCTTGATTTTTAAATGCCTCATCATTATTTTCCCATACTTTATCTTTTGCAAATTCAGTTATAAGTTCTGCATTAATTCCTTGCATTTTTAACTGTGAAAATACATATGCAGCCCCTGTCGAGTTATGTACTACCATGCAATTTTTAAGTAAAAATTTTTGATTACCATCTGTTTCAATGCCAAAATATTCTCCTGTTCCATAATCATTTATAGAAAAACCATGATGTAATGAATTATTAACTGGATTTTGATTAATCACCTTTTTTCTTGGTAGTTTTGTTGGAATTTTTCTTAAATCACCAGATATAGAAATTCTACAATATCTATTACCTTGTGCATTTTTATCCATTGTTTGTGCTTTTTTATATACATATTTTTTCTGAGCATTCATTCCTAAAGAACAACATAATCTTACAATATCATCAGCAAGAACTATATTCTTTTGTGTTATTTCAATAAAATTACCACGATTTAAATAACCGTCCGAGTCTATTAAACCAGCCAATAATTTTAAACGTTGATCTTCAGATGATGTCAAATAATCAAGAGGTATATGTTTATTATTAACTAAATTATAATCTCGATTATATTTAGCAATAGGATGATTTGAATGGTTTCCATTATTTCCTTCTGAAAAGCAATATGTTTGACATTTTCCTTCTTTAAAACTATGCTGTTTTAATTTGATACCTAATCTTTCTGCGTATTGGTCACACCAATCAATTATTTCATTATCTGCAGAACAGAATCTTGTTAATGATTCAGATAATCCATCTCCTAACCAAATACCAAGATAATAAGGATCTATTTTTAATTCTTTTTCTTCATATATTACTGGAACTTGATATAGCTTACACTTTTCTTTATAACTTTTTGTCATAGAAAAATAATCTTCAATAGAAATATCTTTTGTAATCCATTCGTTTATATGTTTTCTAGCATATCTTTTTTGTCTTGTAATACATAAAATATGATTTTCGCTTACTATAATATTTTCACTTTTATTAATGTTTAATTCATATAATTTAGAAACACCACGATGTAAATTTAATACATGTCTTGGTGTACTGTCATCTCCCATAACTATATCACCAACTTTTATATCTTGTATATATTTTATAGTTCCATCATACATTAAGACTTCTGTATTTTTACCAAAGCATTTGCCAGCTCCTGGAGTTCCAAATAAATTAATCACTATCATAAATAATATTCCTTTCTTTAAAATTAATTAGTTTAAATATACATTAATTTACAATATTTGTCAAGAGTTTTTAACAAAATTTATTTAACTTTTTACCACACATTGGACAAAAGTTAATTGATATTTCCACTTCTTTATTTAGTGGTTTTATATATTGATTGTCAAGACAAGCAAATATAATCAGCTTATTTGGTTCAATATACGCCTCTATACCTGTATAACATCCTTCATTATATTTACTGAATTCTCGACTACTTAATTGCGTATTATCTTCTATATGTTCACAATATTTACACATTACTTATTCTCCTCAATCTCAATCATTAACTTCACAGTTCTACCATCTTTAAGTTTCCAAGAGTAACCACCCTTGGTATCTTTACTGCAATCTAAACCACCAAGACATTCTTGAACCAAGTAGTCTCTAACAGCCTCAATTGCTTCATCTGTGCAATCTGATTTATCTTTCCATTCTTCTTTGTTCTTTAGTATGCCTGCGTATATTCCAAATGCACCACAGCCTACATGATATTTTTTATCTGTCATATTTTTTTATCTCCTTTTAATATTTTTAAAGTGCAAATTTTGCACCTTGTAAATCACAAAGTGTAAATTATCTTTTCGGCAGCAAGAGAGCAGTAGTGCCGATAGTAGAAGAGTAGTAATACTACATTACTACTTTCCATCATCTGACATTCTTTCCATCTCGTTTAATAACTCTTGTTCTGTTCTCTCTAGTTGCTCTATGTAATCTATAATTGATTTTGTTATATAGGCAGGGCATACACCATCTATGTAATCTATAGCTTCTTCAATTTCTTTTGGTCTTTTATTCATTGTTTTCTCCTTTATTTCTATCTTGAATCTTTTTTGTAATAATCACTATTACATTGCCATTCTTCATAGTTTCTCAAATCATTGTCTATTTCTTTCTGTAGAATATCCATAAGTTCTTTATAATCATCTTCTTTAATCTCTGCTCCGCAAAAACCAAGTCCGTTCTTTGCTCTGCTCGTAATTGACATGCTGCCATTATTCATAAATACATTTACTTGTATAATAGGATAATCTAAATGATACTTGTTCATTAAATAGTTTGCTGACTCTCCACGTATAGAGAAAGTATAAAAATAATCATCAAAACAATAATGTCTTGCTATATATCTAAAATCTTCCTTCCAAAACTTAACCACAATAATCATCCTTTCTTACAAAAGCTTCGTCCTGAAAATGTCCGTCTTTAAATATACTTACTCTTACCGTAGGTTCTTCAGGAAACAAGTCAATTACAAAATCATCGTCTTCGTATATTCTTTTAATTTTTTCCTTCTTAGGTATTCTTCCCTGTGAAGGGACATAGAGTTCTTTAATTGAATTTTGTGGTTTTACTGAGTCATGTACATATAACCCTCTGTCTGCTACTATCATATTATCTCTCCTTAATTTCTCTATAAAATGGTACACTTAACAACTCACTACGCAATTCATCGTACATTTTATGTAAACGTGGATTTACCCATTTCATCCATTCCTTACGATTATCCTCCACCATAAGCTGACGTAACATAGTAGCAGAAATAGGTAACTCTGTACGGTTAATAATTAACTCAGTAGTATTCTTTAAGTCTTTCTTATCAAACCAAGCACTACGACTTTCATCATTTCCATATATCATAATTTCAGGGTTCTTATGAATATAACGATCTACATTATCTAAAAGATATCTTCCCCATTCTGGTCTAATATCATTTTCATTGGAGAGATCCGCTAATCCGTATATCATAATATTTGGAGAATCTCCATAAACTTCTCTTAACATTTTTGTTCTGGTGTTAATATTAAGCGGATTACGTTCTGTGCCACATTCCTGTGAACTACCTATTAAAATAACTAATCTATCACAAAGAAGTAACCCTGTATCTACTAATTTTTCATGTCCTTTGTGGAATGTTTGAAAACGTCCACATATTAATCCTGTATCATATGGCTTCATTCTGTGTCTCCTCCAATCTTTTCTTTATTACTTCAATCGCATCATCCCAAGTCCAAGGGTTTTCAATTGTACAAGTTTTTATTTTTTCTTCATCTATGTAACGTGCAATTTCAATCATTTCGGTTGGATGAGGTTTTAATACTCCAAGAATACAAATATTTCTTATGTCAAGACAATAGTTCTCGCCCTTATCCCAAAGAATAAAACTAAATTCTCCCATTATAGCTTCATCCCCTTCTTTGCAAATATCTAAATTGTATTCGTTATCAGGGTCGTACAAATCGAATGCTTCCTTGTATTCTGGCAAATATTCTTTTAATAAATCAATTACTTCTTGTGCTTTAATTCTTAATTGTTGTTCTCTGGTTAATTCGTTCATTATTTATTCATCCTCCTTTTTAATTTCTTCCCATAATTTTCTTTCATCTTCATCAATCTGTGGGATATATTTTCTAAAATCTCTATGGTCAAGACATCTATGGCATATCCAACGATATTCACCAATTTTATACCAGCCACATTGCATAGGAGACCATATATCTCTATAAGAATCTAGAATATCTCCGCAAATTGTGCATTCAACTTTTTTATGTTTACCCATTAACCAGTGAACTCTTGAGAGTTCTTCTTTTTTATTATCCAAATAGCAGCTTAATTTATCTATTGGATTATTACTTGTTGTAAAAATCATACTATTTTTCTCCTTTTCTATTTATAAATTTTCCTTTGGATAATATACAATATCCAAACCTTTCTTTTGTGCTTTTTTAATAGTAGACCAAACTCCACCTGATTCAATACCATCCCATATTGCAAATAACTTATCACTATGGTCTACCATATATTGATCTCTTGCATTATCACAACCTTTATAAAATTCTTCTGATAACTCAATCCATTCGTCTGCGTCCTCTTTTAAAATATTATACCAAGGATTGCTAGAGTTATAATTCTTACAAGGAAGAATACAATGTAGTTTTACAGAATAACCTTCATCTTTTAATGCTAGGGCGGCAATGCCGTATGCTATATCACACCCGTCTGCCATACCACAATATATATCTGTTACTTTAAGCTCTATTAAAGCCAACTTCAACCAATCAATTAGTCTTATCCATTCGGTTGTACTAAAGTTGTCTTTGTTATATCCTAATCTTTCTGGTCTATGACCTGTTAATGCCATTCTCATATTTTTCTCCTTATTCACAATTTCCATGTTTAAATTTATGATTACTTAAAAACAAAGTTCCGTCTGCATCTCTAAACAAACTAAGACAATAGTCTCCATTTATTAAAGAACCGTCTTCATTTCTAATCTGAATACAAACTTTACTATCTGATCCCCATTCTCTTTCAATTTTTTCACATGCTTCTTTTAATTCTGATACTGTTATCATTTTCTTATTCCTTTCTATAAAATCATTAAATTATATCCTTCTACATATTCTTCCTGCTTAAGCCAGAACTGCCACCATTTCTTATTAGGATATTTCTTATGTTTATGTACTTTTGTTACTTTTGCGGTAATACTTTTAGCTATGATACTATTGTGTTCTGGATAAATGTAAACATTTTGTCCTAATGCTAATTCATAGGGATATCCTAAACAATTCATAACCTCTATATTGCAATAAAGTACGTCTCCGCTATGTAGTTGATAAGCTCTACATTCAGATGGTTCATCTTTAAAATATGTTATTTTACTCATATATCTCCTTCCTAAGCACCTACATTGCTCTTTAAAACAACTTTTTCTTCATCTAACTTGATCTCTTTAATCTTTATATCTTTTTCTTTTCTAAAATCATCAGAGCTTAATCTGGCTCGTCTTTCTGCATGAAGCTTATCCTCAGCTACTACAACTAAAGCATAATCTTCACACCAGTCTGCTTTTCGTGTTATTAAATATACTTTCATAATTTCTCCTTTACAATTTCATAATTATCAAACAAATTACCAATTATCTTTACATCTGAAAAATCTCCCCAAGGTTCTTGCAGCATTAAACAAAATGTAGAGTAGTTAAAATTAGGATTACCGTCCCAATAATCAGTTCCATTAAAATATATATCATCAAGTGAAACAGCAGTTATCATATTCATTTCTCTATTCCACCAAATCAAATACTTATATGAACGTTTTGGAGAAGATACAATTTCTACAATGTCGTTCTCAAATATTCTATTACCATGATTATCTACCCAGCCTGTAAACTGTGAGAGAGTAGTAGGATCTATTTCATATTGATAATAATGAAACTCATTTATTATGCCAGTAATATAATGTATATTTTTTCTAGTTCCATTTATCCATTCTCTATAATGATAATTACCTTCGACCCACTCCTCATCACTTTTCTTTGCTTTAAATATAATTTTTCTTGGTGTTCCCATATTTATTCCTTTCTATTTTTAATTACTTTCGGCAGTTCTATTGTTATGCCGAAGTTCGTTTAAGTAATCATAAGTAATTTTGAAAGTTTTACCGAGGTTTGCTTAAATATAAAAACCACTTGTTTTTCTTAATTCATTAAACTTATCAATAATTAGATTGTGTCCTAAAGCAATTAGTTTATCTTTTCCAAACTTGATTACTATATTTACTATATACAAATCTGTTAACTCGTCTACTGGAATAAACTGTCCATCTTGTGTTTCCCAATAATATCTTTCTCCTCGTTTTCTTAAAATCTCTTCTGTAGTCATTTTAATTCTCCTTCCAATAATCTGTTTTCTCTTTACTAATAAGCTGATAACTATAGTCCATATCAAGTTCCCATCCTTCAAAATAATAATAGGAGCTTGTATATTCTAATTCAATTTCAATTATACATTTATATTCTCCAGTTACAGTCTTATACAGATCTTCAGCTATTTCTCTACAAACTTCATATGCATCATCTTCAACTTCACTCTGAGGAGCACTATTATACAAACAATCTCCAATATCATAATCTGTATATTGTTCATTATTAATTATGTACAGTTCCAACTTTACTTTTTCTGTGTATACATAGTCACGCATTAGCTTCTCCTTTTTTTTATCCTCTCTCTATTCTTCGCATTCCCATTGATATCCTGTATAGTGTGGTTTACATTCTTTACATGTATATCCATTACATTCCTTCTGGTATGGACAACCTTTACAAACACATAAAGCACATGCCATTCTACCAACAATAAATGGTACTTCCAATTCTAGATCCTTTGCATAAAAAAGTAATTTTGATAATCCGTAAGGAAATCTATAATATTCTTCTTCTAACTTATCACAAAGTTCTTTGTTGTTTGAATCTATATTATAAAGATTAACCATACGAAACTCCCAAAAAATATCTTCTAATGTCACAAAATATTCTTTACAACGATCTTTATATGTTTCTTTCCAAGTATTTTCAATTAATTCTTTTTGTCTCTCTTGACAAGCAGCAATAATTTTACTTAATTCTTTAATATCTGTTACTTCTTTAATATTACATAATATATTATTCATTAGTTTCTTCCTTTCTGTATATCTTCCAAACAATCATTCCAGCCTTGCGCATATTGATACGCTAACATGTTGCCAATATCTTGTACTCCGTTCTCTACATATTGCTTTAGGTTTATTCTCTCTGGAAGAGAAGAGAGTGGACACCAGTCTGGTTTAGTATTTGTTTCTATAAAGTCATCTACAATTAAATCTTTTCCAGCACAAATATCACATTCTCCATAAGAATCATATCTTAATTTACATTTCGCACAACTTTCTGGTGTGTCTATTATTAACATTGATTTTGTTTTACTCATACGCTTACCTCCTCGTTTTAATTAATCATTCACATCAATTACTTTTATGTTTGATGCTCCACAACTGCAACAATCAAAAATTTCTTTCAGCACATCCTCAACTTCTTTATCTGTTCTTACTACATCTTCATCTATCCAAAAATCTAATTGTACTGTATATGTCATACGTCTACCTCCTCGTCTAAGGGCATAACAAAGACTTTATTCTGATAAATTGCCTCTTCGCTTAATCCAACTATATTTTTTGCAATAGGACTGAGATATGTTTCTTGAATCATATCTAATACTTTCATTGCTTTCTCTTCTGTAGAATATGTGCCTAATGGTTTATGGTGTCTATATCCTGCTTGATTAGAAATCACTCTAAGCTCAGACTTAGAGTTTACTCCATCATATGCTATATCTACTATCATTCCTGCTATATCTACTAAACTTCTTTTGTCTTGGGTTCTGATTAACATTGTTCTCTCCTTTCCTTAATCAATTGGTAAATCTTCATCTATATATCTATTTAGTTGTCCACAATATAATTGAGTTATATTTTTACATTCTGGACACTCTATACTACACCACTGTGCAAAGAATGGTGGTTTAATGTGCAATGTCGCTCCACATTTACAGAAAGCTCCACATCTACCTTCTATTTCATATTTATTATGAGTTACTAATACATCTTCATCTTTATACAAATAATCCATATCTATAAAATCAAACATTGTTTCTCTCCTTTATTCTTTGTTTATTCTGTTTAGTTTATCAATTGTTGCTATTCCCATTTTTTCTTTCCTTTATATATTATCTAACCATTCATCAGTTTCTTTAATTTCTTCTTTACCTTTATCCTTTTCTTTCTTTTGTTCTATACGAAGTAATTGATCTGAAAGTAAATGCTGCATATTTACATAGCTCTCAGGATAACGAAATTCTTCACTGTCTTTTGATATATCCTTTGTTTTACTATAATTCTTTACTGCTTGCTCATCTATATATTTAATTAGTGCTTCATTTAATCCATATTTCTGCAATGTAAGCTGATCTTTCTCTAATGCTTCTATAGATGTATCTCTACAATAATTTATTACATATACCTTATATAACCCTACCCAGTTCTTTTCTTCTTTAACTCGTCTATTTATTTCATTATAATAAGGAAGAGTTTTCTTCTTTAAATAAATCTGGCTTTCTTCTTCGCAACCATATTTAAGTAATGTTTCTCTTTTTACTTTTAATATATATTCAATGTCATCTGCATCTGCTATATATTTTCTGACTGTCATCTTGGGATTAGGTCTCATATCAAATAAGTTTTCTTTTTCTAATACATAATACTCATATTCTTCCGAAAACTTTATTAACATTCTTTTCTGTAAGCTGCTAAATGCTCCTTTAATAACTTTTGAAAATTTTGACTTACATCTTTCAAAAAAATCATTAATTTCAAAATCTGTCATATAACTATGTACCTTTTGCAATTCCTTAAGACGCTCATCTGGCTCTAATCTTTGTATTCTTGTGAAATTATCATTGATCATCCCAAATGTTTTATATAACGACTGGGGAGCAATAGTAATCATATTCCCTTCAGTAGATGCTAATAAGCTTAGTAGTAATACTTCTATATACTTTATATAAATAGCATTTGCAGGATATTGATATTCCTTTTCTAATGGTTCATTATATACATCTAGTATTAAAAACTTACTATCTATCTTCTCATAATCAAAATAACGCAGCCATTCTTTTAATTGTGCCTTCTTCGCATTCCCATTTTTATATGGCTCATTTAATAGCTCACATAGCTTTTTATATGTAACATAATCACCTATTATTAGATTCTGAGTACTCATAGTGTCTATAGCAGTAGTACTTATCCCAGGCGAACTATGATTATCTTTATTTGTTATTTCTTGCATCAAAATTTCCTTTCTTTATAATATATTTTTGAATTTTAAATTTTTGGACATGTGCAAGACAAATGATTTATAAATTACTATCATTGGAACAAGGGATGTCCAAAAATTATTTATCTGTATTTTTAATTAGTTTTCTTGTTAAAATTAAGAATAGATACATTTCTTCCTACTCTTGTGCCAATCTTACCACATTTTACATTTATTGTCAACTACTTTTTTAAATATTTCTTACCTTTTTATCTTTTTCTATTTTATACCCCATCATTGAATAGAAGAGTATATCTATATCAGGTTTAAAACACCCCCTCCCCCACATATACACCTTTATTTAAATAAGTTGAAACTACGCCCCCTGTCATGTGGAATTGTGGATTGCTTTGTGGAAAAACTATGTGATTGTATAGAATTCGCTATTTTCCTTTATTTTTATTGGGTTTTCGATGAGAATAGGCAAACAATGGCATCGAGAATATGTGCTGATTTTTAATGATTTAAAATACGTTTTTCAACTGTTTATAGGGAGTTTTTCGATATTCGATTCGAGTGCGGAAAAATTGGATCGGATCGTTGATTTTGCAGTTGGTGTGTGGATGAACTAGCTGACCGAACTTTGCGTAAAAAAATTAAAAAAATCAGTTTTTTCTACCCCCGTATAGTGCAATAATATAACTATATTATGCAACTTTGCGCCGGTTGAAAAGCCTTGAAATGCTAGTAAAATCAATACTTTTAAGCGTTTTCAAAAATATTTAAAATTCTTTTTTTTTAAATTACTTTTTATTTTTAATTAATGTATAATGGACTTGTAGCAAATTTTTGCTATATCGCACATAAACCAAATACCCACACAAGACAAGGTGCAAAGCCACAGTCGGCGAGGTTCTTGTTATTAGCAAATAGGTGCATAGCACTAGGGCGCAAGCCTTGAACAATAGTTTTATTTGTGAATGGTGTTATAAATGACAGTTGGATTAGTTCAACAAACTTTTTTTGAATTGCTTTTCTTTTCCCTGTTGAATATCTTGTATAACTTGCACAGGGTATTGAATAGGGGGAAGAAATCCCCCTTCAAAATATTTTATTTAAAGGAGGGCGTTAATTATGTTAAACGCAATATTATTCAAAAATGGGGAACTCGAGGTTACAAAAACAGTTGCAGAGGTTATGGAAGACACAAGGAACATCGACAGTCGCAAAGCAATTATTCCCGTTGCCAATTTCTCAAAAGGCTCATTTACTTTGAAATCTTTAGACTGTAACTTTCATTTTCTTAAAGATTGTATAGAATATGCGAGGTTGCTAGAGTGTGCATATTTCATCGGTACTATTAAAGTTATGAACTCTAAATTAAACAAGTTAGAGGAAAAGGAACTTGAAGACAGTTTGACCAACGAACAGTACACAGAAAAGTACAATATTGAGGAAACTGTAACAATTTTTGAGGATGTGCTCAAAATGTGTTATACACCTCAAGAAATAGCATTTTGTCAAGCAGATAAATTAATAAAATTTATGAGTGTATACTTTTCAAAAGATACGTCAGTATTTTCAAGTTTTTCAGGCTTTACAGCATTTCTTACTAATCTTGCAGACGATAAGCCAACACAAGTTCTTAAACCTTTATTAGATAAGGTTTTACAGTCTTTCACAGTTGCTGAGGATGATATTTATAGAGAATATCATTTTCACGCAAATACACATCTTGTCGAGGACTGTAAGAAAGTATATTATAAAGGTCGTAAGGTTGCAAAATCAAAGGTTGTGCAGAGTTTCGACACAGACGGGAAAAATGTTCGTTTAGAAATTGTACTTGCCGTTATTGAAGATTTACAGAAGAAATCACGCAAAGCCTACGAGGAAGACGCAGAGAGAGAGAAAAAGGCAGAGGAAGAACGCAAGAGGAAAAGCGAGGAACTCATCAAGCAGGCAGAGGAAAAGGCTATCAAGCAAGCAGAGGAAAAAGCCAAGAAAAGAAAAGCAGAGAAAAAAGCAGACTAAAAACCAACTAAAAAAGGGTATCCCCTTGGGGATACTCTTTTTTTAATGGTTTAAATTTTAAAAAATCGGAGGGTATTATATTATGAATACTATTACAGATAATTATATTGATAAGGCATTATCTAAATTAAAGATATGTAAACAATATGGCACAGGTTATTTTGATAATCCTTTGCCAAAAGGTTGTGTATATGGCAGACCAACACGCAACATTTATATTTATATAGATAATTTGTGGCAATTCGACCCACAGTATGAATTGACACAGTTTGTCATTTGGATTTTAGACGCACGCAAAGACACACAGTTTCATAAAACACTTGTGTCAAAGCACACAGAATGGTACAATATGATATTTGCGTTTATAGATTATCATAATCTCTTTAATGCAAAAGTCGAGCCAAATTTATACAGAATGGGTAAAAAGCCTGAACGCAAGCAACCACAAGGATATAATGGTTATACATATAATGTACCATATAGACACCGAAAAGTATTAGAATGGGAAAATACTTTTACCACAGAAACAGACGCAATATATAAGCCTGCTATGTATGTAGACAAGAAAAAAGTACAGAAGATTAAAGACAAGCAACAACAAATAGATACTTTTAGGAAGAAACATCTTGATAAATATAAATAATTTTGGTTATGCTAAAGAGCATCATATTCCATTGTGAATATGGTGCTTTTTTTATGCCCAAAATTAAGAGAGGAGTGACGGTTTATGGTGGGAACATAAAAACTATAATCTCTTTCCCACTAGAAAGAGGTATGCTTATGGCAACAACTAATAACAATGAAGTAACATTTTACAGAGTACAAATGCGTCATTATGTACCATTTGAAAGTCAAGAAGTGTTTACTGACAGCCAAATAGTCTTTAACTCAAAGTCGGCTATGGATAAATTCACATCAGAGTTTAGAAAAACTGACTTTAAAGAAATTGCACAGACAGAAATTTGTCATTTTAATGATAGAGGTGTTCTTGCAAAAACTAGAGTATTAAAGAACTATTTGAAACACACAGAAGAAGATGATGAATAATCATATTCTTACGCCCATCAAGTGTCAAAGCTTGGTGGGTGTCTAGTCTACAACATTGTAGGCGCACACACAGACACGCTCGAAGTGTGTCTATTTTTAATTGCACAATTTTGTTTGACTTTAAAGGTCGGGAAGGAGTGTGTTGACTATGTTCAACTTAACAAAAACTATAAAATATAGTGCTATCAATTTTAGTACTAACATTAAACACATAGTTGTCTATCATTTAAAGTGGGTAGATAGCACATATGACGCAATTGTTTCTGAAAAAATAGTTAAACTTGATGGTACAGTTATCAAAGACACTACAGAACATCAAGAAAGAATCAATATGGAGTATTTTAAGAAATTCTTAAACACTCACAAGGATATAGATACAAGTCGTGGATATTATGTAGACATTAAAGGTCTTGCATAGTATACAAAAGCAGAAACATACAAGGGCAGAACGCTCAAAGTCTGTCCTTTTTTAGTTGAAGAAATGAGGTAGAAAATTATGAAAATTGAAAAATTAACTGATGGCAGAGTTGGTTGTGCCATCACATACAATGCTAACGAAACAATATTCATTGACACTCTTGACGAGGAGTGTCGTAAGAACATATTTAGAGGAATTGCAATTCCTGAAGATTATGGGTATGACCCACAATGTATCTATTTTAAGATATTTAAGATAGATGGACAGAGAGTAGTAGGAACACCATTGACTCGTGACAAGTTTATAAAGAAGTTCAATGAGCTTAATAATATGCTGATGGATGACACAAAAAGTTATTATGTACTTTATGAGGAAGAAAACGCTTTTCCCTGGAGTGTCGGACAGTACAAAGAAATCTTTTGGTGCATTCCAACATCAGAGATAAACTTCAGATCAGATCCAGAAGGTGGCTGGATGTTTGTTGGTGGTGTTACTCTCTGCGAGGAAGAGTTTGAGTTTTGTGATGATTCTGAGAACGACTACAAACTCAGCTATGAGGAAAGCTACGACCTCAAAATTGAAATATATGAGGACTTTGAGAAGAAGTTCTCACACTACCTGTTACACGATAATAGGGCAAATGAAATCACTTTCAAGTTGTGGAAAGCTTTCGAGAATCATATCTCGTCTGCACAAACTAGAAGTATTAAGATGGACAATAAGTTCTACTTAATCACCTGGTTAGAACACAATTGGGGTGCGTTCCTCGGCTGCATTCTCGATGGCTCATTCAAGTATATGAATGTTGCAAGTCTTGTACTTGAGTCGTGGAATGAGAAATAGTATGAATTAGGGTTGTTAGATTTTACGGATAATTTTATATCAAAACATTAACCGAACTAAAATTTAACAATCCTTTTTTGTGTAAAAAATATAAAGAAACTTGGATTGTTAATTCTGTATTATGTGTGCGTATTGTGCAGACTAAACGGAAATGAAAATTAACAATCCTTTTTTTCTGCCTTATTACAAAGCAAATTGAAAATTAACAATCCTTATTTCACTATAGGAAGGAGTGATAGAGATGGGAGAAGCTTGGATCAAGGACATACTCGAAGCATACGAAGAGTATGCAGAGTATAAAGCGAATGAAGAAGAGTAGGCTTTTTGTCTACTCTTTTTTATAAGCGAAAACAAAAATTAATAATGCTTATTTTTGGGTGGGATAGAGGGCAACCGATATCTGATGCGTAAAAGAATGTAATTGTGCCTGACAAGAGTATATGGGGCTTTACAACTGGCTACGGTCAAGAGGCTTTAACTGATTTACACACCCAAAATATAAGCGAAATTAAAAAATAACAATGCTTTTTTGCAACGATTTGAGCCTATTTCCAAAAAGTAGGTTGAAATGGTTGCATAAGTATGCAACGGAAATCAAGGGAAGTCTGCGCAATTCTCCCAAACCAAAGGCAGACGGAAAGGAAGGATATTATGAAGAAGACAACAGAAATGGTGGTTAATTTAACACCACACGCTATCACATTTGTAGATAGCAATGGAGATATAGCTCTTACAGTTGAGCCATCAGGCACAATTGCGAGAGTAACAACGGAAACTATAGTGACAGGTATCTGTGTAGGTATTCCTGTAACAGAAACTAAGTTTGGTGAAGTAGAGAACTTACCAGAGCCACAAGAGGGAGTTGTATATATTGTTTCTAGTCTTGTAGCACAGCGTTGCAAGGGAAGAGATGATGTGTTTATTCCAAATGAGTCTGTTCGTGACGAGAACGGACGCATCATTGGGTGCAAGAGCCTTGGCAGAGTAGACGCAGGCATTGACAAAGAAGCCCTTAAGAAAGCAGTCTACAAATATGCAGAGTGCTGCTATGCCGATGGTACTTATGACGGGTGCAACGGAGGATGTGTTGGTTATAGTGCTGAAGCAATGGCACAGGCAAAAAGTGTGATAGAAGAAATGTTAGGAAAGGAGGACTAACTATGGAAAAGAAGTTAGATTTAACCTTTGCCCGAATGGTGCAGAAAAAGAATGAATTAACAGAGAGGAACGCAAGAGCAGCTGCGTACTCTGCTTCGATTAAAGAGCGTAACAAGGGAAACAAGGGAAACATTATGAGTAATATTATCATTGCTGTAATGTTTCTTTTTATTGTGGTGTTATGTGGAGCAGGAATTGTATCTGCAAGTGCAACAGAAAGCAGATATGCAATAGCAAGTGAAAGTAACAATGGTCTCCATTACGAGTACGTAACAGAACGTACTTGTGAGGTAACAGAAATTAACGGAGACCTCGTAACAGTCAACTACAAGGGAGAGTTATACTCTTTCTACGGAGACGGATACGAAGTAGGAACGGAAATCATCTGTAAGTTTACCGATGATTGGAAAATTGTCGGTGTGGCAGAGTAGGAGGTGTAACAATGAATGTAATTCATTCAGAAGAGGAACAGCTCTATTATGCTCGCAAGTGGTGTAAAAGCCACAACGCAACAGTAATTTCCACATCGCTATATGGATTCTGTTATATGTTAGACAACGGAAACACATATACGATTGAGTGGTGGGAAATAGATTTATAGGAGGTGTAACGGAATGCAAATTAGCTTTTATGTTTTCCCAAAGGGAGAAGATTGCCCAACATACTATGGGCAAATAGAAATGAAAGCTTTTGATGCAGAGAAGTGTTGGCACATATGCCAGTGGGAAAACTGGACAGATGAGAAGCCAAAGGAACTGCTCATTGCTGATAAAATAATAGCCGATTTCCATCCGTTGTGTAACTTTGGACACGGAATCTGTTTCCGAAATCCAGAGACAGGGGAGAATTGGCTTGCGCTTTCTCAAGGTTGGTTAGTTGGCACATCAACGGAAATCACCGACTATGTGAGAGCACATAAGGACGAAATCTTTTGGGAAAAGCCTATGAATAAATTCCAAGTCGGTGATAAATTCTGTAGTACAGACATCTTTACGAGTGGTCAAATGTACTACGAAATTGTATCAAGAACAGAAACGGAGATAACCTGTGATTGTACAGATGTGGAATTAGACGGAACACACAACCGTCAAGAAACCTTTGAAGTCTTAACAGATGACAAGGGAGAATATATAATCCTTTGGGAGTATTTAGACCACAAGGGAATTATGTATGCAGAGAACGAGGAGAACAATGAAAGGTAGGTGAAAGGAAAATGGGAATTACATATGATACAGATATGATCGGTGCAAAAGGAAGAACCTATGCAGAGAAAAAGGTAGACCTTTTGAAGCAATTAGGCTTCAAGGTAGACAGACACATATTTGATAATTGTAAGTCTGAATATGAGATAGACAGACGAGCAAGGGACATTATATTTTCAAAGTAGAAAGGAAGTGATAAAATGAGAATGACAAGGCGTAAGTACGAATATAAATTTTCTGCATATTGGAAATGCAGAGTAAAAAGAGTTCTCGAATAAGGGAACTCTTTTTTTGTAACTGTAAACCAAGCAAAGTAACACGACAACAAGGGAAACAACAAAGTTGACATTTAAGGAGGACAAAAAATGGCAAAATACAAAATAGGAGATATTGTAAGAGTAGTAAAAAACATAAAGGAAGAATACCGTATTATTGGTTGTCTTCCCAACTATAAAAAAAGAGAGTTACCAAATAAAATCGTAACCATCACACAAGTAGATCCGAATGATAATACATATCAAGTCGCAGAGTACGGTGGCTGGTTTGTGGAAGAAATGTTCGAGGGCTTGGTAGCCGAGCGTGTAACAGAAACAGAAAACACAACAAAAGAAATCAGATTGGAGGACAAAAATATGAGATTTAAAATTAAAGATTACAAGGTAGATAATAAAAAGCAGACAGTGGTTGTATTCTTCGAGGACGGAGACATACAGAAAGCAAAATGCTGTATGGGAGATGAATATGACTTCTCAAGAGGTCTTGAAGTATGTATTATGAAACATATTTGTGGTGGTGCAGATAAGTACTACAAGATACTCAAGACAGCAGACAGTCAGGTCATAGAAATCAATGAGGCACGTAAGGAAGCTACAAAGAGAGCAGAAATCAAGGCTCGTCAGAAAGCGAAACGTGCTGAGAAGAGAAAGCTTCGTGCAGAGCGTAAGAGAGCAGAGCGTATATCAGAGATACGTGAAGCATATCTTTCGGCTTTGCAGGAGTACAACGGAGATGTTGAAGCAGTAGTTGAAGCAGTAGAGAGTGAGAACTAATCACTCTCTTTTTTAATGTCAACAAGTCAAGTGGTCAAGTCAAGTGGTCAAGTGCTTGTTGGCATATCCAAGCAAACAATGGTATTAGGGTGTGTGAAATTCAGAACACCCACTCCTTTCCAAAATAGAACGGAAAGCGAGTAATAATAATTCTTAGTTTCAAGAAAAACTTTGTTTGTTTAGATATGCCAATAAGAGAAGAAATGAATTGGCATAGGGAAGGAGATGCAGATATGCAGATAAGAGAAATCACAATTCAGAGAAAGGTATGGGAAATAATACTTTGCAAAAATCGTTATGGAAAGAAGTTTCTCATAGCGAAACAGAGAACAATTTATGACACAATCATAGAAGTCAAGCTGTTTACAATGTCTGATGGAGTGTCGTTTGCGAGACCAAATAATCCAAAAGATTTGGTTGAGGATGATGTATTAACGGAGCTTAAGAAGAAGTTAATAGAGCTTCAGAAAGAGTATTGTGGAGAAGAAAGGAATAGGTGGTAACAATGGGTGAATACGCAAGGCTTAATCGTATGCTTGAAGGCTATGAAGAAGCATTGAAACTAGCTAAAGAGCAGAACGCAGATGTAGAAGATATAGCAGAGCTTGAACAGAGTATTGGTGAAATACGAGGTGCTTTGTTTGAGATGGCAGAAGTTGATGGGTTAGATGACCCATATGAAGCATTTGATTATTAGAAAGGTAGGTAGATAAAAATGGCAAAAGAATTTGACAAATGGCAACAGAGAGAAATTGCAGATATTGCGATTGAACAGACAGAAGAAATCATTTTAACAATGGCGAATATTGTAATGGAAAACAGAAAATTAAGAGAAGAAGTTACAAGACTTCGCAAGGTAGAAGAAGAGTATCATCAGGATATCATTGATAGATGTAGAGCAAGTGAACAGGCAAGTCTTAATATGCTTAATGCTGCACTTGTAGGAATTGCTATAGGAAAAGATGATAAAGAATTAGCAAGAGAACTTGTTGAGTTTGTATAACGGAAAGGAAATGTGACTATGGCAACACAACATCTTACAAACGAGCGAATAATTAAAGAAGTACAAGCGAAAATAATAGCTCGTAGCGAAAATCCATACTATCCAGAAGAACAACATTTAAAAGATATGGATTTAATTGCTGATTTAACAGCATTAAAAATTAAATATAAGGAGTGATGAATATGAGAACATTAACACCAGAAATCACAAAGTCACAGGCAACCGAATTCTACAGAGACCTCTGTGGAACAGTATATGGCAATGTAAAGAAGAACAGTCAAGGTGTTATGAGTGTAGGCTTGATAGCTGACCATATGAAAATAAGCATTGAGAAGGCAAATGACTTCTGTAATGCAATGATTAAGTATGGAATTACTGAAAGACAGAACGGAATGGTGGTGGTTTAGTATGGATAGAGAAGCAAAATTTTGTGAACTTGATACGCAAATAAGCAACCTAACAGTAGATGAACAGAATTTTGTATTGTGGTTACTGTTAAGAAAATATGCTGATAGGTTAGATATACCTGAGCAGTGTAACACAATCGAAGACTACAGAAAAGAGAAAGTAAATCACGCTTTATGGGTTGATTGTGGAGAACTTATTGATATGTTGAACTATGAATTATGGAAGTAGAAAGGTAGGTTGATATTATGAACGCAATAGTTAAAATTCTAATGGAAAGAGATGGATACACATTAGAAGAAGCCATAAGAGAAGTTGAAGATGCAAGGGAAAGAGTACTTGAAGGTGAAAATCCAGAGGAAATTTTAGAATATGATTTTGGTTTAGAACCTGATTATATTTTTGATCTGATTTAGAAGGGAGAATAACTATGGGTTGGACAAGTTACAGAGCAACACATTACAAAAACGGAAAAGTAGACCGTAAAGCAGAAATGGATAAGAGGTTTACACAAGAAGAACACGATGGTTCTGATTACAATGGTGGTACTTGTCACTATCCTAAAATGGAAGTGTTAAAATCTTCTATGGTAGGAAGTACATATTATGCGGCTGTAAGGACAACGAACTCACAGACTGGATATGATTGTACTTGGGCTGCAATATGTTTAACAAGTACAAAATGGAATGACGGAATGAATTTTGGATATAAGGATATGGACGAAACAGTACGCCCATATCAGTATGATTGTCCAAAAGGAATTCTTGATTTACTTTCACCAACGGAAAATGAAAATGCTTTAGAGTGGAGAAGAAAATGTAATGAGAAACGCACAAATAAGAAACCAACACTTTCAAGTCTGCCAGTAGGTACACGAATTAAGTACACCCGTTGGGACGGAAGAGAAATGGAAGTATTCAAACACGAAGCAGGCTATCAATTCAAGAAACCTTTTTGGATGCTTGCTGATGGAAGTGGTTATATTTCTGCAAATCATATCCCAGAGAACTATGAGGTGATTAAATGATGGAACTTGTTGATGAGGTCATAAGCGAAATCTGTTTAGAGATTGCGATTAATAATGCTATTGAAAGAGCTTTGGAAGATTAGAAGGGAGTGATGTAAATGAAAGCAAGGAAATATCCGCCTAATGCAAGTCCAGTAGCAACTTGCTCAACTTGTAACTTTGGTGGAGTTTGCATAATGGAGCTTCAACAAGGAATAGATGATTATGTCATCACAGCTGAGAATTACGGAGAAGGATACATAAGAGTATCTAAGTCACGTATTCAATATACAGCTCAAGGCAAACCATTTTTTGTAAGACAAAGACAGAGATGGTACTTGAGCGAGTTTATGAGAACAAACTAAGAAAGAGAGGTGCAGAAACTATGCCAGTTAAGTTAGCAAAGAAAGTTGTTACAAAGAGAAGTCTTGTTCACCCAAAGAGAAACAAGACAGTAAGAATTGCAGCAAGTAAACTTATTAAGAAGAATTAAGAAAGAGAGGAATTTATTATGGTACAGTTAGGAAAGAAGACAATGACAAAGAGAGCACTGGTTCATCCAAAGAGAAAGAGAGTGGTAAAGCTCTCGGCAAGCAAGCTGGTTAAGTAGCTGAAGCTAATTAAAAACACACCCTGTATTCAAATGAGTGCAGGGTGTTATTTATTGAAAGAAAGAATGAGGTAAAGAATTATGAGAACAATAGAAAGAAATAACGTAACAGTAGTAACAGGAAATACAACAACATTAGCAACAACAGTAATGGAAAATACATATTCAATCTGTGGTAAGAGGATTGCAAGTGTACCAGTTGCCTTAATGGAACTTGATTATTCATATCAGAGAGTTCTTGGTGCAACAATAAAGAAGCTTGTGGAAGAATGGGATAATGATAAATGTGACTTCTTGGTTGTTTCATACAGAGATAATAAGTTCTATATCATTGATGGTCAGCACAGATACTCAGTTGCTAAGGCAAAAGGAATTGCATCGCTTCCGTGTATCATATTTACAAACTTAACACAGCACGATGAAGCTCGCAAGTTTGCACAACAGCAGGAAAATATCAACAGATTAACTCCATATGATATATTTAAGGCAAATATAGCTTGTGGTGATACAAGTATTCCTGTTATTGCAAAGGATATGGAAATCAAGCGAGTTTGCGATAAGTATGGTATAGAAGTAAGATACACAAAGGCAAAGAATGAAAAGGTGTTGAAGTGTTTAGGTAATGTAAGAACACATTCTACATACTTTGAATGGATAATAGATGTAATCAATGCTTCTAACTGGGCTAATTGTCCAAAGGCGTATACAGAGATTATATATTTGCCATTATGGTCTTTGTGTAATGATAACAAGGAAAATCTTAATATGATAGAGCCAAAGTTGATAAGACTTATGAATTCTATTACACCAGAAGAGTTGATTATTGAGGGAAAACATAACTTCCCAGAACATACTAACAGAAACGCTGTGCTGTTAGCAATCAAGGGGCTGTTGAAAGTAAACTAATCAAAAAGGAGGAATAGAACTATGAAAATCACAAGAGAAAGAGTAAGCGAGTTAGGTTTGATTACAACAAGGGAAGACTGTGTTAATTGTGGCATTTGTAGAGAAGAGAACGGAAAACTTTATTGTGATGAAACAGGTTTATGTATTGATGATACGCCTAATGATGTAGAGTGTCCAGAACTTGATGAAGAAAGACTTCGTATGGAAATGACAGATGAAGAGTATGATGCGTATAGACACGGTAGACTTGAAATAGAAAGGTAGGTAAGCGAAATGAAGAAAAGTGATTTAAAAACTGGTATGATTGTTACAATAAGAGATGGGAGCGAATATGTTGTACTTCTTGATGCAGTATCAGATTATACTAAAGGAGCGTGTGATGTAATGTTAAATTCAGATGAACACCGTTGGAATAGGTTAGAGAATTACGAAGAAGATTTGACTTATAAAAATGGATTGATGGACTGTAATGATGGAGACGATTTTGATATTATAAAAGTTGAATTATCACCACATCCATATACTTTTGCTGACCTTAACTATGAGAGAAGCGAAAGAAAACTTCTTTGGAAAAGAGAAAAGCCAGTCAAGGAAATGACAATGGCAGAACTTGAAGCACACTTCGGTTGCAAGGTAAAGATAGTTAAATAAACTAATCAAAAATACACACAGCCCACTTGACAAAACAGGTGGGTTGTGGTAGTATTAGGAAAGGAGATAATTATGAATGGAGCATTAAAAGATGAAATGCATAATTGTTGGCAATGCAAATATAGTTGGCTTGGTAGATGTCATCATGGTGTTAACTATGGATTAGATATATCTATGGAAGAAAGAGTTTGCTTAGAATTTACAGATGGTAGAAACCCAAGCGAAGTAACTTTTAAAACAGTTGGACAACTTAAGAATTACTTAAGCGTATACTTTTACAATAAAGATTTTGTAGAAGAATTTACAAGAAAACAGCTTGTTCAGATGTTGGAAATGTTATATCCACTGCAAGTAAAACAGAATACAACAGGTCGTGCATTTAAGAATATGTGTAAGAAACGTATGGTTACTCATATTGAGTTCTATATAAAATTGCACAATTTAAGATGTGAAGACTAATTAAAAATATAAACGGAAAGGATTGATTTTATGAAGATAACAGATATGAATAACTTGTGGATGGGTTGTAACGAAGAAGAAGACTTCAATATCCTTATCTGTGCAAACGAAGAAAAGGAAGCACAGGAAATAGCAGATGGATATGCAAGAGATACAGGAATGAAAGGCAAATTTATTATTTGCGACTTTGATGTAGATACTCGTATAGATTGCGATTATATTTTAACTGAGTAAACGAGCCAATAGAGAAAGGAGAAAAGCAAAATGAAAACATATGTATGTAGAAAGATTAGGTTATGTACCTACTTATTGGAGAAAGGGTTTAAGTATTTAGAAGAGAAACCAAATGTATTTATCCCTAATAGAAAGGTATGGATATTTGAAGAAACACCTGCTCTCCGAGATGCGATTGAAGAATATTACAGCTTGATTCCAAGTTGTTAATAAATACATTTAAAGGAGAAAAGACAAATGACAAAAGACAATGTAACAACGCAAACAGAGGAGTTTGACAGAAGTATATGTATGTCATTCTTCGGAAACTACAGAACAAGTGTGAAGCGTATTGAAAAGAAGTACGGAGTAGATATGGCTTACAAAGTTCAAAGTGCAATTATTGATTATGGATTATATGGTATAAGACCAATAGATGAAGACATTCTAATCTTTGTGTCTGAAACAGTATTTGATGTAATTGATAAAGGACAAGAGAAAAGAGCAAGAGCATTTTCTGGTGAAGATTTGGAAATGAGTAAAAAGATTATTCAGTCACACTGTGACCGACCAGATTTAAGCCAAGATAAACTTGCACAGTTATTACATACCAGCAAAGGAAAAGTTAACAAAACATTAAAGAAATATCGTAATGGAGAGTATGAAGGAATTCTTACTTTTGATAATGATAATGATAATGATAATGGTAATGATGGTGATAATGATAGTACTGACCGTGACCGTGACCGACCAACGGTTCAGTCTACAGAAACGGCTTCGCCTATAACGGAGTCTGCGACTCCTGCACCACCAACACCAACAGAACTTACTTGGGAAGAGTATACTTTGTTAATGGATACTTGGGAGAGTAGTCAAGGAACTGGTAAAAATCCTACACAAATTGCAAAAGAATTAAATCTTGATTGTAAGTTGTGTAATCAAGCGATTACAGATTATAAGAATAATCATTACAAGAGAAAAGACAAACCAGAAGAAGTTAAACAATTAGATATTCCTCTAATGAATGGTGGTTATCTATCACAAACCAAAGAAGAATTATATAATATGTTTACTGACAACGGAAAAGCTGATGTTGATGATATCCCTTGGGATTCTTTGTTAAATGAATTTATTATGTGGGGAGTTCACGCTACATTAGCAAAAGATATTCTTGCTGAATTTGAAGCGAGATTATTAAAAACAAAGTATGTAAACAAAAAAGTAAGTTAAATTAACCAACCCCAAAGGCAGACTAACCTCTGCCTTTTCTTTAACGGAAAGGAGCTGAAACCTATGAAAGATAGAATAGTAGAGCTAATCAATCAAATTGGAGATAGTTTAGATGCACCTGCTTATGCAGAGAAAATTCTTACTGAATGTGGAAAAGAAATCTTAAAGATTGTAGGAAATCTTGAAGAACAGATTGAGATATTGAAATCACAAAAAGAATATGAACGCTTAAAAAATAAACTTGAGTATTTAAAAGATTGTGCAGAAAGTGTACGAAATAATGAAGATAGTGTGTTTGCAGACGAGCGTGGTGTAGCAGAATATGACACAAGAGAAATCATTGATACTCTATTGAACTTAGAGCTTTAAGAAAGGAGAACAGTTATGAGAATTTTTCATTGGAGAGCAACAGTTGGATATAAATGTATTGCAGATGGATATTTATTAGCCGAAAATCATGAAGAAGCAGAACAGAAATTAAAGCATGTGCCATACCATGATAAACACGAAAGTGTTGAATTAGACGATGATGATTGTGGGTATTACGGATGTGAAATTGATGAAGATGGTGTGGCTATTAGATGGATGGATTAAGAAAGGAGATTATTTATGATAACGAAAGAAAAATTCAAAAGATTTGTAAAAGTTCAAGCAAGTGGAGTTTGTAATATGTATAGCAACGAAGTACAAAGACTTGCAGACCTTACAAGAGATGAGCATATGGAAATCATAAATCATTATAAGGTTTATGAAGATATGTATAATATATCTGTTGAAGACTTTATGGAAGATTAAGAGAGGAGCGAGCGCAAATGAATATGTTATATGATTTTGTACCAACAACTTGTCATTCTTATTCGGACATTGAAAGTTACAATATAACAATGGACATCAACGGAAATCCTAAAGTTCATATCACATTTTATGGTGGCTGGAAAACTTTACTTCAAGGAAGTGCTGCTTATGAGTTTGATAGAACAAGAGTGAGATAAGAAAGGAGAATGTAATATGTTTGGTATGACTATTGAAGAAATCGAAGGAAATAGATACAAGGCAATTGAGAACTACAAGAACCTTGTTAATAAGAAAGAAGCAGAGATTGAGGAACTGACAACAATTAAGAACTCTTTAACAGCTTCACTTATTAGAGGAGTTAGGTCACTTACACTTCCTTATATGGAAGATATGATGAAAGAAGCTGCTAATCAACAGAAATTAAAAAAGAAATCGGAAAGACCGACTTATGAGTGGATGAAGAAAAGGTTGATTGAGGAACTTTTTGATGAAAAAAGAAGAAAAGATGTTAAGTTAGAAAGTATTGTAACTTGTGGGTATGAAGGATATGCTTATGGTTTTACTTTTGATTACAATGGTACAAAGTTTGAGTTGTATATTCCAGTGCCAGAGAAAGCAACCGAGAAGAACTTGCAGTATATGTGGTACGGACAGTACGAATTGTCATATGAACACAAGTCAAGCGTATGGCATCATATTGCTAAAAGCTATAAGCTTAAGGATATAGCCAAGGCACTTGAAGAGTTTATAGTGAAAGGAGAAAATGAAAATGAAAACAAGTAACTACACAGCAACCTTAATGGGTTGTGTTGCAGGTGGAATAATCAGTCACTATATGTTCAAGATGGAACAAACACTTCCACTAACAATAGGAATGGTTCTTATGTTAACATTTTGTTACATAATAACATATAGAGAAAGGAGAGAACGGAAATGAGTAGTAGAGAACTTGCAAAGCAAATCATAAGTGCTTCAGCAGATATGGATTATATGGATTACATAGAAACATATGATGAAGAAATTGATATGCTTGAAAGAGATATTGACAAGGCAAAAGAACTTGGCTTGATTTATTTATTGAGTGCTTTAAAAAGTTTATCAAGCTAGAAAGGAGATGAGCAATATGTATAATGATTGGTTTCTTATTGGATATTCTTGTAAAGGTAAGAGTGAAACAACGCATAAATATCAAGAATATGAAACTGATGATGAGTATGTAAATCTTCAAAGAGAAGAAGAGCAAGAAGCTCTCGAAAGAGAACTTGTAACTAATTAATTTTATAGAAAGGAGATATTGCTATGGTAAAAAGCAAACAGATTTACAGTATACAAAGTTATTGTGATGAGTTTTTAGGATTCTGTCCATTTGTAAAGGGAAACGAAGATGAACTTAGGCATATCCTTGATACGACAGGATATGAAGACTTGTGGGACTATCCATTAGATGAGATAGACCACATAGTAGAAAACAATCTCAATGTAGTTCTTGTAGATACAAGCTATGTTGATGATGAAACATTTAAAATCGTAAGCGAATACAGATGGTTTGAAGTTCCTACAGAAGAGTAGGAAAAAGGAAAGGAGAATGCATTATGTTAAAGATCGAAATTAAAACAGGTGGTGCAGCTTATAGTGATGAAGATGTTCTTACAATGGAAGGTAGATATGAGTTGCAGAGAAATTTAATGGACATATCACGCAAACTTACTAATGGATATGACGAAGGTGTGATTATGGATATCAACGGAAACAAGGTTGGAACTTGGTCAGTTGAATAGGGAAGGAGAATACATTATGGCAAAACAAATTAAGAGGAACGATTATTTCAAGTTGATAAGTGAAACTGGTAGAATTCCAAAAGATGATGAATATGAAATTTTACCACTTGATTTGTCGGCTTATTCATTAAATGCAATAACACAAAGAATTGCAGATAAAAACTTTATGGAAGAAACTGAAGATAAAAATGGAAATTATATGTTACAAGGTCATTGGTGGAGTGATTTGTGTTATCAGTTCGCAAACAAGTGTGGGTTTGAATTACATCAAATAGATGGATATTCTGCTTATGCTTTCTCAGATGAACAGATGGCTGTGTTTACATATTGTGAGGGAGATATTTATCTCACACCATTTACAGATAGAGAGAAGTATGAAAAGGAAAAGGCAGATACAATTAGATTTTATAAGGAGGAATATTAATATGAAAGTAAAATATGTAGGCTTTGGTGGTGGATATGCAGAATATCCTTGCTACGAAGATGAAAACGGAAAGTTATACTTTGATGTGAATGATGGCAGAAACGGATTAAGTCTTTGTACTGGTGCTTATAGACATCCAGAAGATGGAGATATTTGTGGAGAGCCAAGTTACCAAGTAGAAGAAACAGTTGAGTGTGATGAACCATTTGTAAGGCATCCAAGGGAATTTGATTACATGATGTTAAGTAGATATAAAATGGATTGTAATTACTTCTTAGGTAACGGAAATGGATACGAGGGACACCTTTACTACAAGGAAGTCAATAAGCATTGTGATGAGATGAAGAAACTGTATGAATCATTTACAGATGAAGATAAACCTGAGTGGTTAACACTTGAACAGATTGAGGAATACAGAGAAAAGATGCTTGAATTAAAGAATAAAAAGGAGAGTAAATGTGAATAGATTTGATACAGAAAAATTAAGGAAACAACTTGATGCATTGAACAATGTAGTTGGAACATCATTGGTAGATAAATATAAAAGAGAGATTCATTTACCACAAGGTTATCACTTAGACTTTGGACTTCATAGTAAGAAGTTTTATATAGTTGACCGTTATGGTGCTTGTGTATTTATATAGGAGGAATGGATATGACAAATACAGAAAAGGAAATTATTAAAGATAACTTACGGGCTTATTTACACAACTTCGGATATCTTCACATTGAGAAAGAGAACTACGGAGATGGATTTTATGCTTACACAAGTGAAGAAAGAAAAGAAACTGGTAACTACACACAGTATTGCTACAACATTGATTATCTGAATGGTTGGTTGTATGGAGCTGTTCAAGCTGCTAACGGAATTATGAAGTCAGTAAAACCTACACCAAAGGAAGAGGATGAAATGGTGCAGAGCGCAGGATACAGAGAGAAGTTCGCAATGTATAACGGAGAGTGTGAGGTTGTATATTGTGGAATAGACAAACACAAATGTTATAAGTATACATACTCAGAAAACTTAGAGTATCAAGATGCAAACGGAGCTTTGTATGACACAGTAACAAAGAGTTGGAGAGGTTAGAAAGGAGAATTGCGATGACAAGTAGTAATATTTTAATTTGGAATGAAAAGGTTGGATTTATTAAGATTAATGAGGGAAGTGGAGATAACCTATTTGATGAAGATGAAGATGAAGGTTATGTTGATTACATAATGATGGACTTCATTGAGTACGATGGATATAGTTTTACAGAAACTGATGGTGCTCAAGTAATGCTAACAGAAATGTATCAAGAAAAGTTCGAAAGTGAAACAGAAGTTGTTCAGTACTTAATTGATTGTGAATGGATACCTGATGTTGAGTATGTTTACTTGTATATGAAATAAGAAAGGAGAATGATTATGAGAAGATATGAAACAGATAGTGATTGTGGTGCAATCATGTTGGGAACAAAAGAATTTGGAGCTTTATTCTCAAATGGATATGGCGATGGAGTAACAGTTGTTAAAGTATATGATAAAGATGAAAGGTTTGATTTTGATAAGGGAGACTATACTTTCATTGATACAGTAGAAGGCAAGTTCAATTTGTATTCTTATGATTGTTGTCACAACAGAGATGAAGAAGATATTGTAGCAACATTCAATGGTAGATATGGAGTGTATAGAGGAAATGGACTTCGTCCAGTATGCGTAATAGAACAATGGGAAGATTGGAGTAAATAAGAAAGGAGAAAGTTATGGAGAAAATCAATGAAGCAGAACAATGGTTACTTGATGGTGACTGTTCAAAGTGTCGTAAAGCAAATTATTGTTCTAAACTTTGTACTAGGCACATAAGGAGAACAGATGCAATTCTAACGGCTACGGCAGTAAATATGTTAGACGATATGACTGGTGGTGCTTACAGTGAAGTAATGAGTAGAATAGGAAATCGTTTTTAGAAAGGAGAAGACTATGGAATTTATTTTAGAAAACATTTTTACAGACGGAATTGAAGATGAGTGGGATGAATATGTAGACAAGGTAATTGATGAGTACAACATCAATGCAGTTAAGATTGACATTGATGACCATGAGATTGAAGTATGGTGTTATGATGAAGACTTAGCAGAGTTGTTTAGTGACTTCGGAATTGGTATTGGTAAGGTAGTTGATTTTGCAAAAGAGTTTAACTTTGATGAAGATACTTATGAACCAGTTGGTCTTGATTATAATGACTACATTGAAACAGTTGAACTTCATCAATATGGAAAGACATACTTGTGCAGAGCATATTGTGCTCACAACGGAGTTGGTGCTGATTATGCATTTGCTTTGTTTGATATAGAGAAAGTTGAGAAAGGAGAATAGTTATGAGAATTGAAGAAAATAACAAACCACAGTTTACAAAGGATATTGAAGTACTCTTAAGGAAAACAAGAGCGTGTCAAGATATTGAAATCACATACGGAAGTTTAGTGCATGAGCCAGAAACAAGTTGGAGTAAAGATGTTGTTTCACTTGAAGTATGGAACAAGGAAACAGAACAGTATGAAAACAAATTGTTCAAACAAATCTTCGTACCAAGCAATAGAAACCTAAGCGAAAAGAACGACTCTAGAGAGTATGTACAGATTAAAGTTGATGGTAAAACTATCTATCAGTCAGTTGAAGCAAGTTCCTATTGGGGAATGGTGCTTGATATTGTAAGACGATTAGACAAAGAAAATGTTTAAAGGAGTGATTCTATGTTGCCGAAATATAAAATTCTTACAAGGAAATCTATATTGGATATTCCTTATGAAAATGCAGATCAGTTCGAAAAAGAATGCAGACTATTTGTTGCAGAACAAGACAAAATTTTAATGGAAAAAGATTTTAGTCTTGATAAAGATTATTACATACATATCTTTGAAAGTTGTTTTTCAGACGATGACTTTATTGATGAAGATATTAATGAAGCAATTCAATGGTTAGCAATTAAAGATGGTTATGATTTAGTTCAGTATGAGAATGGTAACTATGGGTTTGTTGCTTACTATAACGGAACTGAAAACGGATTTGAAATTTTAAGAGAAAGTGAGGTAGATTAACTATGAAGATGAAATTATTAAGCAACTTGGAGTTGTATTGTATCAAGGTAGACTACTTTATGTGGGATGAAGAGAATGATAAAGTATATACAGAGCCTATGTTTCTTGCAATTGATACAGAAATTAAAGATAAGAAAGGCAAACCTGTTAATATAATTATATTTGAAGAGAATATAACTTCTAATCTTCGTGTGTTTGATACAGTAAAGCAGGCTGAAGTTTATATTGAAAAGCATAATAAGGAAGTAGTATCGACTTGTTACGAAAACGAGAGAGTAGTTAAAATTACATATGATTGTGAAAAGAAAGAATGGAAGGAGTGTTAATTATGAAGAACACAGCAGGAGAAAAGGTAAGAAATATTATTAGGAAAGAATTTGATAGCAGAATGGAAATGGCTGTTGTAACTTATATACTTGATAAAGGTTGGGAGAATGTTAAAGAAATAACCGAGGAAGAAATCCTTGAAGTTAAAGGTAGTGCTTTTATGACAGATGATTTCTGTCAATGTCTTGTAAGAGCAGCTGTTAGAATTTGCAAGGAATGTGATACATTTGATGATTTCTTACCATTCATTGTGAATTACTTATATGTTGATAAGGCAAAGATGAAAGAGATTGAGCTTTCTAAACACGGTATGAAAGATTATGAATGGGAAGAGCTTATTGAGAAGTTTGACATTATGGATGAAGAAGATGTTGATGATATTGATATGCTTGTGTTAAATGCAAACGTAATTGAAACTGTTAAGTACAATTAGAAAGGAGTGTGCTTATGGTAGAATTGTATAGCCCAACAGATAAGAAAGCAAAACCAATTAAAGTTGAGATTACTGAAACAGAGAAACATCAAGTTATTCTTAACACTTACAAGAATGTTGATACTCATCCAACTAAAGAAAGGAGACCAAGGATATGAAGAATGTATACGCAATTACAGTTAAAGAGGTTTTAGAAAGGACAGTTTGTGTTGAAGCTGAAGATTTAGATGAAGCTATTGATAAGGTAGAATCAGCATATAGAAATGAAGATATTGTTCTTGAGGCAGAAGATTTTTACGGGGATACGGAATTTATTCCTAGTTGTTATGCTGGTGAAAACGGAGTTGTTCCTAAAAAAGATTTAGAATTCTATAAAGAACATTATCAGTGGATTAAAGAATAGGAGGATGAATAATATGAAAACAAAGTTCATTGATTACATTAAGTATTGTATTGCACATGATTTAGAATTCGATGCAGTGATTGGTGATGTTGATATGCCTGCAACATTTAGCTTCTGTGATGATATGAAGTTTAATGAATACTGCATTGAGAAATACGGAGATTTGTTAAACAGTGATTGCGAAGTTAAATTTGATCCGACAGGTAGATATACTGATGCAGTAATTGTTGACTATGATGACTATAAAAAAGGAGAACAGTTTACTTGGGCAGTTGCTGGATATGTAAGCGAAGATGAATATAGTAAGTTGTTTGAATAGAAAGGAGTGATTGTATGGAAGATAGATTGTTGAAGATGGTTTTTGATTCTTCAAGGTGGGAAACAGCTGTTGAAAAAGGTTATGCAAAAGATATAAGCCCCACGATATTACGTTGGGCTTGTAATCCTCAAACAAGACTTGAGTTGTATTACAGAGTTATCAACGGAACTTATGAAGTGAATGTGTTTCACATTGCAGAGATTCCTAAAGATGATGGTACTATGAGAGAAGTCTATGTGGCAGAGCCATTCGACAGATTGTTCTTAAGTATTGTGAATGATGTGCTTATGGAATTATTTAGAGATAAGTTTATCAGTAAACATTGTAGAAGTTACTTAAGTGGTACTGGTTGCCAAGAGATTGTTCAAGATACTTCAAGAGAAATTGTTCGATTGAATAAACAGTTGCCTAATAAAGAAGTTATCTTAAAAGTAGATTTGCGTAAGTATTTCGACACAGTTAAGATTGAGTACATAGACGCAGTGTTTGATAGAATTGAAACGGAACTTGGAATGAAAGTAGGGAGTGAGCCAATAGTTAATGTGCTTAGAAAGTTATATCACAGAAATTTAGTGTTCGACAAAGATAATAACTTAATTGAACATTACGGTTCTCTCATGCAAGGCTGTTCAATATCTGGTTTTCTTGCAGATGTAATCTTGTATGAAGTTGATGAACTTATGGCAAAAGAATTTAAGTATTTTGTCAGATATTCAGATGATATGCTTATTGTTGATTCTGATATTGATAAAGCGAAAGCAATTCTTGACAGAGAACTTCCTAAGTATGGTGTGTCTCTTCACCCTAAGAAATGTGAAAAACATACTGCTAATGATTGGGTTGGATTTCTTGGCTTTCTTATTAAAGGAGATAGAATTACACTAAGTAAAAATAGAACAAAAAAACTTACAAAGGCAGTGTATGATGTAACATTAGCCAAACCAGACATTCATCCAAAACAGGCAGTCGAGAACATAAAACGTTTGTTGTATGGAAGTGGAGATGAATATTCATTCGCCACAAGTTGTTTTGGAGCAATGCAGAACAATGAGAAAGACATTGATGTACTGAACGCATTTATTATGGATGCAATTCGCTTATGTGAAGTTCGTTACAACTATAATAAGGAACGCAAAGCAAAAGGACTTAAGCCTAGACAGATTAAGTACGGAATGGATTCAATAGGTGGTATTGGTGTAGTTACTGACAGAGATGATTATACATTGCTCAGGGGTAAAGGCTCTAAGATAAGAACAGCCCGACAGAGAACACAAAAGGAAATTGACCATTACAAATCTGTTGGTTGTTTGTTGAAGTGTTACAAAATCAATAAGAATGTTTACGAAGCTACAGTAAGAGGTATTTAAGAAAGAGAGGTGTTGAATATGAAGTTCATATTATGCTACACAGATTTAAACAATCGTGATGTCTGGGAAGAAATTCTCGGAGAAGATGCAATGCAAGTTAGAGTTGGAGAACTTGCAGAAGAACTCGGTTGTGAAGATGAAGATATTTTAGTGTTTGATTTTGATACACAATGGTAAGAAAGGAGAGATGGAGATGGTCAGGAGGACAATAGCGTAGCACAACGCAAAGCATACAAGGTTCTTTAGTTTAATCAAGCAGCATTACGTGCTGTACTATTCAGGATAGCGAGGCTTCCAAGCCTCCAATCCTGAATCCTACAGCTCTCCTAGCTGCTTAATATGAATAACTTATAGAATTGTGCCATTGAGAATTGAGTATGTTAGGATTGCTTTACACAAGGCAAAAGTCAATAGACATTCATATTTAATAAATGATCCATATCAGAGATGTCCCAGGCAGCACTTCCTGCTTCTTCGAGCACTTCTTGCTGCCAGGGACATCTCCTTAAGCTCATCTTATACAGGGTACATCCCTGTATGATGAGCTTATATGAGATCATTAATATGAAAAACTTAAAGAAATGTGTCGAGAATGGAAGTTGACTTTAAATGTAAATTATGTTAAACTAATTAAAATTACAGAAAGGAAGTGAAGTGTATGAGTATTTACTCAGAACTACTCGAAAGAGTAAGCAAAGGTGCTAAGTTTAAGATTGACTTAGTAGAGAAAACCTTAAAGATTGACGGAAAAGAAATTGTTCTTGAAGGAAACTTAATGAACAGAAGTGATTTCGCCAATGACGAACCTTGGTTCATACTTGAAAAATTGTATGAGTATTATAAGAGGTCTGTTCCTTCAGAAAGACATAATGGAAACAAACCTTACTTCAAGGCAGACTCAGTTGAAGACTTAACTGATGATGAGATTGCTTTCAATAGATCACGTAACCTAGCACAGTTCGCTTTAGAATGTTATGTATTGTTTGCTAGTGTTCTTGGTTGGTTGAAAATGGACAATGAAAACCATTGGTTCTGGCAAGGAACTGATAAGGAACTTGTAGTCTTAAAGGAATGGATATAAGGAAAGGAGTGTTCAATATGAACGAATTATGGAAACAAGCACAAAAGTTAGCAGAAGAAAACTATGAAAAAGAGTATGGTGCTTGTACTTGGGATGATGCAGATAAATACGAAAGAGAAGACTGGGTGTTTGCTGAATATGAAAAGTTAGTAAAAGAAAAGGAGACAAATAATATGTGTGAAAGAGATCCAAAGACAGGTAGATTTGTATCTACAAAGGCAACTACAAATAACAACAATGAAACAACAAATACAAACACAAATAAAAAGGAGAATGATACTATGATGAACAGAAATAACGCAAAGGAAAACAGAATGGAAACTTTAAAGGCTAATGGTGTGAACACAGAGAACTTCTTCGACTTATCAATGAGAATTCCTTTTGGTGCAGAAGTTAAGATTATGGTAGACGGTAAGGAAATGGTTATTCCTGCAGCTAATGGTGTACAGTTAAGTGAAAGCGAAATGATGGTTAAGAAGATGATTGATTTACATAATTCATATGAAGCAAATAACGATCCAATTGCACAGAGCATTATCAATGATGGTTATGTTAAGAACAGTAAGTTATATCGTAGATGGATTACTGCTCAGACATTCCGTATGCTTGGTTATGTAGATAGAAAGAACCCTAGAAGAAAAGGTTGGGAGGCTTACATGAAAGATTGCTACTCATACGGATATCAGTTTGATATGATGGCTGATGAATTACATACTCTTGCTAAGTTACAGAAAGAAGATCCTGAGTACTTCGCAGAAAGAACTGAGTTCTTCAATGGAGATGTTGCTGTGGCTTTATTAAATGATTACTTATACAGACTTAAGAAGTATGTTAAGAATCAGATGAGAGAGAATCCTAGAAAGTATCGTGGTCAGGAATACGTTAAGTTAGCTAGATACGGAAATGTTCTTGTTAAGGATTTAGATGCTAAAGTTTATGGTAATATTTTAAATGGAATTGCTAATGTTAAGATTGCAGCTAAAGAAGGTAGTTACAGAGATATTGAATTAGCATTCAGAGATTTTATGAATCAGTGCTACAACAAGCTTCCATATGATACTACAAAGTGTGCAGTATTCAAGGATGCTTTCAAGGGTGCAGGATCATACTATTCACTTCAGAACTTAATCCGCTTCCATAATGTAGTTCTTAAGGATGGCTATGATAAGTACGGAAGTGAAATTGTATTGAATGACTTACTTAATGGAGAATACAAAAATGAAACTTGGAGATTCCACAACTTATTAGTTGACACTATTGTACTTAATAAGTTTGATTTACGTATGTCAATTGCTAAAGGAAATGCAGCTCCTAATACAACTTCTGAAAGAGCTGAAAGATATAAGTTCTAAGTAACAGAAACTAATTAAATTTATGTCGGAGATAGATTTGACGTATTAAGTTCCTTATATTCAACAAGAAGGTAAATAACGTCCAGCCCCACTGGGTACATCCCAGTAATGCTGGACGTATTAAGCCTTCACATATGAAAGCATTAAAGAATTATCTCTAAAGGAAAACGATACGAAAATATGAAAGGAGACAGCTATGGAAAACTCAACGAACATTAGAATTCCTAAGAAGTACGAAAAGTATATAAAAGAAGTTTGGAGTGAACAAGGAACTGGTGATGGTTACTGGGCAGATCTTATTGAGTGTTGTATGTGTTGGGATACAGAATGTCACTTTGTTCACGAATGGACTGTTAAAGACTTCTTAAAGAGTTTACAGAGTATCAGTGTAATAGATGAAGAAACTTATATAAGTCACTACGGAACTGATTGGATAGAAGATTATCATAAGAGTTTAGCATTATTAAATGAGAAAGGCAGGTAAAAATATGACAAAAATTAAAGTAAGACAAATTGCAAACGAGATTTGCGAACAGTTTGAGGAGTTGTTAGATAAGCACAACATTGATATTCCTGATGATGACAGAGAGGGAAACGAAGAAGAAGCACATATCTACGGTATGACTTATGCGGAGTTAGAAGATAGAATAACTGATATTCTTATGGTTACTGCGGCAATGATTAAGCGTGATGATATTGAGCTTGTTGATGAGTATTAAAGAGGTGATGTTATGAAAACAAGGCAAATTGATATTACTAAACAAGACATAAGATGTTGTGATGAATTGATAATTGATGATGACAACATTGAAGCAACATATGAACTATGGTTTGATGTTGATAAGTATTTCGGAACAGAAACTATGAATGATGATTCAACTTGGATTAACTTTTATACATTTTGGTATCCTGATGGAACAATTACAGCTTGGTATTGTATAGATAGTGAATTAACAAGCGAACATAAATTTTGGAAATTAACTGAGGAAGAAAAAGAGTTCTTCAGAAACAAAATGGAAAATTACTGTCAGCAATGTAATGGTATGTCTCTTATGGAACTTTGGAATAAATATAACGATGAAAGTGAGGTAGTGAAAATGGAAATTAACAAAGAACAGATTCAAGAATTAATTAATGCTTATGAAAGTAATAATGAAACATTAAGAAATATTGATAAAATGTTTGATGATTATGGTCACGTTGGAAATGGTAATACACCAGAAGAAACACACGAACAAGGATATAATGATGCATTAGAATTTGTGTTCAAAGTGTTAGGTATAGAATATTAATAACAACCGAAAGACATCGGAAACATACAATGTAAACAAAATTTAAAGGTCAGAAGAGGCGTTCCTCCTGCTTCTCACCGTCTCCCAACGGGAGCTGCAGGACTTCGCCTCCAGACTTATGAAAAGATTAAAGAATTGTCTAATGTTTACTGAGTGTGTTAAGAGTGTAAGGCAACACAATGTATACAACGCAAATATGATTTAATTATGCTGTATATATGACCAGATATTTTGGGACTAAATTCAGGAGCACTCCTGAATTTAGACCCACTCTGACGACTGCTACGAGATTGCATCTCAGTCTTGTCGTCATCACCAGTATCTGGCAATACAGCATATATGAAAAGATTAAAGTAATGCCTGATATTTGTTGAGTATATAGCGAATGCAACGCAGAATATTTAATACAGTTACATTTATTATACACGGCTATTTACCGTCAATGACCTTCCAGAAGGTTGGTAATTACGCTGATAAATTTGTTCCAAATTTATGCTGGTAATTAATTGACGGTACACAGACCGTGCATATATGAACAAATTAAAGAGATTGCATAATGACTGTTGAGAGTATTCAAACCTAGTGCAAGGTAACACACACAATGCAATTATATTTAATAAAGACGCTTTAGATACAGCATATTGTACGCCTCGCAGGAATCCAATTCAGCTGCCATGCGTACTAATTACGACCAGTATCCAAGTTTCACTTTGTTACACTTGAGATCCTGTTCGTAATTACCATATGCTGCTCAATAGCGTCTTCATATGAAAACATTACAGAAATGCACAATAATTGTTGAGTGTGTTTAAAACTATTAAATGTCTAGTGTAAGACAATATTACAATGCAAATAACATTTATCTTAATCGCCTAACATGCAGGTAACTTACCTGTTTCCCAGTATCATCACTGGGGAACAGGTATTCCTTCATCTCAGTCTACGACTGAAGATGACGTAACCATTACCTGCTGAGAGAGCGATTAAATATGAACGCATTAAAGAATTACACAATGTTTGCTGAGTGATATTAAATTATTTTATTAAAGAAAGGATTGATTATTATGAGAAGATGTAACAAATGTAAGAAGAATGTTACAAATGGTTATTTGTTTATTCCAAGAGGTACTAGATGTCAAGATTGCTTTAGAAAAGAAATGGAAGGAATAGAATGGAAATGTGCAAGTGAAATTGATGGAGATGAAGAGATGGATCAAAAAGGTTTATATAATGATGAAGATTATGTCTTTGTTAAAGAAAATGGTCGTTGGATTATGACTAATAAGTTCTTTACATTATTTGATGAGGATTAGAAAGGAAAGTGATGAAATGAGCAAAACAAAAGTTACAATTTATCAAAACAAACGTAACGCAAACAAGTACTTAGAAGTTCACAACGATGGTCACTATCACAATACTGTAAAGCAGTTTATTCAACATCCTAATGGAGTTAAGTACTTTACTGGTGACAGAAGATTACACAGGTGGAGAGCTGAGAATCTGAGAGAACTTTTGGAAGATTATAATGAGGCAAAAATTAGTTGACATTTTAACTAATTAATTTTATAATTGTGATAAGAACACATACATAACAAGGCAAACAAATTTAATGTGACTGCTAAATATACCAGATTAACCTGGTGTATTCGACTCCGTGATTCGCTAAACCAGGTGAATCTGGTAATTTAAGCAGTCATCATATGAACATATTAAAGAAATTCTTACACGTTTGTTGAGTTGTGTAGAAACTAAATAATAATACAGAAAGGAAGTGAGAACATGGCTAAGAGGACACAGCATGTTAGAAAATCTAAAGGAAAAAGCAAAACTAAAATGAGGATGTACACGACTAGAGAAGCACAGAGAATTGCAAGGAAGAATGGTTGGGTTCTTGTCAGAAAAAGTGGAGACCATTGGCACTACAGACACCCAAATCATTCTAAAATATTAACTATTTCTGAAGGATTAAACAGAATGGTATGGGAAAGGTGTGTTAGGGAATTTGAATTAGATTTAAATGTGTAAAGGAGAGATTATTATGATTAGCACAATTGAAAGAGATTTTAAAGTAGAAAATGGTGTTGCAAGTTTTCCTATGAAAGAATATCCAAATTGGTATGGAATTGAAGATGTAGGATTTATTTGGCACGGTGCTTGGTCAGATCCTGAGATTGAGTATAAAGGCAAACGAATTAATGCAACTATCGTAGAAGATACAATGTGGGAAAGATACAAAGAAGATTGTGAAGAACAAGGCAAAAATGCAGATGCTTGTATTGATGAATTTGATACATATATGATAAATAATGCAGATACTGTTTATGAACTTATTGAGTTGGCAATAGAAAGTATGTAAAGGAGTGATTGAAATGAAAAAGATAATTGTTAAAATTTTAAGAGGGCTGTTGGCTGCTGTGCTTATGATAATAATCCCACTTACTATTGCTATATTAATGAAACTGGCATTATACTTCTGCCCTGTTATAACTACTGTAATTTTGTTTATTTTATTATTATGTGCAGGATATTATTTTGCAAACGAAATATAAAGGAGTGATTATTATGACATGGCGTGAAAAAGAAGATCTTAGACACCAAATCTCTTTGATAAGAGAATTGATGAATATTCAAGTTGAAGGATATAACCCTTCTCGTAAACAGAGATTACATAGTGTTGCAGAATTTAAGAGAAATCTTAGAGAAAAGCTTAAATTATATGACAGCATATCCGATGAAAGACATTATACAAACGATGAAAGTTATTATTACAAAGTATGGTTCGATTCTCCTTTTACAGAAGAAGAGAAAAGAGAATATATAAAAGATAGCTGGGAACACATCAACTTACCTTGGAGTCCTACTGGATTATGGTTCACAAGAAATATTGTGGTTTGTAATGTTGAAACTAGCTTCGGTGCTAAGGCTGTTGCTTATCATTTTATGAGTTTCGATTGTTAAATTGACGATTTTAAGGAGGATTTAATTATGAAATACGGTATTGAAGAAAAAATGGGACAGAATGGTTATGAGTATTTTGGTTATAAAGAAAACGAAGAAACAAATAAAAGAACCTATGTTTGTCATGGGTTTACAAGAGAGTTTTGCAACCAAAGACTAGAGGATATAGCAGAGCAAGAGGCAATGAAAGAGTGATTTCAAAGGAGGAAAATACTATGAACAGATATTCATTATTCATTACAACTGGCTCTGGTGACGAATTTGATGAATGGAAATTTACCGTTCTTGCAGAAGATAGTAGAGATTTTGTAATGCAATGTATTCTTGAAACGAAAAAGGAATTTAAGTGTGAAAGTCCAGTAGACCTTATGGATTTGGTTTGTGATATGTATGGTTGGAAATGGGAAGATTTCACACCAGATATGGAAATTAAAATGTAGCTTTAGAATAATGATTTTAATAACGGATTGGAGGAAAAAGATATGAGAGTAGGAAATATAGAATTTGTAGCATGGACACAGTTAAGTGACGCATTTGAAAATTTATGTACACTAATAGAACATTCATATGATTATGATGGAAAAATTCATTCAACTTTAGATGTTCAATATGGTAATGGCGAAGAGTACGATATGGCTGTATTTGAATATGAAGAATTAGAAAGAAAATATCCAAAGTGGAGTATGAATGAAAGAATAGATTTTTATTATTCTGAAATATGCGAAAAAGAAGGGCTTATGCTCATCAGTTATGAGCAACTAGAACAATTAGAAGAGTTATTAAAAAAGAAAAATGTATCCCAATAAATACACAAATCTAAGGAGGTTCTTATATGAAAGTATTTAGTTTAAATTATCATGGGATTGAATATGCAGTAGTACTTGCTGAAACAATTGAAGAAGCAAAACAAAAAGCAGAAAAAAGAACAAATATTCCTGCTGAAGATTGGAAAGGCGAAGAATTTAAGCAAGGAATGTATGATGATGTATTATACTTCTGCTAATAAAATAATGATTTTAATAACGGATTGGAGGAAAATATTATGGAAGAAGTAAAAGTATATTTAGATTGTTTAAATGCAGATGGACGTGGTGATTTAGTAAGATGTTCCGATTGTGGAGAATTAATGCTAATGAATCTCGGTGGAACAGTTTGTGGAGAATGTGAAAGTGAAAATTTACAATGGTATGACGAAGATAGACCAGAGTGGACTATTGAAGAATTGGAAGCAGAAGGATTCATCATAATTGAAAAGTAACAATAGAAACACAATTTGATTAAGAAAATGGAGGAACTGATATGTATACAGAATTTTGCAGAGGTTGCGTAAATTATACTGTTATGGATGATGGAACAGAGTTGTGTTTAAATGATGAAGAGATTAATATTCATGATTTAAAAGTGTGTCCAGATGACGGCATTACAGAAGAAGATGGTAGATATGGATATAGAATATAAATTATCCATATAGATTCAGGATTTTAACAGGAAAATGGAGGAAATAAAAATGGATGAAAGAAATTATAATGTAACAAATAAGGTATTTGACGTATTAAATAATGTCAAGGGATTTGATGTGGCTATGGCAAATCCAAGAAAAGGAACGATTATTGTAAGACATGAAGGAATTAGTTTCTATATGAATATTGAGCCGATTTTCAATGATAATGATGAAGGTAGAGAAGCGGACAGTAAATCGTTTGAAGAGATTGTTGAAACTCATAAATGGGTATTCCGATAAACTCGGAATTTCAAAAGGAGGAATTATTATGGAATTTGAAAACACACCACGAGAAATGGCAGAAAAGTTGATGGAGTTTATCAGAGACATTTCAGATAACGAAGAGGAACTTAAAGATGAAACTGATTATGTTACTGAGTTGTTTGACAAGTTGCAGAAGTCAGATGAGTTCAATGTGCTTGCTCATCACTTAGACCTTATGTTTATGGATGATGTGTTCAGTAAATAAACTCAAAAGTAATCAATTTTAGAAAGGAGAATTATTATGAAACAGTTAACACTTAAAGACATTTATGATTTAGCAAACGAATTAAAAAAGAAAGGAGAGGATCTTAGCCAGTATCCAATTTATCTTGGAGATGATGATGAACTTAACGGAATTCACTGTGGTTGGTATACGAATATTCTTGATGTAAATGATACAGATGAAAATAATCAGTATATGATTGATATGATTGAAGAAGATCGCTGCAATATACCATTAAAGAACAAAGGAATTTTAATTAGTTAGAAAGGAGAAACATTATGAGCAAGATGAATGAATTTATTGAAGCTTTAAGACAAGGCAAAGGTTACGGTTGGATTGCTAATCATGGTTGGGAACTTAGCAAAGATGAGTTGTGTAATATCATTAAAGAATGTTTGTATTCAATTGATGATGTAGCTGATAACTTGGAAGATTTATATGGTGAGGAGTGATGAATATGCAAGAGTACAAAACAAATTATTCTCAAATGAAAACTATCTTTGATTACTTAGAAGATGGTTGGAAAATGGAATCGGTTGAACCTTATATGGGGTTTATGACAGTTAATCTTATTAAAGGTGAAGGCAATGATGCAGAAATGATGCAATTTGATATGGAAGCAATTTAAGAAAGGAATGTGATTATTATGACAGAAAAGAAAAATAAGGAATTAGAGAAATTATTAACTAAGGCAGAAGATTTAGATTGGTCTTATTCGATTTGGAATGAATCAAAATCAACTTATCATGACGAAAGAAACTACGTTGAACTAAATAAATATTCTCCTGCAGGTGAAGACTTTGGTATAGTAGTTGATTTTGATATCAATGCTCCAGTTAAATCTTTTATTAAAGACCTTGAATATATTGCAGATGATTTTGATGTTGACGAACATGTAGAATTATGGGTTGATAGTAGAGGGAAAAATGGTGTACCTAATACCGTAAGAGAACTTGTTGAAGATGCAGAAGCAATCAAAGAAATGCTTTATGAACTTGCAGAAGCTTTAAAATAAGAAAGGAGATTGATACTATGATGAATTGTACAATTATGATGAAACCACAAGGATTTAAAATTAGAAAGAAAGCAGATGTTGAAACTTTTATTAATGAGTGTATGTGTAAAGGAAACAGATATTCTGTTATTGACAATGACACTCAATGTTTCATTGAGAAGGATAAAGAAGGAAACATCTCTGTTTGTATTAGACACGGAGATTTCGATGATATCTTTAATCCTATGTTAGAGGTCGCTCGTACAAAAGATGATTGCTATAAAGAAACTGTTCAGGACTATATTTGGCAGTTCAGAAGGGCAATTAATGCAAGATATTTTACAAAGAGAAAGGGTTGGTAATATGGAACTTTACAGAGATAATTTTATAGTACTTAAAGAAAATACTGATGAAAATTATACAATTTATGCCGATATGTTGCTTGGTTTCTTTCCAATGTCAATTGCTGTTGGAAGATTTATTGCAAAGAAACTAAAAGAAAATGAAAAGCATGGTTACTTTTTATTGGATTGTGCTAAAAAGATTTTTGAAGAGAAAGGACTGGAAATATAGGATGGGATTTAAAAATTATTCTAAAAAAGATGATAAAGAAATTAAACATAAGGTTGTTAAAAAGATAGGAGTGCTCGATAGTGACTCTCCTAACTCAAAGGAGTTAAGAGTTGTTGAATGGAATGGAAGTGTGAAGTATGATATCCGATCTTGGAAACAAAACGAAGATGGTACAGAGACTCCATTAAAAGGAATTACCTTAGACGGAGAAGAACTTCAAAGCCTATTTGATATCTTAACAGAAATGAATGAAGATGATGAAAGTGAGGCTGAGGAAGATGAAGAAATTTGATTGGGAAGAGTTTAAAGACAAAAGTAACAAAATTGCAGTTCATTGTAAAACAATTGAAGAAGCAAAAGATTTCTGTAAACAAATGCATGAACATGGAATGAAATGGTGTACTGGTACTGATTACTTATGTACAAATAACTGGAATATGTACAAACAAGAAACTTGCTATAGTAATGATGGTTGTTATTGTGATTATGGCTATTTTATTGAATGTAATTTTGAATATGGTTTTAATTATACAATATTAGAATGGAGTGATTTTATGAAGAAAGAATTTACAAAGGCAGATTTGAAATATGGATATTTAGTGGTGTTAAGAAATGGAAATAAAGCGATTTATATGCCTACTACTAAGGGAGATTTTTTTGATTATATGCAGAATGCTTCATGTTTATGGGTTAATGATTATAATGAAGAACTTATGTGTACCATAAAATGTAGTAAACCTCGTGATTATGATGTGGTTGCTGTATATGGTTACTCAAATACAGGGTACGCAACAACAATTATGGAAAATTTAGATGAACATAGAGAATTATTGTGGAAACGTGAAGAAGTAAAAGAAATGACAATGGAAGATTTAGAAAAACACTTCGGCTGCAAGATTAAAATTGTAAAGGAAATTAATTAGTTTTAGAAAGAGAGGTTGATTGGTATGATTGAAGTTACACAAGAAATGCTTGATAAAATACATACGGATTCTGATGTTAGAGATTTGGCTAATGAATTAGGTGTTAGTTACAGAAAATTGGATTATGCAATTAGCAACAAATATGCTGAAGGAACACCTTGTCATAACTGTAAACATGTAGGTATGGGAGGGATGTATCCTTGTAATTCTTGTAGTAGAAAACATCAGACAGATTATTATGAAAGTATTTTAGAAAGTGAGGTTGATTAATATTATGGAAAAGAAATTTAATAAAGGTGATAGAGTGTATCATAAAAACTTAAAAGCATATGGAACTTTTGAAGAATATGATTGGGCTTCAAATGATGGAGCTTTTGTTGAGTTTGATGATGAAGAATTTGGTTGTAGATGTGTAACTCTTAATCAGTTAGTAAAGGAGGTTGATTAGTATGGAAATTACAAAAATGTTAACTATTTCTACTGCTCACATTACAAAGGAAACTGCTGATTTATTAAATATAGAGCCAGATAATGATAATATGCAGTTATCTGTATACAATAAGGCAGACTTTGGTTGGTTTATTTATGTAAACATAGATCTTGATAATCGTAATATTCCTGATGATTTAAGAAGATGTCTTGATCTTGCAAAGGACAATGATTGCAATTGGTTATGTCTTGATTGTGATGGTGAAGTTGTTGATGGTTTAGATGTTTATGAATGGTAAAGGAGTTATGTTATGACAGATAACAGATTTAAAAAATATAAAGACTGCATTCTTATTGAAGGCGATGGAAGAAACTTATCATTTTTTCAAGATGAAAGTATTGATTGTATTATTACAGACCATCCTTGGTCAGATCCAAAGGCAAATAAAGGTGGTAACAGAAACTTCTCTGATTATGAGTGCTTTGAATATACTGTTGAGGATTTCAAAGAAAAAGCAAGAATCTTAAAAGAAGGTAGTTTCTTGGTTGAAGTTATTCCTAATGAAAACGAAAGTAATTTCGATTATTTGTATCAACTTAAGAAAATGGCTCAAGAAGCTGGCTTTCTGTATTATGCAAAAGTTCCTTGGCAAAAAGGTACTTTTAAAGGAAATACAGGCAGAGTTGTTAAAGATAGAGAAGACTTGATGATATTCTCTAAAGGCAAAGCGAGAGCATTAAAGTGGGATAAACAACGTGGCTTAGATGAAAACGGAAATCCTACTAGAAGAATGTCAGGTACAAACGGTATGCTCCCTGCTGAGTTTAATACGGAAATCCCAATGGAGTTTAGTGTTCAAGCAGTTCCTAAAAAAGAACAACTTTGTCAATCAGAGAAACCTAGTTTGTTATTTGAACAGTTGTTAGAATACATAACTTTAGAAAATGAACTTGTTCTTGATCAATTCGCTGGCTCTGGTTCAGTTGGGGAAGCTTGCATCAAGACTAATCGTAAATGCATTCTTATAGAAAAGGATACAACTAAGGTTCAGAAGATTGCAAAGAGATTAGGTATTGATTGCAAAACAGTTACAGCAAGTCAGATTGCTTAAAGAAAGGAGAATTATTATGAAAGCAAAAACAATTAGTATTATTAGAGAAATGCTTAAACAGAAAAAAGATAGCGCACATAGAGATTATAAAGCTTTGAGACAAAAGTTACAACAGAAGTATGAAACCGAATGGCTAGATAATGTGCTTAATGATTACGAGAAGAAAGCATTTTATGGTCTTAGAGAAGAATGTGATGAAGCTGAAGAAATCTTTGAAGATTTTGAACAGCATCAGTGGTAGTAATAAAGGCATTGGAGAAATTCAGTGCCTTTTTATTATAGAAATATTTTATTAAACTATTAAACAAATTAATTTTAAAGAAAGAGAGTGATATTTATGAACAAAGCAAAAGAAATTAAAAATATGAGTATAGAAGCTATTATGGGTAGAGTTAAGAAAATGGTAGCAATGAGAGAAAAGTATATTAAAGATATTGATAATGTACATATTAAATTACAGCAAGGCAACAGTAAAACTGGTAGATCAGTTTATACAGTAAGCTTAATTCCTATAGCTGACTGTGGTCATAACTGCCATGAATGTAAAAAGCAATGCTATGATGTAATTAATGTATGTTTTCAACCAGCAGTACAGAATGATCGTGCTAGAAATTCAGCAGTACATAAAGCTGACATTGAAAGATTTTGGAATGAAGTTAGTTACGGAATTAAATATAACTGTGTACAAACATTGCGCTTAAATGTTGGTGGTGATGTATGTGCCGCTGATTTACCTTTAATTAATAAGGTAGCAAAAGATAATCCTAAATGTGATATCTTATTCTTTACAAAATCTTATGAAGAAGTAAATGAATACTTAAATGAAAATACTTTTGAACCTAATGTTCATTGTATTATGAGTGCTTGGGAAAATACTAAAATGGAAAATCCTCATAATCTTCCAGTAAGCCATGTATTATATGCTGATGGTAGAACAACTGCTCCTGAATATGGCAGTGTTTATTGTGGAGGAAATTGCGCTCAGTGCAAATACAATGATGAAGGATGCTGGACTTTAAAGAATGGACAGTCAGTTATCTTTCCTGCTCATTAAACTAATTAAATTTATATATTTGACAAAGAAAGGAAATGGTGATATAATATGGTTGCAGATACAATTACAACTCAAAAGATAACTTCGGCTGCTACGTCAATAAACACACTTAACACAGTGTATAAACTCATTAAAGATAAATATCCAATTGCTTCTTTAATATTTGATTATGGCTGTGGAAAGTACAATACAAATAAAGAATATGCAGAAGAGTGTGGCTATGAATGGATAGGATATGATCCTTATAATAGAAGCGAAAAAGAAAATAAGAAATGTTTTAGTAGACTTGAACAATGTTTTTGGCATCCTTCAGCTATTATATGTAGTAATGTTTTAAATGTTTTAGAAGATGTTAATTTAATTAGCTCAGTTCTTAATGATATTCATGATTATGCTAATGATAACACAGATATTTACATTACAATTTATGAAGGTGATAAGTCTGGCGTTGGTAAAGTTACTACTAAGGGATATCAACGTAACGAAAAACTAATTAAATATACAGATTATATTTCTGAATGGTTTGACATTATTGAGACTATTAAACCTAATATTTTGAAGTGTAAGAAGATATAAGAAAGTGAGGTTGGTTGATATGAAATTATATGAATATCGCTTAGGTTGGGGATGTAGTAATAAGATACAGTGTATAGAACATGACAATGTAAGAGAAACAAACAAAATGTATATATTAGAAAATTCGTATTCCGATAAAATTCATAAGGATAAAATTGAAAGAGAAGATAATTATGGTTGTGTATATTTACTAGAAAAGGATATTAACAAGGCAATTGATATCTTCTTGGAAAAAATTCAAAGACAAGTAGATAAACTAAATAAACAGATCGAAGATTTAAATAATCAGAGAGAAAGTTAAGAGGTAATTATTATGATGAAGAAAATTGGAAGTAAGAATTACTGACATAAATAGCATAAAGAACACGGAATTGAAATTTAGAAAGGAGAGTTTATTATGATTAGAATAATTAATTGGTTGTATCATCCTACTGAAATAGGTTGGTTATCTAAAGAAAAAGTAAATGAAACTCTTAAAGAATGGGAAAACGCAGCAATGGATAAGTTAAAAGATACTCAAGCAGATCATGTTGTGTATGCTTACAAGGAATACTTCACTGACAAAGCTGGTAAGGAAACCTATGAGTTAAATCTTATGCTTACTCCTTTAAGTGATGAAGAGTTTCACAAGAAAACTTCTTCTTTTGGAACTAATTATTTAGTGTATGCTCTACATAAAGGAACTAATTTTAGAAAGGACGTGTAATTATGACGGTTAGAGAAGCTCGAATGGAAATTGAAAACCTCCAAAAAACAATTGAAGCAATGCACAAGCTTACAAAGTATGACAAAGAAAATGATAGTAGAGTCGATAAAATTGTTGAAGCTGCAGGTGTTGGTATATTTTGGCAGTCAATTGCTTTACACAGTATTAATGCAATGGCTGCTTATAAAAATATCTTGGAAGAAAAAATTGACAACGCAAAAATTTAAGAAAGGATGTGATACATATTGAAAAGACAGAAATATACTATATCTTATTTCGTTTGCCCTGAGTGTGGCAATGCTATGCCTCTTCCTAGACCTTTAGGCAAGAAAAGAAATAAAAGACATAACAAATGGTTGAATTGCCCTTTCTGTAAAAAGGAAGTTAATACTACTGAGGTGAGACGAGGCGATGCTTATGTGAAAAATGATGGAAATGTGATTTATGCTTAGAAATGGAGAGGATATTATTTATGAACAAAGAATCAAGATATTTAAATGTATGTATAGATGAAAAGGAAAGAAAAATAGTTAGAAGAGTTTGTAGAATGTCAGAAGATAGTAGATTGTTCTGGCAAGATATAGGTGAACAGATACCAATTTTGATAATAGCTTTTATTGGTTCAAGCATATTTAGACAGCACTATATATTCCAAGGTATGATTATTGCATATGTTTGGTATGGTTTAAAGTTTAATTATGATATTGATTACTTTTATAGAGTTATATATCAAAGATTTGTAAAACAAAATAAATAGAGGAGGTGTTTGTATGTCAGGAAGATTAAATAAAGATAAAAAAATAGAATATAAATTACAAAACTTAATTAATGAACAGCCTTTAGTAATCAAAGGATATTCTAAGTCATTTGGTAATAAGACTTTTACAACAAAAAATGTTTATATTAATCATGTAATTAATTTTTGCAATTATTTAGAAACAAATTTTAATATTAATATAGATGACATTAATAATATAAAAAATATTAATTATTCACATATTATATCATATATGGATTATATAAAATATCATAGTCCAAACGGAGAATATAAAAACAAAGAGGCTGGAAGTTGTGCTGCGGAATTTTATGCAATAAAACATTTTTGTAAATATCTCAAACTTTGTAGATATATTGATTATAATCCTTGTGATGAAATAGAAGTACCTAAAGATAAAAAAGAACATGAAATTATTAGTTTAACACCATCGGAAATTAATAGAATAAAAAAGAATATTTGTAATGGAGTAGGAACTCCAAAAGCAAAGGCAACACAACGTAAATGGAAAAATAGAGATTTATGTATTGTACTTCTTGGTGTTACTACAGGTCTTAGAGTTTCTGCAATAACCAATATTGATCTTGATGATATTGATTTTAAAAAGAAAACCATAAAAACAATTGAAAAGGGAAACTATGAAAGAGAAATATTTTTATCAGATAAAATGATTAACTATTTAAATGAATGGCTTAAAGACCGACAAGAAATGATAGATGGTAATAATTGTAATGCTTTGTTTATATCTGCAGAAAAGAAAAGAATAAGTACTTCTACTATTCGACACATGTTGAAAAAATATACTTATAATATTGATAAAAAGATAACACCTCATAAATTAAGAAGTACAACAGCTACCAACTTATATGAAGCAACTGGAGATATTTATTTAGTAGCAGATGTTTTAGGACATCACAATATTCAAAATACAAAGCGATATGCAAAAATATCAAATAGCAGAAAAGAGTTTGCAGCAAAAACTTTATCAAAATTAGTTTAAATAATTTTACACAAAAAAACACTTGCTAAATTTACAGAAATGTTATATTATAAATTATAAAATGTAGTCACAGATTTAAAAATAAGCTAGAATCAAACAACTAAATAAAAAGGAGATGTGCTTATGTTAAAAGACAAAAAAACATTAGAACAGTATCTTGACAAGCAATGTGACAGAATAGTAACTGATAATGAGAAATGTAAATTAATCTATGCCTATGCTAATGAAACATATGATATACCAAAGGGAATTGTATCAGATTTAGTATCAAAAAGAATGCCAATGGCAGAAGCTTCAGAATTTGTATTGTTTATTTTACTAGATTCAATACATAATGTTTTAAGAGATGATAAAGATATTCAGGGTGTAGATAAGTTTTATACGTTCCAAGAAGCGAAACACTATAGAATATCAAAATATGAAGTTGCAAAGATCAAGTTTCCTTTGGTATTTAAAATGGTGCAAGTTGCAGATGATCAATGGGTTGGTAAAATTACAGTTGATACATTAATGAAACTAAGACAAGCGCAACTAATTAATTATAATGTTAATGCACAAAGAACAATGCAACGTATTGTTAAAGGAGATAAAGAGAGTTACAAAATAACCTTGAATCAGAAAGCTGTTGAAGGAATATCTAAAAGTTTTGAAGAGAATGCTTTCATACCGAACACAATTACATTAAATATCCCAATGGAAACAGATTTTGATTTTCATTATGATGAAGAAGATTGTGCTTTTATAATTAAGTCTCTTGAACACTTTGATGTTTCAGACGGATTTCATCGCTATATTGCTGCATGTCAAACAAAAGATAAAAATCATAACTTTGACTACCCATTAGAATTAAGAATTATTAATTTTACAGAAGACAAAGCAAAGCAATTTATTTGGCAAGAAGACCAAAAAACAAAGATGCGTAAGATTGATAGTAATTCTATGAATATGAATAAAGCAGCTAATATTGTAGTAACTAGACTAAATGAAAATGTAAGATGTAATTTAAAAGGATTAATAAGTAGAAATGAATCAATTATTCACTTTGGAGAGCTTGCAGATTTAGTTGATTACTTTTACTTTAAAGGTGTTGGAAAAGAGAAAGAAAGAAGTGTGACAATTCAAGCGGTAAAAGAATTAACTGATAATTTTAATATGCTGACAGAGTACAATACAGAATATTTAGAACATAGAATGAATTATAGAACATTGTTAGTAGCAATGTTTTGTTTTGATTATTTTAAAGACGACAAGGATGAAACTAGAATGTGTGAAATAATTGAAAAGGTAGCAAAAGAAATCGAAAATAGTGATAGTAAGAAATTCTTAAACAAAGCCCCACGTAAATCTTTAATGAACGAAGTTGAAAAGATAGTCAAGGAGGTAATGTAATATGAGAGAAATAGAAGCTATATACTATAATAAGGAATTAAAAGATAGATATATAAAAGAAAAAGAGAAATCATTAGCGGTTACAAGTAATTATATAGATGTACAATTTAGAAAAGTATCAGAAGTTGAATATGAACTTGATAAAGATGTAAGTAATTGGACGGTATATGAAATAGTAGAATATTATAAAATTCTTAATGTAACTTCCTATGAGTCTTTAATTTGTTTAAATAGTATATTCTCTCAATATACACAATTTTGTTTAGAGAACAGTTTAGTAAGAGACAATCAAAATCACTTTCTTGAATGTACAAAGGGAATTTTGTTAGGATGTATTAATAAAGCAATCTTAGATAAAAAGATTGTAGCAAGAGAAACAGTATTAAAATGGATAGATGAATTACCTAATCCAAAAGATCAATTTATTTTATTAAGTTTATTTGAATATGGTAAATCTAAAGATTTTAAAGATATTGTATATGCAGAGCATGAAAATTTAAATGAAAAAGATAATACTTTAAAGCTAATAGATAGAACTATAGACATATCGAGTAAACTAACGGAAATTATAAAAAGTTGTAAAGTAGAAGACACTTATTATAGTATATCTGGGAAGGGAACAAAAGTTATGCCTTTAATTGATTATGGGTATATAGTAAAAAGTTATCCTAATCAAAATATAAGTTTAAGTGATTTTCAAAAAGGAAGAAATATTTATATAGCGTGTCAAAGAATATTTGATTATTTAGGGATAGGTAGTTATATGTCGCCAAATTCAATTGTTGAATCAGGCAAATTATATATGATAAAGAAAAGAGCAAAGGAGTTAAATATTACACCGATGCAATATGTATATAGTGAACATATACAAGAAGTAGAGCAGCAATTTGGGTGTAATATAACAAGAAGTGTATATGGCAAAAAATATAGTGAATACCTATCATAATATGGTAGGTATTCTTTTTTTGTATTTAATTGTTAATGATAAAAGAATATCAATAGAACATTTGTTTGGCACATAATGGAAACTAATTATTTTTACAAAATCACTTGACAAAGTTTGGGTTTTATGATAACATTACATGTGTAAAAACAAATATTCAATAATAAGATTGAGTATTAAAATCAAATAAATCTTATGAAATAGATGGAGGTAAATATTTGTGATAGCACTAATCAATAGTACAGAAAAATTTAAAAGCAAAACAAAATTTAGTAACTTAGTAACATTATTTAAGCAAAAGATTGAAGATTGTATAATAAACAATAAGTTGATTATTATTAGTGCTTCAAGTTCTTATATGGAATTCAGGAATACAATGTCAATTGATGATTATGAATATGATGAAGAAAATTTTTATTTAAATAATGGAAATTTTGAATTGCATCTAAAAATGGATGATGTAGAAGAAATCAAATATGACAATACATATGATGAACATTTTACGTTTTTTTTACATAATAATGAAATAGAAGTATGCTTATATTTCTTGCAATCAATGTATAGAAATTAAAAAAATTAAATACTTTCCCTCAGAAATGAGGGAAATGAATTAAAACATTAGACTAATTAATAATAGAAAGGAAATGAAAAGAGAAATGGGATTAATAAAAAGTGATATTGATGATGTTAACTGGTTGAGCAAATATGGTTTTGAATATAGTAATCATCCAGTTGCAGGATATGGAAATAAAGGTTATGAAAGAGGATATTATCATAAGAATAATTTGGAGTTTCTACGAGTTAATATCTGTTTCCCAAACAGAAAAGTCTATCTTTATAATGAATACGAATGTGGTGGTCTTCTGTGGGAAAGAGAAATAGATATTCCTGATGGTATATGTATTACAGACGAAGAGGAATTTATTGACTGGTTAGATGAAGAATTAGATTTTGAATAAAAGAAAGGAAATGAAAATTATGAACGAAAATTATTTAATGATTAATGGTAAACGTGTAGACTTAACAGAAGAACAGATTAAGAAATTGGGATTAAAGGTTGAAAAAGATTATTTTAAAAAAGATGAATTTTTATCTGAAACATATTATTTCATTAATAGTGCTGGAAATATATTAGACACAAAAGATCTATCTGAACGCATAGATAAAGAAAGATATAATGTAGCCAACTATTGTACAAACGAACCTCTTTTACAGCAACGTGCTCTTCATGAAACACTTTCTCGTCTTCTCTGGAGATTCAGTATGCAGAATGACGGAGATAAGATTGATTGGAATAATAACACATGTGATAAATATTATATTTATCTAGATAAACAAGTCAATAAATTTAATATAAATGCTAATAATTATTGTAGTACTCAGGGAATAATCTATTTTTACTCAAAGGAAATTGCAGAAAAAGCTATACAGGAGATTGTTATTCCATTTATGGACGAGCATCCAGAGTTTGTTTGGTAGAAAGGAAAGAATAAATATTTTTTTGCTTTACTATTGACAAATTTTTACATCAGTGATAAACTAATCAAAAATACAGAAAGGAAAGGATTAAGTATGGAGAGATTAACTTTTAGAGGACATAAAGGACAATCAATACTAAAAGGGACTGCTTGTAATTATAGTGGTGTTTCTTATGACTGCCAATTAGACGAGGGTATTGATTTGTTAAAAGCAGCATTTGAGAAACTTGCTGAATATGAAGATGCTGAAGAACAAGAGTTATTACTGAAACTGCCTTGTAAGGTGGGTGATACCTTATATAGAATTGATACAGATGAAAATATAGAGAATGCTGAAATAGAGCCATATACAATAGAAAATATAGTTATTTCAAATTGGGGAGATATTTTGTTTAAGTATGATGCTTATGATGGTATTATTTGTGCTTTAGAAAATATCACTAAAGGAAGTCTTTATTTAGGATTCTACAGAGTATTCCTAACCAAAGAAGAAGCAGAGCAGGCATTGGCAGAGATGAAAGAGGTGTAAGGATATGACATCTGAAAATAAAAAGAGAAAAGCGAAGAATTCATATTTGCATAATGGAGCAGATAAACTTGATGGAAAACTAAAAGGAATAATGTATTTTACGAAAAGACAAAGAAATAAAGATAAGCAAGCATTAAAGCAGAAAGGAGAAGAAGATGAATAAAAAGAATGAAGATCTAAACCCATGTTGTGGTACTTGTCTTTGGTATAACGGAGAACCTGGAGACGGAACACAATTTTGTGATGATAAAGAAGTGTATGTTTCAGAATATGGTTGGTGTGCAAGATATAGAGAAAAGGAGAATGAAAATGCGTGAAATATTATTCAAGGCTAAGCGAATAGACAATGGCGAATGGGTTGAAGGTTATGTTGTTAAGTATGGATTCACAGGAAAAGAAAAATGGCACATAGTTCCTTCATACGCAAGTGCATTATATTCATACGAAGTTGATGAAAATACCATCTGCCAATACACAGGACTTACCGACAAGAACGGAAACAAGATTTGGGAGAATGATGTTGTTAAAAAGCATTTTTATACAGATTATGATGCTTGCGCCAATTCAGAAGAATACATAGGAACTGTTCAATTTACAGACTGTGCATGGGTTATTGAAACTATTAGAGGAAGATATAAATGCACAAGACCTATTTTTGAAGCAATGGCATATTCAGAAGATGTAAAGCATTTCGAAGTTATCGGCAACATTTTTGATAATCCTGAACTGATAGGTGGTGACGAGTGATGTTTGCAACAATAAGACAACCAAAAAGAATTAAAGCAAGAAAAGAGCATAGTTGTAACTATTGCAACAAGAAAATTGTCATAGGGGAAGAACACACAATAGCAACATATAAAAATGATGGGTTGCTCTACGATTGGAGAAATTGTGACAGATGTAAACCATATGTTTTAGAAGCATTTAGAAACGAAGATTACTCTTTTGATGATGGAATGACAGAGGAAGATTTTCGAAGATATATGTGGGAAGAACACTATGAAATAGCAAAGGAATGGTGGAAAGAATGAATGTATTTGAGTTGATAAAAGAGAAGTTGGAAGAAACGAAACAATTTCATTTAAACTTAGCAGATGCAATGATTGATATTCAAGCAAACGGAACAGGTAGACATTATATATGTTTAGAAGATGCAATCTCAATAATTGACGAAGTAGCACAGGAATATAACAATGGCTGGATTTATTGCAAAGATAGATTACCTGAAGATTGTAGTGATGTAATATGTACTACACATTTAAAAGGTTATGCAGTAATGAATGTTGTAGTCCTTTGGTATAATGCAGGATTAAGAAAATGGATGAATTGTGATGAAGAAGTTATTGATGATAATTTAGAAGTCATAGCGTGGCAGCAACAAACATTACCTGCACCATATAAGGAAGGTGGTACGGAATGAGAGTTGTAGGAGTAGACAAAAACGGAGATGAAATAGCAGAAGTATCTGTGACAGAATTAGACACTATGTTTAAGGAAGTGAGAAATAATACTATTGATGAATTTGTCAAAGCATTAAATGATTGCGATAGATATGTAACAGAGCAGATAACACATTGCTTAAATGGGAATATATATTCGAAGAATGAGGTGTTTGTAGTAGATGATATTTATGAAATAGCCGAACAGTTGAAAGGTAATATCTATGATAAATGAGGGAAAAGAAATGAATAGAGATCAATACATAAAAACAATTGAGACTGTAATAAATAGTCCAAGAAATGACTTGCAGAAGATAGATATGTTAGATTATGGTTTTCAATTGTATATTAATCATGTTACAAAGGTAATTGTGGAACAGTTGCAAAACGAATGTGATATTCTAGATATTAAGAATAAACCTTATGGAATTAGCCTTGAGAAAGCTGAAGAGATAATTAATAATAGTATGATAGGAGAGTGGAAAATATGATGGTTTGTAAATGTGATATTTGTGGAAGAGTCGAAGGAAACGTAGACATCGAACATTATAAGCTAAAGAAAAAAGTTCATAATTGGTATGAAAGTAGCTGGGATTATTTAGATGTGTGTACTGATTGCATAATGGACATAAGAATAAGAGTTAAGAAAGGACAAGAGAAGTAATTATGTCGATTTGGATTACAGGAGATTGTCATTCTGATGTTAGACGTTTTTCGGTAGACAGTTTTTATGAACAAAAAGAAATGACAAATCAAGATGAGAATTTTATGATAGTGTGCGGTGATTTTGGTCTTGTGTGGGATCGAGATGGAGAAAGTAAAACAGAAAAATATTGGCTTGATTGGTTAGAGAATAAACCTTTTACTACGCTTTTTATTGATGGTAATCACGAAAATTTTGATAGACTTTATCAATATCCAGTCAAAGAGTGGCATGGTGGAAAGGTTCATGAAATTAGACCACACGTACTTCATCTTTGTCGTGGTGAAGTATTTAATATAGAAAATAAAAAATTCTTTGCTTTTGGATCAGCAAGTAGTCATGATATTAAAGATGGAATTCTTGATTACGAAGATGAAAACTGGAAAAAGAAAGCAAGAGAGTTAGACAATCTTGGTAAATATATGTATCGTATAAAAGGATTGACTTGGTGGGAACAAGAGCTTCCTTCAGAAGACGAAATGCAGAATGGAATTAAGAACCTTGAGAAGCACGATTGGAAAGTAGATTATATTTTAACTCATAGTCCGTCTGCAAGTGTGATTGCTTTATTAGGAAATGGATTGTATGAGCAAGATGTGTTGACAAAGTATCTTGAGGAGATAAGATGTAAGACTGATTATAAAAAAATGTTTAGTGGGCATTTTCATATTAATAAAGCAGTAAATGATAAAGATATTTTATTGTACGAACAGATTATTAGAATTGCTTAACTAAGAAAAATCGAAAAAAATACTTGACAATTATTTACATCTGTGCTAAACTAATTAAAAATATAAAGGAGAGATTCAATGAAAATAACAATTGAATTTGAAACAGATGACGATTTCGAACCTTGCGCATACGGGTGTGAAATGCAATGTCCTTTTGGATATTTAGATGATGAACATGATTGTGTTCACTCTTACAGAAGTTATGATGACTATGACTTCACTTGTCCAGTAAAAGAAGCAATGGAGAAAGGAAAAAGAAATGAAGGATAGAATAACACCTTGCGAATCGTATGTTTGCAAAGGTGAATGTAAGAAGGGTAGAGATGCAGATCATCACGGATATTGTCAAAAATGTAATAAATACAAGCCAAGAGTGAGAGAAAGACATCTCAATAAGAAGAAACAGAAATTAGAAAAGATAAGACAGAAAGAAATGTATTAGAAAGGAAATAGAAATGGATAAGTTAAAAAGAATTAAAGAGTTAACAGAAAAGTTGCATAAGGCATCAATAGCATATTATCAATATGATAATCCAATTTATACAGATAAACATTATGATGATATGTATGATGAATTAGAGAAACTTGAACAAGAAACTGGAATTGTTTTAGCAGGATCTCCCACACAAAAAGTTCAAGGATATATATTAAAAGGATTAGAGAAACAGAAACACAGTAAACCTATGCTTAGTGCTGCTAAAACTAAGGATACGAAAGAAATTGAATCATTTGTAAATGAAAAAGATTCTTATTGTTCTTATAAACTTGATGGATTAACTTTGGTTACTATCTTCGAAGATGGAGAATTAAAAACAGCTTTAACTCGTGGAAGTGGAGAAGAAGGAGAAGTAGTTACTGAAGCTGCAAAAATGATTTCTAATCTTCCAAAGAAAATTAATTATACAGATAGACTTGAACTTCGTGGAGAATGTGTAGTATCATGGTCATCATTTAATTATATAAACGAAAGATTAGAAGAACCTTTCTCGCACCCTCGTAATATGGCTGCTGGTAGTATTAGAAACCTTGATACAAATGTTGCGAGAGATAGAATGTTAGAATTTGTTGTGTTTGAATGTGTTACAGATATTGGTATTGATAACAAATTAGATGTTTTAAATAAGATAGATGAGCTTGGATTTACAACTGTGCCAAGATGTATTAATACAGTAGAAGAATCTGTAGAAATAATGCAACCAGAGTTTACTGATTATCCTTGCGATGGTCTGATTTTTGAAATCAATAGTAGAAAGTTATCTGAGTCATTAGGAGTAACTTCCCATCATGAAAACGCCCGTATTGCGCTTAAATGGGCTGATGAAACTTATGAAACAATATTTAGAGATATTGAATGGAATACAACAAGAAGTGGTTTAGTAAATCCAACTGCAATCTTCGATACTGTAAATATTCAAGGGTCTGATGTTTCTAGAGCTACACTTCATAATTTATCTTATATTGAAGAGTTAGAATTAGGTGCAGGAGATATTATTGAAGTATACAAGGCAAATATGATTATTCCTAAAATACATAATAACTTGACTAGAAGTAATACTTGGACTTATCCAAATGTTTGTCCATGTTGTAATCATCCAACAGAAGTTCATAATGAAAACGGTAGTAAAACTCTTCATTGTACTAATCCAGATTGTTCTGCTAAATTCATCTCTAAACTTACTAACTTTGTAAACAAGAATGGATTAAATATAATTGGATTAAGTGAGAGCATATTAGAAACTCTTGTAGAAAAGAAATATGTAACATCATTTGTTGATTTATATCATTTAGATAGATATAAGGCAGAGTTGTCAAGTTTATCTGGCTTTGGCGCAAAGAGTGTTGCTAAATTGTTAGCATCAATTGAAAATTCAAGACACACAGATCTTGCTCATTTCCTTACAGCATTATCAATACCTCAATGTGGAAAGTCTACCTGTAAAGACCTAGCAAAGTATTGTCATAATTCAATTGATGAATTTATTTTTATTATTAGCAATACTATTCTGGAGTTTATGGTGATAGAGGGGATAGGAACAACAGTACTTGATTCTTTAGACTCTTGGTGGGAAGAAAATGCTGAAATGGTACATGAGTTGCTTGAAGAATTAGATTTGGCTATGCCTGAAGAGAATAAAGAAAGTGTAAACAATAATGGAAATAATCTTTCAGATATGACATTTGTTGTAACAGGCTCTGTAAATCACTTCAAGAATAGAAATGAACTACAAGAGAGAATAGAACAATTAGGTGGAAAGGTCGCAGGTTCAGTTAGTGCAAAGACTTCAGTACTTATTAATAATGATTCTGAAAGTAGTTCTTCAAAGAACCTTAAGGCAAAATCTTTAAACATACCTATCTGGACGGAAGAGGATTTTTTAAGATATATAGGAGAATAGTATGGAAAACATCAAAGATAACTTAGATAATAGAATTTGTGATTGTTTAGAAGGTGCGACAAATACTGAAACATACAAAGAATTTCTTATTAATGGATGGGCAGAAATCGGTTGTCCTTTATCTGAAAAAGAAATTACATCTTTAGATGAGATGAGTAATGAGAAACTAAATGACATGATAGAAGAACTTGATTGGTTATTGGATAAATAAACTAAATAATTTTATAACTTCAATTCGCAAAGTAGAAAATAAAAAAAGACCGTCAAGCACATCTCAAGACGATCTTTTCTCCCGAATTTGTTTTCTCTGAACCTTGGCGCAACCTACAAATAGCAAACGTCAACCTAGCTTAACGTTTTTTAATCCTTATTCTCATACTAGGTACGTGTACACGACTTCTTACTTTTCATAGATGGATTGATGTGTATCCTTTCTTACCCAAGGCGAACCTCACTTTAGCAGGAGGGTTCTGCGAATACTAATAATAGTATGTATTACCCAAGCATTGGTGTTACCTCAGAGACTAGTTAAGTCAAAACTGCCTTCAATTTACATGCAGCTCCTTCCTACCCTAGTTGGGTATACATATTATAATACGATGTTAATACAATGTCAATAAATGGAAGGAGCTACAGCATAAACTGTAGCCCTATGTACCTTGAAAATTAAATATTTTTATTAGTTTTTATTAGACCAATCCAAGAAATCTTGAACAGCATTTTTTTCGCTATCAGACATAGAGTCATAATCGCCATGACTCCATTTGTCCCAACCAGTTTCAACATTACTTGGTTCGTCTTCCCCACAGGAACTTATTAATAATATTAATATAACTATTATTAATGCAACTCCCCAAGAATTATTATTGTTGTTATTATCAGCCATAAAAATGTACCTCCTTATGTTTTATGTATTAACAAGATGTACTAATACTTGCAATAATTAGAAGGATAAACAATACTTCGCCTATTCCAGCAAGGCAACCCTTTGTTTCTTCTTTACCAAAAAGAAGACAGCATGCTATTATAATGAGTAATATTACAACCATACGAAACCTCCTTAAAACTTTTTAGAACATTGATGCAATTACTTCAATAAGAGATACGCCTTCTCCAAGAAGATATATAAACCATAAAAAATCAAATACTATATTTATAATTGTTAAAATGACGAAGAACTTTATCATACTTTTTATACTTGATATTTCTTCAATCTTTTTAACCTCTAATGCTATAGGTAATTCTTCTTGAGAAACTTCATCAGTGTCAACTTGCATATATTTGTCATTAACTTCATTATAGATGATGTTATCAGAAGCTTGATATGTTGATGCGCTACACGAAGTTAATGTTTTGTATGGATATATTCCAATTGCTACTAATTTTTTCAATATTTGTTTGTTAATTTGCATTTGTGCTCCTCCTTGTGTTTAGTTTTGCAATATGTTTTTAAATAGTTTTTGCACATCTTCTGGGCAATGGGCATAGAAGTCCATAAGCTCAAATAATGTAAGTACCCCGAATTCGTATTCTACATAAATAATTACATAAGGTTGGATCTCTGGCATATAGTTCTTTAAGATTATTGGTAATGATTTATGTAAATAAGCTTCACCTTCAGGCATTAATGTATAGAGCTGGAAGAACAGGTATCCAAACAGTACGCAGATTATATGGAATAAAATCACATTTAATTTGGTACTCTTGAAGTCTTCAATCTTCCAAAAGTCCTTAAGCTGTCTATAATCTTCTTCGATCTCAGGTCGAAGTTCGTAGGTCATTATGATGTCTTTAGCACTTGTGGTTGTGTCAGTTGTGATAAATACGAAATATTTATCTTCATCTTTATCCCAGACTACGCAAGAGTTAATTGGTACATCTTCTTTAGGATTAGAGCTTTCCCAGTACATTCCCATACCTGCAACAGAAGTGATTACTTGATTTTGTCTCTTCTTGTTAGGATGAGGTTGCCATTCATTTAGTTCTTTAGCTCCTAAAACAGCT